GGTAGACACTTATCCGATAGCTGTTTCTGTGCAGGTCAGGGACTCTTAGTTGCGTCCACGAAGGATAGTGGGTACTAAACACATTCCCCCCTTATGGTGGCCGTTCCCGTTCGTGCGCCGTTTTAATCCACAGATGGGATACCGTAGGTAGTTGCTCCTTAGACAGACGGAGGGTTCCCTATGGCACAGTAGCTTAACCATTCATACACAGGTCAGCAGACTCATAGCGTAGCCATGAGAGTCTCGTAAGAGACTGGTCTATATGCACTTCCGCGACCATCCGGGAAGAGGACACTTGTCGCGTGTGCCTATGTCCTAAGACATAGGTTGCATGAGCCGTAAGGCTCGGAATCAGTATGTGATAACTGACGCGCTAAAGGTAGCACGAAAGCGCGGGATTTGTCAAGGGGATTTTACAAGCATCGCGCACGGTCATCCCGTGCGACGCGCTTACCATCCCGCGCCGTGCCACCCGTAAGGGCAGCGTCAGTAACGCTCACTGACAATCCCATTATGCCGGAAAATCAGATTCTTGTCAAGGGGTTTAAGAATCAATCACTTACAAGCCCTCATCCACAGGTTTTCCACAGGGCTTACTACTTCGTCAATATACTAATTCGATATTGGCAAAGTAGTAAACTCCCCTGTGTATCATACAGACTACACAGGGGATAGGTGTTTACTGACTTACCTTTTCGTAAGCCTTACCGCGTTTGACCTCAGAGGCATAGGCCATAGGCTTTACTTGCTCGATAGTGGCGGGTCGATTCTTTGCCACTTCTCGCGCATTGAGTACTCGTTTTGCGGCCCGTGTCACTCGCGCTTTGCCTGCCTTACTACCGTCATTGGCTAGCATGGCATTTTCTAGCAGCGTCTCTGCCGATGCTATCGCGCTAGGTGCATGAGTCGATTGTGTACCGACTTGGAACATCGGGACGTTAGTTTCTAGACGTTCGCGGACTGTACCTCTGAGAGTGTGATCTGCATTGCGCACGTCTCTCATGCGGTAAGTATCCCGATACCGTCCCGTAATTGTCACACCCTTTGGAACTATTTTGTAACTGCCCTTGCGAGTCCGCACTTTCTTACCTCTTGAACCTGCATCGGATTCGACAAGGTTATGCATAACGCTAATCTTGCCGTGAGTTTCGCCGATGCTAACGAATCGCGCATCGTTCCAAGCTTCTTTACGCTTGAATGACTTGCGCTCAGAGAACAGTCCAGCCGCGTCTAGCATCGGTTTGAGTTGTGTGTAGCTCATACCATCTTGCATCTGCTTGATTGCCGTGTAAGCAGTTTCACGCGTTGCAATCAGGCGTTGACGTGCGATTAAGTCAGTCAGTTGTGCATTGCTCAGTTGCGCGTTGATTGTCTTTACTACTTGCCGAAGTTGCGTTTTCGTCATGTTCATATTCGCTCCTTTGTGCGATTGGTTTGTGTTGAGGGTTTTTGTTGATCTGCTGTTCTGCATAGTGTGCATTAGCTGCATACCGTCTCCATCTGCGCGAAGTACATCTCCCGTTCCCTTGCCTCTGCTGGAGTCTCATACACGTCGATGCAAACGATGTGCTTATGGTCACAGTAAGCAAGTATTCCTGCCCGTTTGCCTGATGCCGTGTTGGTCATGCGGCAGTCACTAACTCTGACTTTCGTACCGTGGCACATAGGGCAATCATCCGCCCGGTACTGTTTCACTTCCCAACGTTCCCCCTTCTTCTGACAAGTCGGTTTGATACGCATAGCACGATTGACCATGGCCCGTTCTAGCGCGTCGATGCTCCTAGCAGTCCAGTCGGAATCGTCTGCCAGGTGATCTGCACTTTCGTCTACATCGGCGTCTAGGGTGTACATCGGGTCGACCGTCCGAAGTGTTGTGTTGTTGTCTCTGCTGTTGTCGAACATCATGCTTTCCAGTGTGTACATACTGTTGTCATCCTTTGTGTGTAGTCAGTCAGGCCATCGGCCCGACTGCTGTATCTATTCTAGCTATCAGTATGTATGTGTCAAATATCACTAGACAATAACTCATACAATACAAATGACTTAACACTAATAAACTATCTGCTTTGTGTCGATCTGTAGTGTATCCATAGTCTATGGTCAGAGTGTGTCAGGGATGACACGGATTCAATGTGTTTAGGCTGTTGACCTTGTCGATAACGTACTAACTTCGTTATGTACATAGTGGTACACAGCTAAATCGTTGAAAACACTGGGCTAACATGGTATGGCGCAGTGCGACTTGGACTGTCTACGTAGGTAGCCACGACCATTTTTTGTTATTTTCATCGTTGTCGAGGCATTTACTAAGCCTTTTATTATGTTTTGGATACAGTTTGCCTGCACATATGCAGTGCAGTGGAATTCCATGTGTGTGCACAAAGCTTCCGCAAAGTGGTATTTTGATGCACAATAATGGTATTTTATTGTCAAGTGAATAGAGACACGTAGCCCTTATTTTCTATATTTTTCAGTGATTTACAGCGTTTGTAGAGGGATTTATAGCGTGTCGTACAGGGGTGGGCATGAAAAAAGGCTTCCAAGCCCTGTTTTCGACCTAAATCGTACACAGAGTTGGAAGCCTGTTTTGGAGCGGTTCTCCGCTAAATTACATGAGGTTTCGTGGGACTTAGATGCACCCCTGCCCTAAGACCTTTCTACTCCCCCAGTGTGTAGAGAGGATAGCATGGGTGTGTCGCCATGTCAAGCTACTTTTGGAGGGGGATGGTATGGCCGCAGTGGACACAGAGAAGTCGGTTGCCGCTCTGTACCATCGGGATGACGAAACGGCATTTGGGGCAGTAGGTGGCTCGTTTCATGCGACCTTCCTGTGTTCGCGGAACTCTTGATGGAGGCGGGTTATGGCTTTGACGAGGACAGGTCGAGGGATTATATGACCGTTGCGTTCGTAGAAGGTGTTCACCGAGCGACGGGTCAGTTCCTCCCATGCACCCCGGTCAACGAGGTCGGCACAGGTCGGACAGGCTGCCCAATTTCCTGCGCTTATTTGCTCTACAATGACATTGGAGAAGGGTGCGGGGGCGGTGAAATCCGCCGTTGGATAGGACTTTACGACGTTGGAGTCGGAGCAGAAATCACAGAGCATAGCAGTTAAAAACCAAGGGATGGCTCAAGCTCCTAGGGGAACTACTCGAACCATCCCTCACACAAAGGACAACTGAAAACAACTCTACTACAACACCACAATCTTGTCAAGCGGCGGCTGCAAAAATCATGGTGGTTGGTGAAGCTTTGCACAGTTTCACGTGTGCCATCTCCCATTGACGGCAGTGGGCGTCATTGTCGCAGATGCAGGAAGCCCCACATACGTCGCAGATGTCGAGGATTTTTCCATCGGCCAGTAACTCACGGGTGAATCCAGTGTTCAGCTTAGTCATTTTGTAGCTCCGGTTGTGGCCCAATGAGCTACTCTGACACAAATATCCTCAAATGTCAAGGTGTTTTTAGTACATTAACTAGTTAGTTAATCTTGCAGCCGTTGTAAGGGTTTTTCTCGTCGTACTTACACTCGAACCCTTCGACCTTTAGAACTAGCTCGGCCAGTGGCATTTGGCGTCTACACCGCCAGCAGGTCGCCAGCGCTTCTTGTACTAGGTTATCGGACTGGCTTTGCATTGGACGTGTTCAGCTTGGACTTCTTACCGCCAGCTTTCGGCCCTTTCTTCAAGGCAGGTTTCGTTACGTTCTTAGCCATTGTTACTCCTTTCCTAATCTATTTTTTCTAGGTATACTTTTGCAATAGCGAATTTTCTATTCTTAGCAAATCCGAGCGCTTTGTATAGTTCCATTGCTCTGTGGACGCCGGATACTGCATCGTGTGCCCCATCCACCAGTGTAGGATTACCATGTACATCTAACTCGGCTAGCCAATACTGATATTCTACAATAATGGGTTGTAAAGCATAATCGGCGCGATTGTTGCAAAAAGTGCAAATCTCAAAGCTATTATACAAGTCACCCGCTACCTTCTTATGCAGCCATCGCATCTTATCTAAACAAGAGGTACAAACTTGCTCGGGTGTTTGTATAGTAGTTTCGCCCGAAGGGGCAGCTTCGCCATTCTTAATCATCATCATGGGTACAGGTGACCAGATACCGCGCTTGTTCTAGTCCAGCAATGAAGCCTTTCTTGAACTCTTCGGTCACTAAGTTGTCGGTGTTCTTCTTACACCACATAACTTCGCTATTGATTACTTGTAAAATCTTGTCTTTAATCACCAGCAGGTATCTCCGCTAGAAATTCGGCAGTTATCCCAGTCAAGGTCGAATGCGTGGTCTTTACCAAACTTCTTCTCGACGATTCCCTTGGCGAACTCAATCGCCCACACCTTGCGTTCTTCGTTAGTTTTGGCGTCACAGGCGTGGTCAAAGCTGAACCCTTCCCGACTGGATAAATATTCCCCATCAATCTCCACCCAATGACCGCAACACCCAGTGTCGCAGCCATAGCCACCGTGATATACAATTACTTTAGTCATCATCGTCCGTGGGCGGCAGGAATCCTGCACCGTGACAACGCAGACAATCAGCCTCATAAGGGGCGTCTACCGCCCATTTGATTTCATATCCGCGACCATGACACTTAGGACAACGGCGTAGCTGCTCTTGCTGCATCGAAGAACTCCTGCGCTTTCTGCTGGTCAAAATTCGTTGGTTTTAGCTTGGCTCGGAACACGAACTTACCGTTAATCTCGTCTACTTCCCCGACATACTTGTAGGCTTCCATAATCTCGGCGCGGGATAGTACTAGCGAAGGATTCTTCCTAGCCAAAGCAATGAGAGCAAGCTGGTATAGCTCACAGTCCTGCTTCTCCATCATCTGTTTAAAGTTTACGTCGCTCATTTTTGGGCTGTAATCCAGAGGTAGCAGTTATCTACCTCGTCCTGTTCTATGACTTTAAGTCCGGTGTCCGTGAATTCTTGGGCGAAACTGTGAATGTCTGGGTAAAAATGGCCGTGGAAGTTAGCGAATCGACCCGGCGCGAACCCTTTGTGTGTCTGAATCCTACACATACCACCATCTCGTAATGTCCGCTTTATCTCTCGAATGTAATTCTGAATCATATCCCGGTAGGGAATATGCTGAAACACTATGACAGAATAGATGAACTCGAATGTATTGTCTCTATACGGGATGGTCTTACCATCGCAAACGGAGGTTAGACAGGCATCTTCCATAACAGCTAGATATTCTTTGGACATGGCTACCATCTCAGCACTGATATCTACACCAAACACATAGTCAAAGTGCTTAGTCATAGCCTTCATCAAGCGTCCGACGCCACAACCAATCTCAAGAGCGGTAGTAGCAGGAGCATATGTTTGAATACTCTTCACTTTGTCAGTGATTATGTCCGAGATAGTGCGCTGTGTGTAAGAATCCCAGTCGTCAGCTTCTAGAATCTTGTCATGAGCCTCTTTAAAGCTCTTGGGTGACCAGAATTCCCGGTATTTTTGCTCGTCAGCGTTCATTTCTTCAGTTTTCGGTCGAGTGCTTCGTTTACAAGGCCGTCCGCGACCTTGTTTTGCTCTCGCGGGATGTGGATAATAGCAAATTCCTTGAAATTCAGCAGCAACTTGATGATTTTGTCGTACAAAACTCGGATTTTGGTGTCTTTAACCTCGTAAAGACCCTTCATCTGCTTTACCATTAGCTCAGAATCGGCGTAAACCAGCACTTTTTCCACGTCTTCTTCCTCAACCAACAGAGTCAAAGCGTGTAATAGAGCCGCATACTCAGCTTGGTTATTGGTAACCTTCGCGCCGATGTACTTCGAGCTATGGATTGTCTCTCCGTTGTCGAAACGGACGTATACACCAATGGCACCATGCCCCGGATTTCCCCGTGAGCCGCCATCAGTCCATACCTGTGCATTTTTCATTCTCTTGTATTATACCATAACATATGGTAGTTGTCAAGTACTTTCTATAAAAATAAGGGCCAGCCCCCGATAGAACTGGCCCTTTCAACGAAAGGAGACAACAAGTGTTACGCCGCTAACTGCTTCCGGCGGTACTGGCGCTTCGGCTTTTCGCCGTGTACACCGTACAGTCCAAAAATACCCTCACCGAGAGCCACCAAGCGTGGGCGTGTCCGCTTAGTATCAGACAACATCGTCGCACGGAGTGACTCCAACGACACGGATTCCAGTCCGGGTTGGAGCGTCATTTGGGCGTGGACAGCTTTCACATGCATAGGCGAACCATTCGCTGTGATGATTTCCGCACCACGAGAAGCTAATCCTGCACCAAGGAACCCAAGATTACGGGTGTTAGTGTCAGGGTCAGCCTTGGCAGGCAGCAATCGAATGCGGCCATTCTCCAATGCTTGTGCTGCTTTGTCACGCGAGGCTACTAAAGCCTCACGGAGCTTATGACTAACCTTCATCTCGACTTCTTTAGCAGCCAATTGGCGGTCGAGGTCAGCGATAGCTTGGTCAATTGTATGTAACGGGGTGCGTGTTGCATCCACCGCAATAGGTTCTTGCTTCTTTTTACGTTTGTAAATCCCTGTCGGCATACTAACTTGCCTTCCTTTTGAGAGAGTTGGACTTTTTCAGTAAGTCTGGAAGCTCGGTCATATCTCCGAACTTCTTTGAAACCTTGTCAACTGCGACAAGTTTCGACATCTCTTCATAGTCAAGCTGTAGTACGTCGCAGAGGACTCGTAGAAAGTAAGGAGAAGGGTTAGAATCGCCGCGAACGATACCACGAACATGCTGGTACGTCGCACCCGTCCGGTCAGAAACATCAATACTGGACAGTTTCAATTCATCCATCCGCTCCCCTACCTTCTGGGCAAATAGCGATTTTGGTTGTAATTTAGGTACTGGCATCATCTTCTCCGGCTTTTAACTTAGCCGAACAAGATATTTGATGTCAAGTAAAAAATTTGGTTGCTTTAAACAAATTTTTTCTTATGCAAGTACTATTTTACCAGAATCCTTGGGTACAACAAGGTCAGATGACCCAAAACCGCCGACGCCACGGGTAGAATCCTCTAAATCTTCGACTTCTTGCACCTGTAGGCGCGTAAGTGTGGGAAGCGGGATGAATTGGGCGAATTTAGCGCCCTTTTCGATGACTTGTGTTTCAGTTCCTCGATTTTCCATGAAAACGATGATTTCTCCCCGGTATCCGGCGTCAATAACGCCGCCAGAAGTCACCAAACGCTTCTTGGCGAAGGAAGAACGGTCTTTAATGACGAATCCGACCGCCATATTCTTGAAATGCAGCCCGATTCCAGTACGAATCTCGACCATTTGGCCGGGAATGATAGTTTCGGTCTTAATTGTGTACAAATCGAAGCCCAAATCCTGACTCGGATGAGCCACGGTGGGCAGTATTGCATCTTCGTGAAACTTCTTAACTGCTAACATTAAATTCCTCTATTTTTATGTGTTCCGGGCGCATGGCATCATCCACACGCTCCTCAATTTCTTTCAACTGCCCGAGCAGACGCATTGTCTCAACTTTATGCCATGCTTTGAACTCTGGCGTTTCTACTAATTTCTTGAAAGCGGCCACCTTATTTTTAGCTTGGTCGCGCCCATCGCGGTGTTCTGCCCGTGCACCAGACGCAGGATGTATAATACGCACCCCATTCTGCTTGGCGTTACGGTGTCCACCACCGTTTCCGCCAGTGCAGAATGTCTGTACCACAAAATCCTTCTTAGTGAGTGAGAACAAAAGCTGTTTATTTTTGCCAGCGGTCACCTATACTCCCTTCATAGGTCATAGGAATTAGTTTAATAAGCACCTTGCCACTGCGTTCCATACAAGCACCGACGAACTTGAAGCATTCCTCAGCGCGGTCAGGCTCAACCTCGATTACGAACTCGTCGTGAACGAAGTTTACAAGCTTTGCCCCGAACTCAGGTTCAAGGCGGTGCCACATGAAGCCGACACCAGTACTGTCGAATCCACAACCCATTGCAATCTTCGCAAGGTCGGCGTTACTACCTTGAATCGGCGTGTTCTTACCTTCACGCTCGATGGCCATGAACATTGCTTTGTACTTCTGAGCAATCTTCTTAGTGGACGGCGGGTCGAATGTATCCCGACCTTCCTTCTTAGCCCGTGCGCGGAGTTCGTCAACAGCCTTCTTAACCGCGTCCGCCCACTCCGGCTTGCGGAAGTAGCGGCGACGATTGGCCAAAGTGCGCGATTCTAGCTTAGTAACCGCAGACTTTGCAGACGCTTCAAGATACTTGATGAGTGTCGGGAAGGTTGCTCGATACTTCTTGAGCAGGACTTCCGCATACGCTTCATCGCGGTCAATAGCCTCGGCCAGCTTCTTAGCTTCCATGCCGTAGGCGATACCAAAGTTCAACGCTTTAACAGCGTCTCTAAGCTCTTTGTGTCCCTTACATTTACACTTCTGGTGCTTGCTGTAATACGCGCAGCCTTCTTCAGCAGCGTTTTTCCACTCATCACCGAAGAGAATCTCGGCACCGACGGAGTGAACGTCCCAATCCTGCAAGAAAGCGTCTAAGAACGCCTTTTCCCGACTATATTCAGCCAAAATGCGAAGTTCGCAGCCGTTATAGTCAACGGTAATCATCTTCCAACCGTCGCGGGGGATAAAACACCCACGCCAGTCACTACCGCGAGGAATATTCTGAATATTCGGGTCTACGCTACTTGTACGCCCGGTTTCCGCTCCCATCTGCTTGATGCGGGAGTGAATCCTGCCAGTATTCTCGTTAATGTAGTCACGAATGAAGTTCTCGCCGTATGTGGTGAGAATCTTGTTTGTTTCTCGGTATAACCGAATGGCGTCGATGATTCCGACCTGAGAATAGTCGGGACTCTCTTTCTTGGCTTTTGCCAAGTCCCACTTCGGGTGTTCAGAAATCTTTTTCAGTGTCCGGTCATTCGTATCCGGTAATTCCTTCTTATCGTAGCCTTTCTTTCGTAATGCGGCGAGAAGTTGAGGATTGGAGCCATAATTGATGGCGGCGTCACCTTCATATGAGAAAAACTCCTTCTTGGACTTGTTCATCTGCTTACGAGCAGTCATGAACCGCTTACGAGCCTCAGCCCGTAGCTCTTTGTCCGTTGTCGTCTTCCAAATGTTCTCTAGTTCGACAAGGTCTTCGCTACACTCGCCCTTCTTACCAACTAGGGGAATGAAGTACTCGTCTAGCTTCTGTACATTTCGTTGGTGGTCAGCCTCGACTTTAGCGAGGATTCCTCGCCATGCTTCAGTATCCAGCCGGATACCGTTCAAGTGCATGTCAGCAAAGGCTGGCATAGCATCGAACTCAAGTTGGCATGTCTGCCACAGGTTACCCTTGGTGATGTGCGCGTTCTGTCCTGATTTGACAGCCAAGGGTAGGCGGCAATCAAGAGCGCAATAAATCTTTTGGTTTTCAGTTAACTCGTCAGTCAGGTTGAAGCTGGTCTGGGCATCTTTGTCGATTTCCAGTCCTGCATACCGTGCAACGCAGTCTTTCAATCCCCAGAAGCCGCGTATATTGAAATCAACCCGGCCAGCGTAGATGACCATTTCCGCCAGCATCGTGTCATACACGTTCCACATGCGGAGTCCGAAGCACCACTTCAGTACTTCGTAGTCAAATTGAAGATTGTGACCTACTTTGAGCCAGTCTTTTGACTCAAGCACCGGACGAAGAACAGAAACCACAGGCAGAAGGCAGCTATGAAAGGTGTAATTCCCCATAGCTTCCATAAGAGTAAACTGCTGAATTTCTGTATATGCGTAAGTATCGGTAAAAGACTTGAGGTCAATGACATACTGTTCTTCCCGGTCACCTATCTGAATCGTGCGAATGCGGCGGAGGTAAAAATCTTCCACCATGTTTGTTTCGGTATCAATCGCAAATACCGATTTACGTTTGAAAAACGCTGCAACCTTTTCCAGCCCCGCCACGTCTGTAACTAGGGTATAGTTCAGGGGTGGGTTTAACTCTGACGGAATGCAGGGTTTCAGATTTGATTGTTCCATTAAAAAGAGAAGTAGATACCAGACGTTCGTCTCTACAGGGAAGGGACTCGAACCCTTCATCTCGTCTCAGACGCTCTGTTTCACACCAGTACTCCCGCTCCCACCGAGTTTCCTATCCGGCGTCTGGTATCGTCCTTCAAAACCTATTATAACATAAAAAGTATTTCTTGTCAAGCAAATTTATTTATCTTGACAAATTTTAAAAAGTATGCTATAATAAATACCATTGTCACTGCCGTGGTAATAGGCATGTATATATTATTACTATACAACCATTGTTCCGGGCTTAGAATCCTACTTGTCAGGGGTATTTATTGAATCCCCTTGACAAATGACGAAAGGTGTGGTATAATAGATTTATGAATGTGAACGACTATAGCAACCTCGGGACGTGGCTACCGCCGCTCATCGAGAAGCTAGATATGAGTTACGAGCAGTTTGCCCGTGCAGTCGGGGTGACCCGCTCGATGATTTACTACTACATCAAAGACCGCTATCGCCCGGACGAACAGACCATGATTCGCATGTGTCAGATTTTAGGAGTTCCGGCAGAAGAGGGCTTTGCTCAATATACACCCCGCAAGGTCGGGCGACCGAAAGGACTAGTTTGATTGGGTCGTTTATACTTTTTCGCTTGCCGAGATTGCAAGGTTATATGCGACGAACCAGCAGGTAAGAACTCTGCTGCCTATGGATTATGGAACGAAGGTAACCGGGTCGCGGATTTTGTCCATGAACATGAAGGTCATGCTCTCGAATTTATGGATGAGCATAGAAGTTCTAGTCTGCGGTTTGATTTCCCTGACGACTCTTGGGCTTCCGTTTAGTACATTGACACTTAGGACGACACGGTTTAATCCCGCAGTACTTGCGACCGCAGTGTGTGCAGTTATTGAATTGGTCAGGATTACGCATCTGGCGGCAGGATGAGCAGGTTCTTGGGAAACGATGTGGCATATAGGGACTAGGGTGAACTGACAGTACCTCTGTCAGCATCTACTTACAATAAGTATGAAACCTTAGTTTTAATGACTCTGCAAATCTACTACGGATTCATATTGACTAAGTGGTTAATAATCAATAATTTAACTAAATACCTATACATATAACCCTTGACAAATCAACAAGTTAGTGTTATAATGGTATTGTAAAGTAGAGAAAGTACACTCTTCTGAGGGCCGAACCGCATGGATAGTATTGAAAATAAAGCACAAAGTGCCGTTAACGCACTTTTAGCTATCACCCAACCAACGGTGGATGCCGTTGATGCTCTTAAAGTCGAAGCTCAAACGCAGATTGCCGACCTAACGAACAAGTTGCTGGTAGCTACCAATGCTATCGCTGCCGATTCTGTGCAGATACAGAAGCTCAAAGACCAGATTGCTGCATTGTCCATCCCGGCTTATCCCGGCTTTTCGGACATGCAGATGCATGGAAACTGGGAAGTTCACCCCGGTTCTGAGGCTGGAATCGGGTCTTGGACACCCGGAACCACCTTTTCGCAGACTCAGTACCAGAAGCAAGGCGATGCACAGTATGCAATGAAACTGTCCATCAAACCAGTCACAGGTGGTTATTCTGATGTCTTGTGGGCCATTCATCGCCGTCCGGTTCCCAAACCTGCCGCAAAGATGACTTTGAAAGGTCGTCTTTGGATAGACGACAATACAGGCGTTCAGTGCTTGGAAATTGATTCCCTTGTAACCCTCGGTGGTTATAAGTACAACATGTCTTCCCAGATTAACTATAGCAAGGGCGGAATGTTGCAGGTAGCACACGGCTCTACTTCTTGGTTTGATACACCCATTGTGGTCGGTAAACTGACCACTGGTGTTTGGCATGAATTCCAATGGGAATATGCCTATGACACGGTCGCCAAGACCTTGTCTTTCCTAGCTTTCACGCTAGATGGTGTGCGGTTTACACTACCCACACAGTTCCAGAATATCGCACCAATCGCTACGAATTGGTCAGACGGAGTGCATCTGCAACTCCAACTAGATGCGAACAATAAGGGAGTTGGTTATTCCGTTTGGTATGACCGTCTCTCGTATACATTCGAGTAAGGTATCTACGCAGTGGTTCGCCCACAGCGTTTGCGGCGTTGTCTCACCACACGCCAGCCGGAACCCAGAGTTCCCATGACCTACCACTAGTCATCGCCCACGATTAGTAGGTAGGTGCAATAATAATTATGGAAGAAGTGTGGCCTTGAAAACTACAGAGGGCTGGTCACCGTAATACCTCTGATTCTTCCGCCTATAACACACCCCGCCCTCGCGCCGAAAGGCAGAGCAAATCGGCGGGGTTTTTATTTTATGTTCATTATTGATTGGGTAGTTAACGCTTGGAGCGCACTTATGGCAAAATTTACAGTACACGTCCCTAAAAGAGCCGTTTTTCTTGCTGATGGCCAGACCACAGTAGACGAGGGCGGAAGCGTACAGATTCAACTATCCGCTAGCGGTGGTGTAGCCCCATATACATATTCGATGGTTGGCAATCCGCCTTGGGTAACACTCACCCCGGCTGGGTTGCTCACTGCTTCACCGACCGTTGGAAGTAATGGTCTTGACTATACCTTCGACATCTTTGCTACGGACTCGAAGGGAACAAAGTCGGCGTGAATTTAATTAGGTTCAAAATTGTAGCTTGTCCTTTTGACACGTCTGATATTACTGCTGAATACTTTGTAATGGCAGTAGATGAGCAAGACGCATTACAGGAGTTTAGACGCACCCGTAAAGATGTTCTCGGGGGCGTTAAGGAGATTACTCCGGTATGAGCTTTTTAAAAGAGATTTTCTCAGAGTGCGATGGTTGCGCGAGTTTTGGTCGTGTTGCTTGCGGCTTCACTGTCGTCTCTACGATGGCATTCATCGGTACATATCTTCATTGGAAACACGAGTTTCCTACATACGACATTATCTTGGCCTTATCCGTGCTGATGACAGCACCATACGGTGCTAATAAAGCAGCGGAAGCTGTTAGCAACGTTAAAGATGCTATTACGCAGATTATAGTCGCCAAGAAAACACCTGCTGTAATACCGACTAAGTAATCGGCGCGGGGACTGCATTATGTGCAGGCATTAACGTCCCCTGACAGTTTATCAACAAACACCATACCTCGGTGGGGTCTACGCATCCCCACCGGGGTTTTTGTTTTTATGCGGACATTTTACTGCGGTTGGGATACTGAGGCCCGACCAAGGCAGGACTCACTCAGGGTAGGACAGTAATGATTCCAGTAACACAAAAGCTACTTGAGGAATCAAGCAAGCGAAAACTAACGACCAAAGAGCGCCGTCAGTGCGTTGTGTATCTGAAGACCACAATCCCAGATACGACGAATACTGAACTAGCGGAACGTTTCGGTGTAACCGAGCGTACTATCCGCCAAGACTTACAAGCTTTCCGTAAAGAGAAAGCGCAGTTCATCAAAGAAGATGATGTAGGTCTGATTATTGCCGACATCGCGCTCGATTATGAACGGCAAATTAGAGATATTGAGCGAAGTAAGCAGAAGGCACCGCTAGGCAGCCTTCGTTATTTGCAACATTGCACTAATGCAATGGATTTGCGCCTGAAATGTGTCAAAGCCCTACAGGACTTGGGTTACTACCCGAAGAACCTTGGACAGATGACCGTTCAGAAGTTCGACTTTAAGGCCATCGTCAATAAAGACGGCTCCGTTGATGTGATGAAACGTGAGCAGTTGATTGCCGACCATCGCAAAGATGTAGATGAAGGAAACATCTTGGATGCGGATTATGACGTGCCGGAGCTAGAGAGTGCCGAGGACAAAGAAATCCGAGAAATCGGAAACTCCGAAGCAAACTCGAACTAAGCGCAAAGATGTGGTTCAGCTTGAAAAGACATCACCTGCTATCCAAGAACGAGATGCAGCAGCTTTTCAGCGGGTTCAAGAAATTAAGCTTGAGCTACCAGAACCACACCCTAGACAGTACGAGCTTATATTCGCGTTTGAATTAAACCCCGGCGTTCGTTTCGTCGCGGGAGCTTGCGGTACTAAATTCGGTAAGACATACGGTTGCACGATTCGCCTTGTCAAAGAGGCGTGGGAGAACGCCAACTCCTTAAATTGGTGGGTTGCACCTACGTATGACCAGAGCATCATTGCGATGTCGCTGGTTAAGCGCCTTTTACCTCCGGGCATGTTCCTAGAGTATAAGGCCGACCGAAAGATTATCCTACTCAACCCGGATGGGTCTGAGCGAAGCCAGATACATTTTAAGTCAGGTGAAAATCCCGACAACCTACGCGGTTATGCTGTAGATTTTTTCGTCATTGACGAAGCTGCTCGTATCCCCTACGACTCTTTTGTTTCGGTTATGACTACCGTTACTAAGACAATGGGACGCGGCATTGTCATCTCGACCCCAAAAGGTCGTGGATGGTTCTACACCGTATACCAGCGGGGTGAGAAGTTCACCCGAGATGGTCGGCAGAAGTACAAACCACATACACCCGGTTGTGGAAAGATAGAAACCGGAAGTTGTAAGTGTGTTGATGCTGACCCGTGGCTTGAGTGGAAGGCAATCAAAATGCCTACCCACACCAACCCACACGTTCCTGCTGCGTCTATCGAAGACGCACGGCGTAACTTACCGGAAGACGTATTCAAGCAGGAATATCTAGCTGAGTTTCTAGATGATTCTGCCGGAGTATTCCGAGGAATCAAGGACTGTATCCGAGGCACGATTGAACCGCCCAACCCATTACTTCAGTATGTCATTGGGGTTGACTTGGCGCGTATCAATGACTTCACCGTATTAACGGTCATGGATAGACAACGAAAGCATGTCTGTCACATTGAACGTTTCAATCAAATTGCGTGGGAAATACAGTACATACGCATCAAAGAACTTTCATTACGTTACAACAGAGCAGTTTGTGTCGTTGACTCGACAGGTATCGGTGACCCTATATGCGCCGACCTTATCGCTGGCGGCGTTCCCGTAGAACCGTACAAGATTGGCGGGAATATAGCCAAGCGGCAACTCATTGAAAAGTTGAGAGTCAATATTGAACAGGGCAAGATATCTTTTCCAGACATTCCGGCCCTTCTCCGCGAGTTAGAGGTATACGAATACAGTATCACTGACGGTGGTGTGATTCGGTATCAAGCTCCTGACGGCGAACACGATGACTGTGTTGTATCACTCGCTCTTGCCAACTGGGTCGCTGACTGTGACCCGTTCATATATAAGTTCTATCACAAACGGGGTGTTTAATGATAGTTCGGATACACAGAACGCGAATGGCTTATTTTCGCCGCAAAGCGCGGCAGTGTTATCCGAACGAGATACTTGCATACCTAATCGGTAGACAAGTAAATCGTGGACTTATAGAAGTCCATTATTTATATCACCCAAAGCTAGAACACTCCTCCTCCATCGCTCTAAAAGAAGCTGACGGTGAAGGATACAAGGCAGAGCAGTTTGCTAAAGATAAAAGTTTGGTCGTGGTTGGTGATGTGCATACGCACCCTGATTGGCCCCCGGTCATGTCAGAGACAGACCACCACGACCACAAACTTTGTCTTAATAAGATTTCAGCAATTTTATCCGTTCCCCATAAAGGGAGAACACACTTAGTAATCTGGCGCGATGGTACACCATTGCCGTGCAAGATTGAATATTTTTAAGGAATCATAAATGAAGAATTTACTTTCAATCCTAGATTCTATCTTCGGTAAAAAGGGCATGAACCACAAGGTTCGCCCGGATGCCGCGTTCGGTGCTTCTGTTAAGGCACAGACTGCGTTTAATCCCGGTGACATCCAAGTTCGCAGCCATTACAAGGTAGAGTGCTTCGATAAAGACGGCAACCTGAAGTGGGTTGAGAATGTCTCTAATATCGTCACTACTGCTGGTAAGAACGATATTCTTACTCAGTATTTTAAAGGCTCGTCTTACACGGCTACGTGGTTTGTCGGCCTTGTAGACAACGCCTCGTTCTCGGCTTATGCCGCTGGCGATACGATGTCGTCTCACTCCGGCTGGCTTGAGTCTACTGCTTATTCGAACGCTAACCGTCCGACGCTTACGCTCGGTACGCCTTCTGGCGGTTCGGTAGACAACTCGGCTTCGGTTGCAGCCTTTACGATTAACGCCACGGCGACGATTCGCGGTGCGTTCATTAATACCAACAACACCAAGGGTGGTACGACTGGTACGTTGTACGGTGAAGCAGATTTCTCAGCGTCACGCTCGGTTGTGAGCGGCGACACGCTGAACGTTACGGTTACTCTAACCGCAAGCTAATTCTAAGGATTAACTAATGGCTACTACCGGAATTAAACACCGGAAAACGAGTGGCAAAAGTGACGGGGCTGATTCCACATTGGTTCAGCCCTCTAACTGGGATGACACTCATATTACCGATGCAGCGGCGTTACTACTAGATACTGACCCGTCTTATTCTGGTGCTAGAACATTTACGCCGCGCGATAACCTGCGTGGTACTGACGGCGGTGCTGGTAGTACATACTCGCTCGATGTAATCCCTGACGCAAAAGTAATCGACATATCGGACGACTTCCTTCCAACACTTGCAAATAACAGCATTATTGGACAGTTGGGATGGGCAGTTCGGAACGACTTTAACGCTGGTTTCTCTGTAGCAAACCAAGCTGCTATTCAGAACCATCCCGGTATAATTCGTCTCACCGCATCCGGTGCAGCAGTTTCCGGCGACGGGTTTCAGCTTGACCTTGGTGGTCAGTCGTTCGGCGGTACACAATCTATATACGGTTTGGCAAATTTAGCTGGCTGGGAATGTGTATGGATTGTTCGTCTAAATCAGACTACTAACTTCCGCATCAGATTTGGCTTCTACAGTGCCACTGGTGGTGGTAGTCCTCCTGAGTTTATTGGCATTCGCTATGATACTTCCCTTTCGGATACTGGGTGGAAGGGCGAGGCCAGAACAAGTAGTGTTTCGACAGCAACCTCAGCTTTAGCTACTGTAGATACTAACTTTCATACGTTCAAGATTCGGTCTACTAGTGCTGGAACTATTTTGTTCTCAATTGACGGCGGAAGCGAGTTAAGCCTAAACAGTGGTTTGCCAAGCTCGTCCCAAGTATTTGTGCCGGGATTAGTTGCGGCTGCTACAGCTTCAAATCCATCATTCAACGCAGATGTTGATTACTGGTCTTTCTACCAGAGGAGCATTTCACGGTAATGGCTAACTTTACGGTTCGTATTCAAAGTGTTTCCGTCAATGGCGTCGGAGATATCGTTGTCTCTTACTCTGCTGATGCGGGGCCGCTAGGCTCTGCGTCTTCTAGCTGTCACGTAGCCTTTGGTTCATCTGCCGCAGGTATCAACGCGGCGGTTGTAAGTGATGCCAAAACAAAAATGGCACAACTGAATCCGGGTTGGGTTAACAACGCGAACGACACAATTCAAGTATTCGGTGGAGCAAGCTAAAATTTCCTAGAGGGTTAGATGGCAACAAAATTCTACTTACGCGATACGGTATCTAGCGTTAATCCCGGCTCCGATGATGAGCGCGTACTAGATAGAGCAGCCGGGGCTGGTGTTGTTGCTTACGTAAAGAATACCCTCACTGGTGCGGTCACTCCACCCACCACTGCAACACAGTTCACTAAAATTGCTGGTGGTACTAACATCATCTGGATTAGTGAGCCTGTAAATGCTGTAACTATTTCAGGTACGGTCACGTTCAACTTGTGGGCATTTGAATCCGCTGCACAAGCGAACGCGACCGTTACCGCTGAATTACTACGGTGTAGTTCGACAGGTGCGGTTCTTTCAGTTATTGCGGCATGTGTATTAAACCGTACTGAAATTGGTACGTCTGCTGCTGTACAGAACTTCACACAGACTCCTACGTCTACCGCACTTTCGACAGGCGATAGACTCGGAGTGCGCGTCTATATTGACGACGGTAACGCTGTAACTATGGCTTCTGGCCGTACCGTTACCTTAGATATAGAAGGCGGCACTACTGGCTCTGACGGAGATTCCTACGTACAGGTAACTGAAACTGTTACTAATGTGTACGCGTTATCAAACTCGCATACGGTTACTACAGGGTATTCTCTGACCCCGGCTAAGTTAACGTCTGCGTCTATTTCATTAGGCGCTACACTTGCGGCATTGTTTGCAGGCGTTATACCGTCTCCCGCTTTTAACTCGCTTGCCTTTGAACCTACAGCGTTCTTCGGTGTAGCAGATGGTGGGGGTGGTACAACCTACACCGGAGATGTAACCTTCTCGATTACAGGCGGCTTCTCTGATGTAGTGTCACTTACACGCCAAGGAGATTTCGCCGCCAGTGTAACTACAGGATTCAGTGATGCACAAAGCCTAATTACGACCGGGTCAATTACCCTGTCTGTCACGGCTGGATTCTCACTACTAACACAATTGTTAGCTGTCGCTGCCTTTACCCAAGGCACTACGGTTACCTTTAGTTCCGTTGGTGGAAGTCTATACGCAGCCTCAGTAACTTTCTCTGAGACGAGCGGATTTTCAACTTCCCACACACTGGGCGTTAACGTGTCTATTCCGCTAACGATTACGGTAACTATATCTGAATCGGCCTTGATGACGGCTGTTGCTGCTGCGACTGCTGCGGTCACGGTCGGTTATCTGGTTACGGGTGTTAAGACCACAAGCGGGTCAATCACTCTTGCTGAAACTGGCGGCTTTAGCGCAGCGGTTACAAAAACCGTTGCCGAGCTTATCAGCCTTGCAGTGACGCCGTCTATCGCTGAGACTCCCACGCTTCAAGCAGTTGGTAGCATTACGTTGGCTGAGAGTACGGCGTTCCAAGTATTCCAAGGCAACTTGGTTACGGGAGCTATCTCGCTAGCGGCGACTATGGGTGTCAGTACATCCACACAGCTTCTAGCTTCCGCTCTACTTAGCATCGGACTAACGGCTGGGTACAGCTTAAGCACACGGCTTTCTGCCGCTGCTCAAGCAAACGTTACAGCCACGCTGGGATTGACTCCAACTTCGACTGGTATCCTTAAGGCGTCTACCACAATCGCGGTAACGCCGGATATACAGACAGTTGGAAAATTGGTTCAGAACGCCTTGATTTCTCTGGGTGTATCTACCAGTTTATCTGCCGCTGTAACCCTGATAATCACGCAGGCAATGTCCTTGGGCGCAACCCTTGGTATTGCTGATAGCAGCTTGGTATTTGCTTTTCAAGAAGCTGCATACTCTGCGGATTCCGCTGAGGCAGTTCGTACACTGGTCGCACAGACTGTGGAAGCCATCGAGAAATTGGTGGCAAACAGCACTGATAACGAACTTACACTTGGTGATTTGTCTACCGAAGTGATTGAGAAACTATTGGCAGCTTCAACCGAGGTAAATCCTTAATGTCTAGCGTTAGAAAACGAATTGTTTATAAGAAGAATAGTCAGTATATAGAAATCGCTGGCCTTACGGATAAGAGTGTAACTCCAAACGTGTTGGTTAACGACGCGACTGGCACGGCTACCCTGTACGATGGTACAGGCAACCCTGTGACTGGGGCTACTGGACTAGTTTCTGCTTTTGTTGGAAGCGGTACATACCGTTTCGACTTTAATCCCGCTACCTTCGACCCTGCGGTCGCCACGGACTATAAGTTCAAGGCTACCCTTACTTCTGGCAGCAAGATGTTCTACATCGAACTGCCTGTATCAGTACAGGTTCGTAAAGAAGGTACTGAGGCTTAATGGATTTAAGCATCATCATCGCGCACAGGGACGTGAACGAATTTCCCTGTATAGATTGCAAGACGGGCAAGGCAGTCAATGCTTCGGCTGCCGCCCCTCTTGGTCTATGGGTCACAATTCACTCGATTATGGAAGACCTTGAAAACTCAGGACTTTCATATGAATTCTGCATACTCACGAATGGTTCTGAAAAGCCACACAGTGATACGCAGAACGTGCTTCATTGGTTAGACCTTACGAAGCACCTTACTTGGGTAGAACACTCTGTGGAGCCTGTATCACCGCCCCACGCCCGTCAGCGTTGTACCGAACACGCGACAGGTAAGTATTTGTTCTTCTTTGATAACCATGTGATGGTGAAGCCCGGATACTTTAAACGTGCCTTAGAAAGCATGGAGAAGTACCGGATGGATATGCTCCATTCCACTACACGGTTCTTCTTCGGGGAAAAGGATTGTTACCACTACAAACTCAAACTCAACCAGAACTTCTGGGCTGAGTCTGACTTCGACGCCAAGAGTGAGGAGCCTTATCGCTGCGCTATGGGCGGTCACGGCGGATTTATTGTACGCCGGGATGTTTGGGAAGAAGTCGGTGGATACGGATGGGAGAACTTCAAGGGATACGGCGGTGAAGAGTCGTACTTCGACTTGAAGATGTGGCTTCTCGGAAAAGAGAACTGGATTGACCCCAAGCTACTGCACTATCACTTTGCAGGTAGCCGAGGGTATAAGCGGCACTACACAGATGAGTTTTTCATCAACATGATGGGTGTCGCTAACATCATCGGTGGTCAGGACTGGATGTATAAAGTCCAAGACAGCTTTACCCAAAACTACATGAAGATGAAGACGGGTAAGTCGATATTCGACTTGATGATTGAAGCAGAAGCTTTGAGCAGCGAACACGCGGCTTGGCTTGCCTCACGAAGAAAACTAACATTAGACGAACTGTTGGATAAGTTTAAAGCCGACGGTATCGCTCATTAAGGCACAAGGGATGGCACTTAGTACACAACTTGAATTCCCTAATCCGTCATATGCGGACGCAGGTACACACACGCTGACGGAAGCTGAAAAAGCTGAGATTAGGCGGCTGAGAAGTACATGCTCCTTGTATGACCTTTACAGACCTGACTGGGAGTTTAACCTATCGGCATACGAAGGTGGTTCTCAGTTTATCAATCAGGACAATATATTTAAACATGCCCGTGAACATGACGAGGATTATAAAGACCGTCTGAAACGCGCTCACTATATGAATTACTGTGAGCCGTTGGTGGAGTTCTTCTCGGACTTCATCTTCGCGGAAACGATTGATAGACACGGCGGCAACAATGCCGATTTCTATACCGAGTTTATCAGCGACGTTAACCGTAAGGGTGAGTCGATTACCGAGTTCATGAAAGAAGTTTGCTCGGACGACCAGATTTACGGTTTGGTGTATGTGCTAGTGGATTCTCCGGCAGTACCAGAAGGCCAGAGACTCACTCGCGCACAAGAAAAAGCATTAAAGATTAGACCCTACTGGATTCTGGTCAAGCCGCAGGATGTGCTTGATTGGGTGGTGGACGAGTTCGACCACTTTACGTACTGGAAGCGATTCCAGCTTATTGAGGATATGTCTACAGGTTCAAGACGCACTCTAGAGAAGTATACAGAGTGGACGCCTCTGGCTATTAAGATTAGCCTCATCGACGTAAGCAACCCACAGAAGCCTAGGCTGCTACCCGCGACCATCATCGGTAACAAAATTGGTGAAGTCCCGGTTGTACCGATTCGGTATAAACGCAGCAAGCGTTACAAGGAGATGGGCGAGGCTTTCCTGAAAGACCTAGCCATGCAGAATCGTGAGGTTATGAACCTGACGAGTCTTCTGCAAGAGTTCTTGTACCGCCAGTGCTTCAATATCCTAGCCGTTCAGGTAGATACACAGCTACCGACACAGGAACAGTCCGAGGGTGAAATCGGTACTGCCAACATGCTGCACTACCCCAAAGGGGCAGAAGCGCCTGCATATATCTCACCGTCTAGCGACCCCGCTGACAAGATACATGAGGAACGGCAGACCATCGTAAACGAGATGTACAAACGCGCTGCACAGGACACAGTCAACGAACTGTTCAATGGTGTGAAGCGTAGCGGATTCTCTCAGGCCCAGTCGTTCAGTACCACGGTGCCGCGTATCGCGTCCCGCGCTGAGACACTGGAAAAGGCTGAGAACCGCCTGATGGACTTGACCATGAAGTACATGGGCAAGACTTGGGATGGCCGCGTCAAGTACAAAGACCGTTACGAGTTAACAAATATTACTGACGCTTTATCGCAGCTTACTCAACTGTTCACGCAGTTGCAGATGCCTTCCGAAACGTTCGTCAAGACCGAGCTTAAACGCATGGTCAAAGAGTTCGACGGTAAGATTCCGGCTGACATCCTCTTGAAGATTGAGGCCGAGATTGACGCGATGAAGTTCAGCGAGTGGCAAGAGACTATGAAGACCGCTTTGATTGGTGCACCTAAGACCAATGATGGCGCGAATGGTTCTGCCACCCGCAAACCCACTACAACCGCTGAGGCTAAGTCCGAGGCGACAAAAGGAAAGGGATAAAGGCAAATGGCTCGTATTGACCAACCCGCAATGGGTGCCCGTGGTATCGTGGCGAAGGAAACTCCTTCGGCGCGTATGACTGACGCATCTTCGGTTGCACCGAATGCTCATTCCCCGAATGTGACTCCTCTTCCGTGCAAGGCTTCCTTGCCGGGAATTGATAACGGTACTCGGGAAAACCACAACAACATTCACTAAGTTTGCCTGTCTCCCATCCGACTAGAGACAAGGCGCGGAATGGCTTCTGGCTGAAAACCAGTATAAGCAAGTAAATCCATTCCGTTCTACTTTATACGACTTTAACAATTAACTGCCTGACAATCACTCAAGTTGTCTAAGGCTTACTTATATTGAGGAAAAGGAAAAGAATGGCTACGGACACGGACATCCAAAAACCGGATACGCTTGAAAACGGTGACGGTAAAAAGGTTGAACTAACCCCTGAGCAACAGGAGCATGTCAACCGAGTATTTGATACGCGCTTTGCAAAGATTCAGAAAAAGCACGAAGAGGCGATGCAGAAGATGCAGGCCGAACTCGAAGCTCTGAAAACGAATAAGACTGAAGAGAAGCCTGATGGCAAGCCTCACAAAGATGACGAGGAATCGCCTGAGAAGAAGGAGTACAAGAAGCTCCTAGAGGCTGAGAAGAACAGGGCCAAGCTTGCAGAGGCAGAGCGTCAGAAAGCTATTGACGAAGCCAAGTCTGCACGGGCTGAGTCCATGCGCGTGAAGAAAGAAAATGCTATCGCCAAATCCGCGAGTAAGCAGAATTTTTATGAACTTGAGACTGTCTCCAAGCTGGTGTGGGACAACATCGAGTTCGACGAGGACTTGAACACCTTTGTAGTGAAGGATGGCGGACACATCCGCCAGAATAGCTCACTGGTGCCTATGACTCTGGAAGAGTACTTCTCGGAGTTTGCTGCACAGCGCCCGTACCTAGTTAACGGCGACGTTAAGTCTGGTGCTGGCTCTGATGACGCCAATAAGGGCGGCAGTATGGGACTCGTCAAATCGAAGGCTGACTTGAAGACTGCCAAGGATAAGTCGGACTTCATCACTAAGTTTGGTCTTCAGAAGTTTGAAGACCTGCCAGCGAAGCTGTAAGACGTTTCATAACCGCAATTAAATCTTTATACGGGGGTGCTTACCACACCCCCAATTTTTTTGGAGAAATCTAAATGGCTATTGGTAAAGCAAGTGATTTCGTAGTCTACCCCGAACAGTTCTGGGGTGGAGTTGTCGAAACGCTGCAACAGTACTCGGACGGCTTCAACGGCGCGTCCCAGAATGCGCTGCGTCTTGTGACCCGCGCAATCAAGGGCGATTACGAAAAAGAGTCGTTCCTAAAGAGCACTGCGTCCCTTATCAGCCGCCGCGACACGACCTCCGTGTCCGCCGCGACTGACATCGCGCTGACGCAGGGCGAATTCATCGGGGTGAAGGTCAACCGCAAAATTGGCCCTGTCGCACAGACCCTCGATGCGTTCAAGAAAATCTCGGTTGACCCCGGTGAGATGAGCGTGATGCTCGGTCAGCAGGTTGGTAAGGCGATTGCTATTGACTATGTCAATATCGCGCTTTCCGCTGTGACTGGCGCTATTACGACCGTGTCGGCCCTGAACTATGACGAAACGGGTTCGTCCACCAAAACCCTACAGCACTCCACGCTGGTCAACGGACTCTCGAAGTTCGGTGACGCTTCCAGCCGTGTTGTGTGCTGGGTGATGCACTCGAAGAACTACTTCGACCTTATGAAGCAAGCGATTGCTGACAAGGTGTTCGAGGTTGCGGGTGTCACCATCTATCAGGGAACGGTTGCTACCTTCAACCGCCCGACTCTGGTTATCGACTCGCCGTCGCTGCTGGATTCGGTGGGCACCGCGACCCAGACCTATCGTGTACTCGGCCTTGTCGAGAACGCGGTGGAAGTCGCGGAGTCTGAGGAGCGCAACGTTGTGTCAGACATCATCACTGGTCTGGAAAACCTTGTTATGCGTTATCAGGGTGAGTACGCCTTCAACCTTAAGGTTAAGGGCTGCCAGTGGGATACGACCAACGGCGGTGCAGCCCCGACCGATACTGCTATCGGTACGGGCACGAACTGGGACAAGATTGTTGCTGACAACAAGCTTATGCCCGGAATCGCCTGTAAGGTTCAGTAATAAACCTTTGTGTACGGGGTGGGGTTCGCCTCACCCCTGCACACTATTCACTTATGTTTGAAAACTTGATTGCCACAGTTGGACACGACCATACCAAAGATGACCGCAAGGATGATTTCACTATCATCATTGCACATCGCGGCGACCCTATGGGATTGTGGGCAACGGTTCATGCATGTGAGGCTAGCACCTATTACGGTGATAAGTACTCGTATGTCATCGTCGCTAACGGAATGGACGAGATACCGGAGAATACATTCTTTCTCAAAGAAGGATTGGAACGCGAAGGTAAGCTCGGAGCATTCATACATGTAAGAAGTCCTCTAGCCCCGCCCGAAGCAAGACATCTTGGTGCAGAAGCGGCTACAGGCAAATATTTATTCTTTTTCGATAACCATTGTATTCCATACGATTGTTATTTCCATCGCCTAATGGCGAGGATGGAAGATTGTGGGATGGACATGATTCATTCCACCACCCAATATTGGCTAGGTAAACACAAGCATTACCACTATCCACTCACACTAGAAGATAACTTCTGGGTCACCACGATTGCTGAGACTCCGTTAAAAGAGTCCCCTTACTACTGTGCTTGTGGCGGGGCAGGCGGTTTCGCGGTCAGCAAGAAAGTGTTTGACGAAGTAGGTGGATATGGCCCTATTGGGTTGTTCAAAGGATGGGGCGGGGAAGAAACTTACCTCGACCTTAAGATGTGGATGTTTGGACATACGGTTGGTATAGACCCCAACACGCTTCACTGGCACTATGCCAGTAAGCGGGAGTATGACCGCCACCACACACCAGAGTTTTACCAGAATTTAATGACCGCAGCCTATGTGCTAGGCGGAGACAAGTGGCTGGATAAAGTCGCGGCTAGTTTTGATAAGCCTCAAATGAAGGACATCATCACGACTCGCAAAGAACACCGCGACTGGATTGCAGCCAACGCCAAGTACACACTGGATGAGGTTTTAGAGAAGTTTAAACGAGAAGGTATAGCCCACTAGGAGACACATGGCCATCACGATTGACTCAACTATAATGGGCGAGAACGCTAACTCGTATGTAGATTTGACTTACGCTGATTCTTATTTTGAGAATCACTTTAACTCACTAAAGTCTACTAACTGGTCTAACCTTAGCGATGAACAGAAATCCCAGTTGCTAGTAATGGCTTGCTGGGATATCGAGCAGTTACGCTTTGTAGCCACCACGAACACCGACAAATCGGCAGTTCAAGGACAGCTACACTGGGACAGCCGACAGGGTAGGTTCACAGCCTATGTGACCCCGTCCAAATCGCCTGTACCGTACAACGCTTATCAGGCTCTACAGTTCCCCCGGAATTATGACTACAAGTCGGATGGTTCTGTCTTCATTCCCGAACGAGTGAAGATGGCCCAGTGTGAACAGGCTATTTACCTGTACTCACTCGACGAGACGGCGATGGCCAATCGCCTGCAAGGTATCTTCCTTGACCGCGTAAACCTAGGCGGTATTTCGGTGTCACAGGAATACGCCTATCAGGGTGTCAGCATCGCGCCGATGGTATATGAGTGGCTCAAGCCGTTCCTATTCCGTAGTGGCCGTATTGGACGCGCCTAATGAGCAGAGCGACCGGACTATTAGCCCGAGTGGACTCCGTGATGCGGAAGTTCGGGCCGCTAACGAGAACAGTCTACAAACGAACTATTACACGCACTGGTGGTAACGACTTAATCGGTCGTCCTAGTGCGGTCACTAAGACCGACACAGTGTGTGACCCCCAGCCTGTCTATGAACAGATGGGGCGCGTGGCGATGGCGGGTGGCCGTATGGGAGAAATTGCAGCCCTGATGGTATCCAGTGGACAGCGTACTGCTGACACTTGGAGATTTCAATTCTCGCCTAACGCTTTAAGTCTTTCCGAACTACAAGGTAAGAACCTACAGCTTGTCTTCAAGGACAGCGCAGGTAACGAGGAAGTCTTGGACATCCATGACTTCGAGCCTATAGGTATGGAAAGTACCTACGTTCTAATCACAGTTTATGCAAGGAGTGCTAAACGTGCGTAATTGCCGCGACTCATTCCTTATGTTTTTGTCCGACAACTTGACAAGTATTCCAATTCATGCCATGCGGCGTGATACGAATGACCCCAATGCTGATTTGATGCAGACGGGGGCCGTCAATGTCAAGTTTCTCGACCCCGTGTTCGACAACCAAGTGGCAGACCAGCCCGTTGCAATTGACATTGTTCATGACGACGAGTTGACCGCTTTGGACTGGACACAACAGCTATGGAACCTTTTGAGTACTCGGTTCTATACGCCTTTGTACGACTACACGATTCCAGCAAGCCCCGTGGCAACGGGACAAGTAGTTTTCTGGAATCGAAGGTTGCGGTTCAGACAGATTGAAAGTCCGTATTATTCGCATTTTCATTTACGCATGTCTTTGAATCACCACCTAACTTAAACAACGTTGTTAATGCATTTATAACGGAGTATTTTAATGCCTATTCTTGTAAACAAAAATACGACCCAGACTCCGCTTACTGCCGCTGGCCGCACAGGTTCTCAGGTAGTTAGGCTGATTCCGGCTCCTCGTATCTATGTTAAGGCTGTGGATTCCACTACGGCTGCCCCGGTGCAGACGTATTACACTGTGTCGAACGGTACGACCCCGACGGGTTGGACTGATTTGGGCATCGTGAGTGGTAATGCCAAAGTCATTTACGACAAGAAGACCGCGATGGTTAAAACGGGTATCGACGACTACATGCGCTCCGCGTATGTCCAGAGCAAGGAAGCTCGTATCGAGTTTGACCTTTCTCAGTTCGATGACTCGAACATTGAGTTGCTGACTGGCTTTACTGGCTCGGTCATCACCAGCGGTTCTATTGTCAACTATCAAGTGGGTCAGGAAGACCTTGTCCAGAAGGCAATTCTGGTTATCTTCCAGAACAAACTTGACCAGAAGGAATTCCAGTTCTATAACCCGAATGCCTACCTGAACTTTGTGTTCGCGGAAGGTAACGAGGGTATGGTGCTGCGTGTCACTGGTTTGCTACCGAGCTTCACGGCTTCGGGCCAGACCGCTGAGTCCTTCCTATCGACCACGATTTTCAAGGTCTAAATCCTTGACAACTAGAGGGCTGTCCTAACGGATGGCCCTTTTTGTTGTTTGTAGTAACTTTAATTGCGAGTAGAATGAAACCAAATAAGAAATCAGAGAATGCAGCCGCGAGTCCGAAACTGACCAAGAAGGACGTTGTTCGCGCAGCCCTTAACGATTCAGCCCTTTCCCAAACACACTTCCAACTTGGTGACCGCACCTTCCCTCTCAAGGACTTGACTTACGACCAGTATAACAAGTTCCTTCTTCTTGTAGCCCCACTTGTAGACATCGTAATCGGACGCATGGGTGAACGAGCGCAAGCCCAACAGCTTGGCTTCAGTGACCTAGACATCAGTCTTTTCTCCGTCACCGATATCCTCAAGTATTGCGGGGAAGCTATCCCCGAACTGGCTACGATTTGTTGCCAAGCATCTGACCCGACGGTCACTGTGGAAACGGTCAAATCACTTACTAACAAACCTACTGTCCTCGCCGGAATCATCCTTAAGCAGATTGTGCATAACAATATGATTCAGGACTTCGCGGATTTTTTCGGACAGATTCTTCCTCTGACGAAGAAGTAAATTATGAACCCGTTGATGGTAAGGGCAATCCGTTCCTTATCATCGACTCGTTCTGTCAAGCGTATCACTGGCCGTTAGCTGATGCCATGAAGTTGACCATGCCGCAAATCATCATGATGAATCATGCTGCGTGGGTCAACCGTGAGAATTCTGACCGCAGGTATAACGCCAAGCGGCACAAAGACGACATCAACGACCCTGTGATTAAGCAAGAGGAAGAGAAGATAAACGGTATGACTCCAGCTGAGTTGTCCATGTACCTAGCCTCACCCTTCGAGTAACTATGTTTACAGTACAGTCCACCAAATTTTTACCCAACCTCAGAGGTATGAGGGAACGATTTAAAGGCATCAACCAGTTCTCCTACAAGATTGTCGTACCGCCTGAGATGATTTGGTGGTACTGGCAGGAGTTTGGCACTGCATTGTATGCAGAGCGTGGTACAAAGCCCGGAAATGAAGTCGGATATGACGTGACCCCTATCAATAAAGGGGCACTGAAATTCTATGACCGTGGTGCGGGAGACTTCCGTATCGCCGCTAAGACGTTTGTGTACGGTATTCCACCGCACCACATGGTCACAGATAGCCTGCCCGAGATTGAGATTGAGATGAAACAATCGGTGATGCAGGCATTCCGCGAGGCTGAGTACGACGCCAATAAGATACACGAAATCTTGTTGACCAAGATGATGCCGCGCATAAAAGAGATTATCAGGCAAGCGTTCGAGATAAAACTGAACCTGCCTTCCCGCCCTAACGGTAAGCTAGACCAATCTGCCGCTGACGAATTTGAGCAGAAAGCTGAAGTTAAGGACAACACATTTGACAGCACCCAATAAGGACTACTATGCCCGTAGAAGATAACGGTTCACAATTTAGAGAGATGCTAGAAGTTGGCGTCGATGTCTCCGTATTTAACGAAGGCTTACGTCAACTTGAAACTGCATATACGGACTTCCTGAATCGTATCAAGGCTAAAGGTGGTTCCGGGTCAGACATAATCGCTGCTGGACAGGTAGGCGCTCTTAACGCCCAGCTTGGTCAGTTGGTACAGACCATTGGCGAGGTTCAGAAGAACCTTGGTGCCACACTCAAAGATATCACTGGTGGTGTGGTCAGCACCCTTGAGTCGTTTGAGCGTACCATCGAAGAGAAGTTCACTGTCTCTTCTAAGGCGAGGATTAAACAGGCTGAACTTGAAGCCGATGACCGCATTGCCCAAATCAAGAAAGTCAACCGCGCTCTAGCTGAAGCCAACGCCGAAGCCCGTGCTGAACAAGCCAGCTTCGATGGTCGTAAGACACCGAACGCTTTCCCCGGTGCAATCCCGTTCAACATGCCAGAGAATGGCAAGGTTGAGCCGGAAGCCGCTAAGATGGCGGCGATGATTGAGAAGCAGCTTAATGACCAAGACAAACTAGCTGCTGCATATACCAAGAGTGTCGAAAAGAAGATGGAAGCCGACGCTCGTTGGATTACGAACTACGAGAAAGCACACCAGCAGGCAATAGCCCAGAATGAGAAGTTCGATGCTGGTGTTCGTGAGTCTGAACAGAAACAAGAAGAACTAATTGCTAAGTGGGTTAACTCTTATGAGACAGCCCATAACAGAGCGTTAATAGAGAACCAGAAGTTTAACACCAAACGGGCCGAACAAGATGAGCAGTACTATGCCCGTCAGTTGGCTCTGGTTGAACGAGAGATATTCCTTGCTGACCAAGCGGCTGCGACTAAGACTGCTGCTGCGGAGGCCCGTGCCCGTCTTCAGGCTAAGATAGATGGAGATGCTACCACTAAACAGGTAGCTGCTGCCGAGCGTGTGGTACAGGTTGCCAATGAGTTAGAGCGTCTGCGTACCGCACAGTATGAGGCACAGGTAAATATACGCCTTGCTATCGCTGCCAAAGAGTCTAACGAAAAGATAGCGATGCTTCGCCGGGAAGAGGCGATGAATGGTCGCTTCGGTTCCCAGACTCAACGTAACCTTGTTCAAGCATTAACAGCAGAACAAAAAGCTGACCTTGGCTTAATGGAACGAATCATGGGTCGTCTTACTAAGGACACTCCTGAGTTCGTTGCCAGTATGTTCCGTTTGGCTGCCACCCTGCAATTGGCTTATACAGTCATTCAGGCAATGACAGTAGCGGTTATGGCACTGCCCCGTGCATTCCAAGCTGGTTGGGAGTACCTGACCAAAGTCGAGGAACAGGCACAGGAACTACAAGGCTCTATTGCTGGTACGGTCAAGCTGTCCGAGAATTTAGCCGAGAACTTTAATATGTCCGCTAAGGCGGCAGAAGCTATCGTTCTCAAGTTCCAAGACATTGCGGCTAAAGACAATTTAAAGCCTGAGAATCTACAGGCTGGTTTCAAAGCCTTCATGGAAGGCGGTGGTGGGGCCACCGTTAAGACACTTGACGAAGCGACCCGCGCCACTGAGTTGTTTGCGCTGGCACTTAAGAACTCTGGTGTCAATGCTCAGACCACACGTAGTCTTATCTCTGAGATTCCTAAACTGTTGAACGACAGCATCACGCCTAGTTCTAAGTTGTTGGAAGTACTACACTTATCCAAGGATGAGTGGAGTAAGATTCGAGCAGAGGCACTAAAGCACCACAACCTAGTGGAGTTGCTTGAGCCTCGGATGAAGGCATATACGGCGGTTACTGCTGAATCCAACATGACCCAAAAGGACATGACGGAGACAGCCGGAAATATGCTCTCGCGTGTCGAGGGCATTGTTGCCAAGCCGATGTGGGATGCGTTCAACGCAACCCTTAAAGATGCGCTGGGTTGGTTTAAACAACATAAGAATCAGGTTGAGGCCATTGCCGGAAGCATCGGTCAGTTCATAAAGGACTTCTTTGACTTTGTCAAAATGCTGGCCGAAGCTAGCGGAGCTACGTTCCTACTAGAGGAAGGCTTCAAAGCCATTGGTTTTGTTCTACTCCTAGCTATGGAGTCCGTCGGTCTAATCATCGACGGTATGAGGGTGTTGTTCAACGACATTAAGTCATTGATTGCCTTCATAGCCAATCCCAAGAATTGGAACTCAGACGGGTTCAACCAGTTCATCGCTGATGCTCAGGCTAACTCTACTAAGTTCTTCGACAACTTTGAGAAACGTGCACTACGGATTAATCAAGCACTTACTGGTGAGAAGTTCGGTGGTCAGGATAATACCCTCAACCAACCAATCCTAGACGCACAAGGGCCGCCCGACAATACCAAGAACAAAGGCGAAAGACGCGACCTACGAGCCAAGTTAGAAAAAGAACTGGACGAACTTAAGCAACAGACACAGAGTGTGGTTCAGCAGCAGGAAAACCTGATTGCTACGCATAAAGTTACTGTCCGTCAAGGTGTGGATGAGATTGTACAAGCCCTCACCAAAGAGTGGTTGGGTGTGGACGCTTTGGTCAAGAAATATAAAGACCTTGCGAACACGATTAAAGACCCCAACCAACGTAAAGCTTTTGTTGAGCAGCTTGAAAACATTCAGCGCGACTTACACCGTCAGGAAAGTAAGCGTATCAACCAAGGCTTCACCGAGGCTGATACTGCCGACAAAGCTGTCGTTGACGAAGAGTCTAAGACACGTCTAGCTGTACTACAACAAGAAAGACAGCGTGAACGTGCTTTAATCAAGCAAGCTGTCAGCGAAGGACGCGCTCTACGCTCGGAAGGATTAAAAGCCGAGCTAGAAGACCTTAGCGACAACATTGACGACCAGAACCGCGAGTTTAATCGTCAGTTGGAAGGTGTAGCTGCTGGTACTGAGAAGTACAAGCAGATAATGCGGCAGAAGGAACTGGCTAACCAACAGTACCTTACCAAATACATCACCTATACTAAACAGATTCTTACTGAGCAGGACAAAGAGCTTCTTAACGCTAAGAAAATAGCAGAGCAGAAGAAAGTCCTAGACAGTCAAAATAAGATTACCGACTTGCAAAAGCAAGCCGATAATACTGGAATTTTGTCACGCCGTAAGGATTTGGAAGCTGAGATTGCTAGACTTCGTGCCCAACAAGCTAAGTCACTGGTTACCATAGCACAGGCTGAGTACGACATTGCTGCTGCCCGTAAAGCTGACCAGCAGGTTCTAGATGATTTGTTTAACAAAATCATCGAAGCCAAGAATGCTGTAAAGGAAGCGGAGAACGCTGCCGATAATGCGGATAAGCGTACAAAGACTGGTGATGCTGGTGGTACAGATGTACTACAGGGCATTCTCGGTGTAAGCCTTGATGATTTTGCTCATGCTTTTGATAGTGCAAGTGAAGGTATAACAGCTTTCGCTAAAGCTATCACTGGTGCTATCAATCTTATTCAAGGTGTGATGAACGCATGGTCACAAGGCAGTGCGTCTGGTGGCACACTGGGTGGTATCGGTGGTGTCGCAAGTATGATTGGTGGTATGCTTCCCGGCCCGGTTGGAGCAGTGGTAGGAGCAGTAGGCTCTGTATTTAGCTTCGTTGGTGGCCTCCTCACAGCCGCAGCCCGTAGGCTGGCTGAGAAGATGAAGAAGGAATTCGATGCCATCGTCAAGAGCTATAACAATGGCTCTATTACACTGATGGAAGCGATTAAGGAAACTGAGGCTAAACGCCAACAGGCCATTAATGAGCTATCAGGTAAGAAAGGTGGTAAGGATGAGCTTAAGAAACTCTTACCGCAATTCGACGATACTATTCAGTCACTTCAGGCTAAAGCCAAACAGATAATCGAGCAGTTCGAGCAGTCGTTGCAGGTTCTTAGATTGAACTCTGAACCGATGGAGCAGCTACTTAATACGTGGCGGCAAATCAACGACCAAGTCAAAGAATACATTGGTGCTGGCGGTGACGCCAATCAAGCCAATGAGTTTCTGTCTTTGAGTCTTAAGAAGTATCGTGACTCGTTGCTAGCGTCACTGTCTTCCGACGAACAGGATGCCATCCAAGATGCTATCCAACTCAATGACCTTCTCGACCAGCGCAACAAGCTGATTGACGACTTCAAGAAGAAAGAGTTCGACCTGTTAACGGCGGATTCTCTTGAGCAACGTCAGGCTGGCTCGGTGGTTCGTGGCAGAGAATTGACTGCGGCTCGGGAAGAGTTCCAGAAGCAGTTAGATGACCTTAACAACCAAATCAACCTGACAACTATTAAGGTTGAGAAGGAACGTGAGGTCTACAATCTTGCCACTGACATCAATGAGCTACACCGTCGGGACGAGGAACTTCAACTTGAAGCACTCGACCTGCAACTAGCTAAGGTACGAGATATCAAAGCTATCATCGAAGGTATCACCGAGAACGGTGGTGTGTTTGGTTTATCTGACGCACTGGCCGCGAGACTAGGTATATCACATAACACAACCAACAACATTAACGTTACAGTTACGGTTAGTGGTTTGAATGGTAGCGGTGGCTTAGGTGATGAGATTGCTGACGCTATTAACAGAGGAATGCGAGTTCTATAAATGCGTGATTTCAACGCAACGCACATAGATGCGAATTGTGAGGACGTTTCGGGCTTCCATGAGAACGAACTATTCTTCAACTGTATGTTCAAGAAACTAAATGGACTTACACTGAAGAACTGCGACTTAAATCGCAGCCAGTTCAATCCAGAGGAAGTCCGAGACGCTCTCGGATTTACTGTGACACTTGATTGTCATAGCTTTGCCGACGTGAAGTTAAATCCGTTGGCTTTTGATTTAATTCTCTGCCTGCTCATTAAGAGTGCAGGTAACGACACGAAACGTCGCAAGCTTGTGGATGTCATTGGTAAGGACAGACTACTCGCTTTGCTAAAGGAAATGTCTACACTGGAAGGTAACTAATGCCGTTAACTTTTACAACTACTGCCGCAGGAGCTTCCTCGGATTATATCCGTTACTTGGAAGGTAAAGCAAAGAAGGTGGATAAGCAGGGTCAACCGACCACGCTAGAATTCACCCTTGTCCCGGTGGATGGTTCGTTCGTCAAGCTGGTGCGCGGCAACTATATAAAGTTTGACACAGTCACCTATCCCAACTGGTTCACTGGCTTCATCACTAACGCCCCGGAATATGAATATCTAGGCACCAAGAGTGGTGTGCCTACTTGGGGATACCGCTACAAGGCAGTCAGTGACGAATATCTTTTAAATCTAAAACCCATCGGTCTTGTTCCCCCGTTTGTGAACATGACCATGGGAGCTATCCTACGTTACCTCGTCGGTGTGCTGGCTCCCGGTCTGTATACCACGACTGGTATCCTAGATGGCCCGACGATATCTCGGTATGTCCCCGACCCTGAGAAGACCTTTTCTCAAATCGTGCAGGACTTCTGCGACAAGGCCCAATACAAGTTCCGTGCTAACAACATGGCCTTGACGTTCAAGCCGCAGGACTCCGGTGCTATCGGTATCACGGTGGATGGCAGCAACAAACATTTCAGCCCCAACCTGCTAGACATTACGCCTAGCACTGACCCGGTGATTAACGAGGCAGTGGTTATGGGTGCGGTTGAGCCACAGAACTACATCAATGAGTACTGGTATGGCGATGGTCTAACTGGTACGTTCCCGCTGCTTGAAAGTATCTATGGTACTGACCGGACGCTACTTCTTGATGAAGTCTTCTCCGGCAACACTCTGGATAGCTCTAAGTGGACAGAATTTGACGATGCCAATGATTGGCTCAAAGTAGCCAACGGTTACTTGAATGCGTTGGGCGGTAACTTTGACCACGCTTTCAACCGTTATGTCACATCTGCCAATCTGATTCCACTTGAAGGTACTTTACGTATAACTCACGGTGAATGGGATTTTGTTAATACGGGAACTGTTAACCGTGTACAGGGTATTATTGGTGGGTTGTGGACTACAACACCTAACTACGGAGATGGCGCTAATAATTTCCCCGGCTGCATTTTTGGTATTCGCGTTATGCGTTGGAGTGATGGCACCGTTCATGTCACGCCATTATACAACAGTGTACTTAACGGAGGTCAAGACCTTCAAGTAGACACGACCAAACGGTATATCATCCGCACTATGTTAGTGGCTGACCAAGCGGCCAGAACCACTACAGCGCAGAACTATCTCAGTAGCTCTGGTGTTGTGACATCAGTCAGCGGTACAAATCTGTCAACTGCTGTGACTATGACCACAACCTTGACGGAAATAAATCCGTCAACCGGAGCGGTTACTAATACCACGACTTGGACTAGCTCGACCACGCTAAACTCTGCGCAGCTATATGCGTACTACGTCCCGATGGTTACGGACGACTTACATGCTACTGTAAGCGGAATCACCATCAGCAAGCCGATGGAGATATTCCTTGAACAGAAACCTAGCGGTGGCTCGTTCAGCACAAAGTATGTTGGCCCTAATGACCTAGATTCATTCGACGGTACACAACCTATTGCTACCATTACCAGTAGCAACAGTGGTGCCGTGACCAGAAGCTCTATGCTGGGAACTCGTCAGTACAATCCCGGCAGCGCGTCACTGACTTATTTCAAAGACACCACGAAACAGATAAGCTATGTTCCCGGTGTAGGCGAATTGATTCATCTTCGCTATCGCAGTGCAGGTGCTTCTACGGCCCGTGTCCGTGACAATAGCAGTATTAGTTCAGAGGCATCGCTGTGGGGAGACAACGGTGTTCGTAGCAAGGTATTTACCAAGCTCGACCCACTACCGCGTACTAGCGTAGACTGTGAAGCAACGGCGTCAGCTATCGTTGGTGATAACAATTATCAACGTTACCAAGGCTCGTTTACACAGGTATCCACGTTCTTTACGGCGGAGCCGTATTCCGGTGGAATCCTGAGCTTCACCAACTTACCTTCAGGATTGTTGTCAGTTCCGTCATTGGAAGTTAACACGGTTGAGACTGAGATGATTTCGTCCAGACCGTCAGAATTGTTCAGTCACAAATTAAGCTTTGGACAGAAGGATGTGGTTAATCGCTTTGTCAATCAGTATAGACAACCGACGGATGTATTCGCGCCGGAAGACTCTGCCGAAATACCTTCGTATATTAACCCGGCAGGTGTTGGGCTAGCGTTTGCGCCGGATGTTATCGCGCCTACGTTTACCAGCTTAACCTCTACTGACTTAAGCTTTAATACCAATCAAGCTGCACCGACTGTTCCTAACCTATTGCTTTGGACGCAAGCCTTCGATAACGCTGCGTGGTCTACGTCTGGTGGAGTTATTCTACCGACGATTACCGCCAATGCAGCTACAGCCCCAGATGGCACGGCCACTGCGGATGTATTAGTGTGGGCGGGTGCAACTACAAGTTATGGTATCGGCCAACAAATTACTCCTACGGCAGATATTCTTGTTGCTGGACAAAGATTTACTTTTAGCTGTTGGATGAAGGTGGCTAGCGGTACAGCTAACCTTTCATTGCTGTTAGAAGACCAAGCCTTTGGTTTTGTAACAACGACTGCATTCGCTCTAACAACGTCATGGCAGCGGTTCTCTATCACAGGAACGATGCTATCTACATCAACGGGCATTAAGGCGTTTTTGTATAACCCATCCAGTGCTGCTGCTACCTACCATGTGTGGGGTGCGCAGTTGGAAGCTGGAAATGTTTGTACGCCGTATTTCAAAAATGACGGCTCACGCACAACCGCTGGTGGTTTTGAAGTTCGCTATAGTGACGAATCTTGGGGGGTAGATGACGCCAAGAACTTAATCACTAGAACTTCTTCGCAGACATTCTCTATACCGCGTAGTGTACGCGGACGTATAGCTTATGTTAAAGCATATGATGCCCGTAACTACCTGAAGAATTCAGAGGACTTAACTGGTACGGGATGGAGCGTCAACGGTGCGGTGACTAGAACTAACTCGTCACAAACCGACCCTGACGGTAATACTTCGACTGTTACTTCAGTGGCGTTTCCGGCTAGTGCAGCGGCAAACATATTTCAGATTTCCACTGTTCCTGCACAGGGAAGCACTGCCTGCTTCTCTATTAGCATGAAAGGTACGGCGGGTAATCAAGTTCGTATCCGCATAGAATCTGAAACCAGCCCGTTTCCCGGCACTAACTTAACAGTTACGTTTAACGGTAAATGGCAAAGAGTTTCGGTATCTAATGCATGGGCAGCTAGTGACCCATATGGTTTGATTACTGTCATTGTTCAGAATTTTACTGGTGTAGCACAAACGGTTCTTATGACGAGAGCTTCTGCGGAAGCTGGTTCATCTGAGACAGTTTATTGTAAAACTCTGACGACAGCATACGGTGCTAACTCACGGTTTGCTGCCGGGTTGCGTTGTAGCTTTCCGTTGGTTCCGTCTGCACCTACCAGTGCGACGATAGATATAACCGATTACATCAATCCAAAGATTACTGTAGGGTTACCGACTAACCAACAGGACATCTGGGGTATTGAGGTTAGAGCCAGCGACAACAGTACTGTGTTGTATAAGAAAGACTTAGTAGCGGCAGAATTTAACCCAGTCATTACGGTGGCTGGTAACAACAAATTCTCATTAAGCTATTTTGTCTATTTTTATAATTTGCTGGGTGAGTATAGCTCTAGCTATAACGCGACTACGACGCTTCCGACCATCTTGTTGGAAAAAGCCACTACAGGTAAGAACGCTGTTTACAATCCTAGCTTTGAACTGAATAATACTGGCACTGTACACAATAACAGTACGTATTACACGACTGAAGCTATCTATCTCTGTGATGACTGGTACAATGAATCACCAAGCAATACGATGTGGAGATTCCATTTAGACAGTCCTTCGTATACTGGTGATACTTCAGCATCATATAGTGGTAACTACTCCTTCCGAGCGGAATTGAAACCCAGCTTGGCTATTCCTAACGGAACAACTAACTCTGAGTTTCGCGTAAAAAGTAACTTGATTAAAGTTACACCGGGAGACACAGTAGTTGTGGCCGCTAGGATGCGTTGGGATGCAAACACCTTTTTCCCTGCGGGTGTCAGCGCAATTCAACGTATTGGAATTGTTTTCCGACAAGCTGATGGTACGGATATCAGTGAACACGTAGCAGACCTAACTGGCGGTGTAGGTTGGACTTTGAAAGCGAAGGCTGCTGTAGCCCCGTCCAATGCTGCTTATGCTGAAGTTGAGCTAGCTGCCTTTGTTAGCAACAGCAGTGGTAGTACTTTCAATACCAGCACTAACATATACGCGCAGTTGCGCTGGGATGATATATATTTTGCATCCCAGTCTACGACGTTAGAGCATTCCGGTGTCAATACCGGAAATACTCCGAGTCCAAATCCGTTATCGCAGTCAGGTACGGCGACAACGATAAACGTATCTTCATTCTCTATATACTATGGTTTCGGCACAGTGTCCTATAACTCAGGCTCTATAACCGGATTGGCATATGGGGTTAAGTACTATGTCTTCGTTGATGACCCGTCATATAGTGGCGGCTCTGTATCTTATCAGCAAACCACTAATAGTCGTGACCTAACTAATCAGGAAGGCCGCATTTACATAGGCAGCATCACTCTTTCAGCGGGTGGTGGCGGTGTAGGTGGTGGTGGTGGTTCTGGTGCCTGTCTGGTTGCTGGTACACCCATACGGCTATTCAACGGTACGGAGAAGCCTGTAGAGACTTTAACGTTGGGTGACGTACTGATGTCTCCTTATGAGACAGAAGGTGCCGAATTCCAGAGCATGGATGTTGTTGAAGACGTACAGCTTTATCGTATCACACTGTCCGATGGTAGGAGCATTACCTGTTCCGGTAAGCATCACATTCTAGTCAATGGTTTGTGGCTGCGTGTCGAGGATGTGTATTGGCCGAATGCCAAGGTCTGGTGTGAAGGTGAAGAAATCGGTCTTCCCGCTACATGCGAGACGTTGGGTACAGGAACGGTGTATCGACTACACCTAAGCAGCCCCCATATTTATTTGGGCGGCGGTGTCTGGTCACATAACATGATTGACCCGAGTAACAAATAACTATGGCGCATGAAGCAAAAATTGTAGGTGACCCGGTAGAGTTAGCTGACGGAGCTATTGCGGTGACGGTTCGTTGTTGTGACGACCCGTCCACCGACTCTGTCCTAACTCTATATGGGTTACATGAACTTTCGACAAATGACGTGATTCGGCATGTCCGCGACCACCAAGCAAATGTCGAGATTAAACACGTTGCCAAGCAGCGAGGGCGGTTGGCAATCGACGCTATTAAAGCCCTGCAATAATAAACTAGGAAAAGACCTATGGACTTAAACACCGGGGTCACAATCGCAAGTACGATAATCAGTAGCGGGGCTGTAGGATACATTTACAAATCTGCTGTGAGACTTGAAGTTCTTGAGCGTCTCTTTGAGGAAAAAAAGACTGCGGTTGATACTCTAAAATCGAGTCACGACAATATGGACAAGCGCCTTGCTCTCGTCGAGCAAGCTGTGGTTGGCCTAAACGAATGTCTCCCAGAGATGCGGAAATTCGGACAGGTTGCAGAGCGTCTAGCCCTTCTCGTAGAGATGGGCAATAAACGACTCGACAACTTGGAAGAGAAGGCAGCACAGAAGTAAGTAGTTATTACTTGACAAACAGTACTTTTTATGTTATAATAGATACTGTTAGCAAGAATTCCACGAAACAATGGGGGTAGGTTCTGCACACTGTGCAACGACCGCCCCCGTCTGTTTGGAGATGAATGACTGAACCGCTAAAACGTGAGGAGCTACTTCGCCGCCAGCTTGAAAAAGCCCGGATGGAGCTAGCTGACCAACGTTCTTTGAATAAGCGGCTGATGCGCAATCAAGGGGTAAGCTTCGAGCAAGTTATCGAAGAACTCCGTAACTGTGCCAACAGCCCTGAACCGTTCCAGATTACTCCTGTCCCTGTAAGTAAACTCAAGGCGAAATCTATTCCCCCTGTGTCAGCGGGACACTCTGAAACGGCGACGTGTATTTTGTCAGATTGGCACACGTCAGAAGTAGTAAGAGAAGAGGAGTCAAACGGAATCAATGCGTATAACAGCATGATTCTATCCAATCGTGTTTGGGAGTTGGTGCAGACCATCAAACAGATTCTTGGACTCCATTTAACAATGTATAAGCTCGACAAGATATGGCTACCCATTCTTGGCGACATGATTAACGGGTCTATCCACCCTGAGTTGGCCTTGACCAACGATTTGACCGACCCTGCGGCTACTGTCCTTGCCGCCCGTCTACTCCAAATGTTGATTGTAGAACTGAAGGTTCTCGGTCTACCCATTGAGATTGACTGCGTCGTCGGAAACCATCCCCGTCTCCTCGCAAAGATGCCTACCAAACGGCAGGCTCACCTATCCTTTGACTGGATTGTGTACGAGATGTTGGCGGATATGTTCAAAGGTGACGACCAGATTAAAATTACCATCCACACCGGACAGCTTGGAATCGTGGAACAGTACGGTCACCGCTTTGTGGTTGAACACGGTATTGACGTGTCCAGCGGTAAAGAGGAGCAGATTGAAGACCGTCTCCGCGCCTTGTTTGATGACCCTGTCTATCGTAAGGCTACGGGCTTGAAAGGCTCGGCTTTCGACATGATTCTTCAGGGTAATATGCACAAGCCCAAGATGCTTGAGCGTACCATCATCAACGGTTGTCTCACTGGACAGAACGAACTTGGCATGGGTTGGCGATTGAAGCCAATCAAATGCATCCAGCAAATGTTCGGTATCAGTGAAGGTCACGTTACTACGTGGCACTACCCTGTGGATGTTACGTCCGTTAAGTCGGACAAAGCACAAAACCCCTTCAGCGATTATACGCGCTGGTATATGAAGCGTCACGGACGTTAAGGACTTGACAAATAAATGAGTATAGTAGTCGGATTCGGGTATAAAGCCCGAAATGGCAAAGATACAGTTGTACAGACAATCATCGAGAAGTTCGGCAAAGACTACGACATTCGTCGCTACGCCTTCGCTGACGCTCTTAAACGTGAAGCAAATTCGGCTGCCGCTCAGTGCGGTGGCTTTCCGCAGCTAATCGAATGGCTGCGTCGTGAAGTGGGACTGCCTGACTGGGTCGAGCTAGACACCAATCCAGACATGACTGACCCGCTATGTCCACTGGGTAAACACAGGAAGCTGTTGCAGTGGTGGGGTACTGAATACCGCCGCTCCAAAGACCCGTACTACTGGGTGAAGCAGCTAGAGAAGACCATCAAGGAAGATAATCCGATGGTCGCTCTCATCTCCGACATGCGCTTTAAGAACGAGTTCTACTGGGTCAAGTCCTTCAAAGAAGAGGGCTGGACAGTGAAAGTCGAGCGTGTGGGATATGGTGCTGACAATAACAACGAACATGCATCTGAGAAAGACCTTGACGGTATGCAGTTCGACGCGGTGATTTCTGCTGGGGATGGAGAAGTAGACCACCTGAAGCAGTGTGCCGTGGCGTTGTTTGAGAAACATATTAAGAAAGCATATGACGTTGACGAGTCGGAACTTGATTTCAGCGTCCCTATTGCAGAGGAGAAAAATGGCTCTAATTAAGAAGTATACAGGTGACACCTTCCGTAACCTAATCCGTCAATACTCGTTCGACCGTATGGCATACGACCCTCAGTACCGTCGTGCTGTACGCAAGGCGAAGGCCGAGAAAAAGGCTGCGAGGGCAGCCAAGGTGTCAAATGAAAAAGCTAGCTCTCCTTCTAGCTCTACTAGTGGCGGGTTGTCACGCCAAGCCACAAACGAAACCCAAGCCTCGTAATCAAGCCGCCCTATCCTCTGTTCAGTTGGTTATGGAACGAGAGGACGGTAAAGAGGCTACGTGTACAGCCACTATAGTTGGTTCCCACGCACTTATCACAGCCCAGCACTGCACGGCTGTTATTACAGCGGATATCAAAGTATCGGTAGGGAATTATCCAATCACAGTGGATGAGATTATACCTCTTAAGTATGACCAAGCTTTTATCCTTGAAAGCGGCGTAGAGTTCCCGGCGATGTACATAGCGCCGATGGACTTGAATAACATTCATCAAGAAGATGTCCTAAAGGGTTATGGTAACCCTAAAGAACTTACGAGAATGTACCGACAAGGTGTGGTCATGGGGTTTGATACCAAAGACGGTGTTCCATGCGCCATCATAGACATGCATGTTGCTCCCGGTGATTCGGGAATGGGTCTGTTTAAAGATGGTAAGTTGGTAGCCGTAGTGAGTGGAGTACTAGGGTGGGATGAAACCCCCAGTTTGATTCCGGTGTACGTAGAACGAATCGACGCTACTCCTGAGCAGATTAAGAAAGTAACAACCTATGCCGGACGTAAGTAATTATTTGAACGTGGTGCGCTCTGAGGCCGATAGCCTTAAAGCGCATCATGTTACCCTTAGCTGGTTTCGACTAGCTGAGATTGCCTTGTGCCTAGCGATTATCGGTGGAATGTACGTGCACAGTGTGCGTAAGGATGCCGAGAACCTAGGACGGTTCCAAGCCATGTTTGAAGAGTATCGGGCGGACTCAAAGAAGGCTGCCGAGGATATGAAGGCTAGTTTTGAACAGCGGCTTAAAGAAGCCGAGACTCGGAGTAAGACCGAGGTTGTTGTGGCGAACCGCACCAAGGACAACGATAAACATAAAGATGAAGTCCTGAACAATCAGGACAAGGTTCAAGCGCAGACTGACTTCTACGGGGCGTATAAGCGGTCGGTGGTCATCGTGCCGGAAGGCTTTACGATGGACTTGGACACGTTGAAACAAACCATTGTAGCCAAACTGGACGCTGGTACTTTGAAGGCGAACTTCGAGGACACCCAGAAGAACTACGAGTCTGCCAAGGCATCTCTGGCTAGCGCCGAGAAAGACCTAGATACACAGAAAGGCTTGACCGCGCAGTGCGATGCTTCGCTTGCGCAGTTGAAGAAAGTAAAGACACCTTCCAAATTCAGAAAGGCATTGGGCGATGCTTTGAAGTTTGGACTGGGTGTACTTGTTGGAAAGGGCTTGGGGGCACTATAGCCCCCTAGTCCAAAAGTGTCTTAAGGTTTCTGAACATTCTGTTCTTCGCCTCTCGAAACATCTCCCGCGCTATTGCCCTTCCTTTTTCAATCGAGTACTCCGTGAGTATCTCGGTGAACTGCTCTTTTTGTTCCGCTGACAACCCCTTCCCGAACGTCTTTATTTTCTCCGTCAATTCAGGACTAGGCTGCACCATGTGCAGAATTATCAGTTCGTGCTTCATCGGCCTGCTCCTGTTCGTAGGCTAGCTTTTCAGCGATGTCCCGCAGAACAAACGCCGCACGTTCTTGTTGAGCGCGTAGTTTACTATGTTCGTCACGGATGGGCTTTGCCTTGCGGTTGTGCGCGGCTAAAGCCCCCATAGACTCCTTGTTAGCTACGTAGTAGTCAACGCGTCTACGTGCCGCTGTTGCGTAATTACGAGCAGCAACCAATACCTCTTCTTCAAGCGGCTTCATCGACGTTCTCCTCTAAAGCAGGGATGTCATCCCGGTCAACCAAGATAGTATCCTGCCCCAATGCGCGACATAGATACATGTGGTGCCGCACCCTGAGACGCACTAGCTTACGTTGAATGGCGTCTCGCTCCGCAATGAGCTTGTCAAACTCCTCAGAGCCAGACGAGACTTTCTCCCATTCATTCTTAGCCTCTGTCTGCGACATCGCTTTGATATCAGCATCCAGAGGCCAATTCTGCGAACGCGGTTTAGCCATGACTAAGCCGCCTGTTGGGTCTGACCGGACATAGCGCGTTCACGCTCACGCCGACGCTGTTGAGCCTCAGAGAGCTTCCGGCGCGTCTCAGCGGATAGCCGACGACGACCTGTGCGCTTCTGCTTGTTTCGATTGTGGATAGGGGTAGGTGCTACGGGCTGTAGCTGCCGAGGGGCGATGAGGTCAGCCGCCTTGATGAGACGGTCTGCCTCTGCCCTCATTTGACTTGCGATTTCGATGGTATTCATATACCGTCCTTTCTTTAGGTACGGTACATTAGATGTGTCCCTGTGTCAAGGGTTGTATTTAAAAAGCGTCGCCGTAGCTGTAATCTACGCGGTCTAACTTCTCCAAGACCTTACGAATGTCCTTTGCCACTTGCATACCACAGTACGAACAGAACTTGTCGTAATAATTTCGTGGCATACCGCAAGGACAGCTATTTGGTTTGGGGTCTAATTCAGTACCACAGAGATTGCAGAACTTCTCCCCATTGTATCGCTGCACTACGCATTTGGGGCAGTACTTGATTCGCCTATCTACATAAACTGCCATATAAATCCTTTCCTTTCAGCGGGGTACTTCGCCGCTTCCTTCCTGCTTTTCCCCCACCGTAGAATAAGACCACCCCCTCGTTAGTAAGATACAATCGTTTTTCTGGTTCCCCAGCTACCGCCTTGCCATCCACCACCGAGGTAATAATTACTCATAAGGGTAGTCTCCTTTCTTGAACGCAGTAGCTACGTGCGCTCAATCTTCTCCACGGCCAGACACACTTCTAACGATAACTCATAGGGAATCAATGACTTGATTGCAGGGTCGTTAGACGCTTGTGTACCTGTACGTGAGCCTCTGGGTGCTGCCTCATGGCATGGGTCACCCTTACGGCACGGGGGCCGGAATGAAAACCCCTCTGGCATCTTGTGCCATAAATCTGTAGGCTTCATACGCCGTTCTCCATACTGGCAATACGTCACCGTACTACGTGGGAACTGCTTTAAAACCTCTACGTTCCGCATCATTCCACGCGGATTCTCAATCACCCAATACTTGGGGTTGGCCTGTTCTATGAGCCGGACAGTATGCTCTATAATGGCGATACCGTTAAGCGCCCCGTAGCTCTTGGGGGTCTTGTCCGGGTTCCAATGTTTGCTAATGGACTGTACGCTGAAAGCTGTACAAGGTGGGCTGGCTAAGATGATGTCACACTTTGGCAGTGCATCCACCATAAGGATGTCGGCACAGATATCAGGCTTGAACCGTGATTCGTAGTCCAGAGTGATGACCTTGTGCCCCCTATCCCTAAATGCCTTGCCCCAACCACCTAAACCACAGAACAGGTCTAAGACCTGTAGTGTCAGACCTTAATACCTGTCTTGTTCATAACAGCACGAAGCTGCTTTAGTTCTTCGTCATTCCAGCCGTTTAGATGAACCTGCGGCATAACCGACAGGAAGTAGCAGCGCAGAGCTTCTACCTCACTGGCACTGAGCGAAACCGCTTTAAGAACGTGTTCATCAAACGCCGCCCAAGCCCACGGGAAGGCTTCCTGAACCACCTGAGCAAGAGCATTGGCATACTGTCGAATCTCCCACTGAGCGTGAGAGTCCATACGCAGCCTGAGGAAGTGCAAGAGGTTGTGTAGGTCGCATTGCCAAACCCACTTGGTATAAATACTGAGGGGTAAATCAATACGCGCCGTTTCTTTAGCGATTCCAGATTCCAGCATGGATTCATAGTCAGCATAGACTTTCTTTACATTCTCCTCATGCAGATACAGGAACGTCTCCCGCGCTTCAGCGGGTAGCTCACCTTCTGAACCCTGCTTATTAGTCTTCCCCTGCCCCATAATCCGTTCAGCAGTGGGGGTATAGACTTCGAACGGTAGCTGCGTGTAGCGGCCTGACATCTCGTTGAGACGGGCGGTACGATGACGCACCCATTCCCGAGCCACGAAAATAGGCATCTTACACTCGAAGGTAAGAACGCACTGCTCGAACGGTGAGGTATGCTTGTTACGGAGCAGGTAGTTAATCAGCCCCTTATCCTTGTCCTCACCCTTGCTACCCTGATTGTAGGACACACGGGCCGCGTTAGCGATACTGGTGTCAGTACCTAAGTAGTCTACTAGAGTTACGTAGCCCCCATTCAGAACTGAAATCTGATGGTAAAGCCACTTCTCTGCGCCCGGATTGACGGGACGCTTCGTAATCCCCGCATCCACTGAGGGGCTTGCCGTAAGCATAATCTTCTCTTCCTAAAATTTGTATTGTGACTAATCCAGTCCCTTTGCCAAGAATCCCGATTTTGTTGGCAGCAGCGTAGCTCAGGTCTAACTCACGGCCCTTTACATAGGGGCCACGGTCGGTTATCTGAACCACTGCATCAGTACCAGTCTCCACGTTTGTTACTAGGACACAGGTGCCAAGCGGCAAGGTCTTATGCGCGGCGGTCATGGCATACATATTGAACTTCGTTCCCGAAGCTGCCTTCCTACCGTGATGAGGTTTGCCGTACCAACTCGCTCGTACCGACTTTAGGGTGGACGCGCCAAGTGTGGCGCACACGCCTAATATGAAAGCCAGTACGTAGGCGTTAACCCGGTTTAACAATACCCTTACCTTCGTAAGAGCATGTATCAGGATTAACTACTCTCTTGGCAGCCGGACTCGGCTTGTAATAACCTTCAGGAGAACCATGCAGATGCGCCGGGAATGGAATCCCTAGCTGCTTGCCTGCCCTTTGCTTGCACTTCGGACAATCAATAAAGTCCGTGGCCTCGGCTTCCTTAAAGGTTAGAAATACCTTTTCGGTTGTATGCCCCTTAGGACATGTAAAGTCGAATATTGGCATTGCGGCCAACTCCTAGAATCATGGTGTATAAACCCATTTGGAATATTTCCTTCTGCATTAGTTCATACCCATTGAATTTGAACCAGTTCTCAAAGTCTTCTTCACTGAAAGACCATTGGTGTTCACCCGCTGCAATCAGCGAGTCCACTGGTTCGTTAAGTGGATGACTGATGACTGCATAGTTTGCATTCACCATCCACGGTTTGATTAGTTTGAGCGGGTCTTCCATGTGTTCAAGGAACTCACACATAATTAGCACGTCGCTCGGTATAGGTTCCGCCTCAGTTACGTTCTTGAGGCAGGTGGTCATGTCAGGAAACCGCTCCTTGGCTTTATCAAGGGCAGGCTGACTGGCGTCAATACCAATAACCTTGCACTTGCGCCGTGTGAACGGGCCACTAATATCTGCCGTACCACAACCCAGTTCGACAACAACAAGCGGGTTGGTACGCAAAGGAAAGGTATGTAAGTACTCTGACAATGCTTCAGTGACCATCACCTGAGCGCGGATTATTCTGTCCCGCTGGATAGGGTCTTCACTGTACACACGTACTGGGATAGAACGATGTTCCTGAAATCCCTCGTCCGCTGTTCTTTGCTTCATCGACTGCACGTTTGATACCTTCTTCTAAGGTGATTTTGGCCGTCCATCCAAAGTGGGCAGCTTGCTTCGTATTGGCTACACGGCGTGGGCTGGACTCAGCCTTAAACGACAGAGCCTCAATGTGGGGTACATATCCAACCTCGTTAGCCATCTTCCGGGCCAAGTCCATAAAGTTAGTTCCTCGGCCCGTACCAATATCAATCGGCACACCGGACGGGAAGCATTTAATACCGTGCATGAATGCATCGGTCAGGTCATCAATGTGAACGAAGTCACGAACCTGTAGACCGCTACCCCACACCTGTAATGGATTCTCCTGCTTCAACGCCCGACCAAGGATGGCAGGGAATGGATAGCTCAAGGCTTGGTCACCGCCGTAGCCACTGAATGGACGCAGCATGACCGTTCTAATCCCTTGCTTGTCAAGGCATTTGAACAGTCGCTCACCCGTCAACTTCACCCAAGCATAGGGGTCATCCGGGTTATCCACCGCACAGCTAGTCGGCCAGACAAAGGCTTCCTTGGGTGGGTTCTCCATAACAAATTCTGCCACCACCATGTCAAGCTGTATGTCAGAGTATGTGTAGATACCACCTTTAAGGCGTTTATCTACGTCTTCAATATTCGCTCCAAGGTGGACAATTACGTCATAGTTGAAGACATCATTCGCGGCTCCGGCGACGAGTGACCAACTGCCAACTCGATGAACCCAGTTCTCAAATGTAGTATTAAAGAACCAGTAGTTATCCCCATCACGCATAGCATCATACTTAGGGTCTACAGACTCTACGTAATATCCAGCAGCCATTAGCTTAGGAATAAGATGGCGTCCAACAAATCCTGCCCCGCCAATCACCAATGCTTTTTTCATTAAAAGAATCCCATCCTATCAATCACGTCCTGTAGACGCTGGTCTAGTCGATGCTTGTCCCTAATCTCTCGTACTGCGGATGCTGACATCGCCTCAGCTTCTTCTGGGTGGTCAAGTAGATACTTAGCCATGCTTGCCCCCGTCAAAGCCGTATGGTAGTAGAGTAGCTGTCCGCCGGGAAAGAAGGATTGCATGTTAGCTTCTCCACCCTCGGGTATAGGTGTTACAAGCGGTACACCGCAGGCCATAACCTCTGTAACCTTGGTCACTAGCAGCCTAGACAGCGACGGCAGGTTTATAAATACCTTACAACGCTGGTATGCGTCTGCTAGGTTATAGGTAGTAGCAAAATCATTGTAGCTAAATGGTGCTTCAATCTTCTTTACGGGAAGGTGAAGGGTTAGCTGGTTCCAAAAGTCTTTACGCTTATCGTATAGATTACCAATGAAGCCTACATCATAAATCTTCTCTACAGGCCGTGGGTAAAATATGCTCACATCTACACCGAACGGCAACCACTCGCCATTGTACTTCTCCGCGTCCTGTATAGCAGGAAAGAAGTGTACATTCGCTAGGTCTTTGAACTTCTCAAAATCCCAGTCCCGGTCATCTCGGTGTAAGGACTCATGGTATAACGCAGCCATCGGCGCTAGGTCACGCAGGTTTGTATCGTAATAGCTGCGAACTGTTTCGTAACACCACTCCAAACCGCTGAAGATAATCAGGTCAGGCTTGAAGGCTATAAGCTCGTCGTAGTGGGGGAATCGGTCGTTGACATTAATGTCAAAGACTTCGTGCCCCATGCGCTTGAGGGTGTAGGGGATACCGCCAGCCACCGACCATGCAGCCCCCAACACACCCCCAACTCTAAATACTACTATCTTCATCGTTTGAAATTTTCTCTAGCCAAACTAGGTCTATGAGTTCATCTGACGCATAGATTGTTTTCATGATACGCTGGGCTACAACCCAGTCGTAGGCTATGTTTTCCTGACCCTGCTCACGGGCATACTTCTCGTTGTACTCCATAATCTTGAGTACTTCCATCAAGAATTCGCCGCGAGTTAGTGTTTCGTATGGGTCACGGAAGCCATCACGCGATGCGTTTATCAATCTCAGCCCACACCGTCGGCAAGCCGCCGTGCGAGTAAAGTAGATTAGCCTCGTTCAAAGTAAGGCCCATAGTAAGTTCTACGTGCGGATAGTCCTTAAGAGACTTCCAGAAACCACCCCAGTCCAGCCCTACCATCTTGGCAAAGTCGCCAATACGTAGGTAGTCTGCGGTGTTTGACCAGTCCCATTGGACACCCACTTTATCAGGGTCGCCGTCTTCGACGAGGTCAACGGCCAATCCAAAATTATGCCATGATTGTCCACCCCTAGCATTCGTAACGCGATTGCCCGGTGTAGTACGTCCTTTAGCATAAAGTGCGTCCTGTTCTTCTATGGTGCGCAGTCCCATGAAGGCTGCGAAGTATAGGCCATTAGCTGCTAACAGCTTGATTAGTGCGTTCGTCTTCAGGCGTACCGTCGGATGAACTTGTGCCAGTGCTTTCTGACTGGCTATCAGCATTTCTGATTCGCTGCTCATTTAGCTTGTTCTGCAATTCCTCAAATTCTTCAGCGGTGTAACTTGGCTTCTTGCGGCTGTATCCGGCATAGCGGACATACTTACCCAAACGACTCGGCTTCTGCTTCTTAGGGCGGTTAGCCTTGTCCCTGCACGGTGTGCAGAGGAAACGCTTATAGTTCGGGTCAGGATTAAACTCCTCACCATTTATGCCGACCGACACCATGACTTGCTTATGCTCTGCGAACATGTAGCACTCGGCACACTTCTGTTGGAAAACCTTATCGCCAACCGTATATCCGAATTCACTCTCGTCCATCGGAACATACTCAAACCGCTGAACTGACCACGCGCCTGTACCCTTGAACGCAGGGAATACAACCTTGGCTTGGTCTTTAAGCTGCTGAGTTTCCTCGGGGGTTGAGCCTAATAGTTCTGAGATAGGTACTGACGCTGGTTGCATTTAGATTTTCATTCCTTGTCCCGGCGTGGGTGGAACCACACTCGGTTCATTAAAGTGTTTGTCAAGGATTTCCTTGATACGTTGCTGACGAAGGTGGTAAGCGACGCCGCCGATAGCAGCGTCAATCTCTTCGGCAATATGCTGGTTCTTAGGGATAGCCATTATCGACCTTTCTTAATTAGAATCTTCATCATATGGACAGAGCCTTCGGTGGTCGAAATGACATAGACCAACCCGGTCAGCCCGACAATAAAGAAGTTGCCTTTGGTAAGGGCAGCCCACATGGTGCCCCAGATAGTCACCTGCATGATGTACCAAACTCCGTTGGAACACCAAGCGGCCTTGCGATGCTCGTCCGGGTCATTCTGATTGCGGGTGCGGCTTGACCAAGTAAAGGCCATGTTCTGGAAGTATCCAAGAACGCCTAGCACCGCGAGAAGCCCGACCGTGCTTAGAATATTTGTGATTGACATTGTAGAGTATTATAGCAAAAAATCTTTGATTTGTCAAGTAAAAAAGGCGGGGCTATTAACCCCGCGCTTTTTAAGATTCTGCTGGCGTAAAGTCCACGTAGTAGGCTTTACCAAGCTCGAACTGCTTGGCAGCTTCCTCGTTCACCGTTCCAAGTTCAATAGTTCCGCTTGGCGTTGCCGCGTAGAACGATTTGTTCTCGTCGCTGCCTGACGTTACAGGCATCAGTTTAATCGTCTGAACTTCGCCTTTATTAGCGTCCCAGTGTTTAGTGCGGGTGATACTGTTGACAATAAATTTAGCTCGTACTGACATTACTTCTCCAATTTAAATCCGCAATGAGTCTCTACGACCTTGCGCAATTCTAGTCTTTGTTTTTCTATAGTCACCGATTGATACGCAATAATCCATACCAATGTTAAGACTATAAAACACACGGCAAGCTGTTCTCCTACACCTACCTTACGGGACATACGCCGCCTTCACATTCCATACCATCCAGCATCCCGCCCTCGACAACATCGTCGTCTTGTATAGGCTTAATCTTACTGGACAGCTTGTCATATTCCTCGGCAGTGATAGGCTCTTTCGGAGCCTGTACGAAGCCATGTCCGCTGTACTTAAGAAAGCTGATAGTCTTGATTTCACTCAAGTTGTTAGCCAGCCATTCCTTAATCAACGGGATTTCCTCGGCCTTGTAGTACACGGTCACCGACACAGACTGGTCAGCCCAGTGCTTCTGTGCCATCTTGAGTACTTCAAGCTGCTTCCAAGTATCCCAGCCCGTCTCCACCGTGGGTGCGCCTTGCGGTGCTGCCACGTAGAAGTCCACTACATAGGTACGCGGGTCAACCGAACCGTCAAAGTTCCTGAGCGGTTCCATATGGTGACCAGCCGCCTTTAGCTTAGGAAGCTGTGGGTCGGTAGCTGCGAATTGTACGCGCTGGATAATGTACGGAGCGAGTGCGGCGTGGATTCCTTCTTCACCTTCGCAATCGTGTACCTTACCCATCGTGCCGGACGGCTTCACGACCGTATGGCGTATGCTTAGAGGAGTTCCAAGCTCAGTGGAGTACTTCCTGTCCTCGTCCAGAATCGCGCCATACACTCTGTCGAGTACGTCACCCCGGAAAAGTCGGCTGGAAAGACACCCTGTAATACCAACTCCCACACGCCTGTTTCGTTTAATGACTTCATCGCATAGTTCGTGATGGTAATTCTCAAGCGTAACCCTTTTACCAGCGCGGAAGCATAGTCGAGCAACTCGCTCAAACTCATCTTCTGATTGGAGATTACACAGCGGAATTTCGAGAAGGTTGCAGGGTTCGCCATTTTCAAGTGTCGCCTCAGCGCAGGGGTTTACACCCTCTGCGGTATCTTTCATTAACTCACCCATGCGTCCATACTTCTGGATGTTCTTACGGTTGACGATGCCATACGGTTCACCAATCTCGTAGGTCTTCCAGAACGACGGGTGCAAGTCTTCAATGTCGTCACAGACGACTGAATAGTTTGCACGGGCACGGTGGGCGGGTAGAGTCTGTAAATCCCACCGCTTGGCTTTAAGGTACTCTTTGTCCCACGGGTCACCGAGGATGATGATGGCGGAACGACGAACGTTACCTGCCACAACCATCTGACCAATACTGGTCATTACATCGGCACAATCTATAGGCCGTAAATGCTTTCCCTCGCGTCCCACAAGGATGGTGCATAAGTTCGTGACGAATTCGACGAGGGGAATCGCACCACTAGCAATTCCGCCAAAGCCTTTAATTGGCTCTCCAAAACCACGGAGACAAACGGTAGAGTAAGTAAATGACTTGCCACTGACGAAGAAACTTTCAAGGACACGTCGGGTGAGTTCACACCATCCTTCTCTACTGTCAGGGACAATGAAATCCGCGTCGTTGGTTGGCTTGTGGATGATTGTGACATTCTTCTTGACTTTCGGTAGTTTGCTTGAGAATCTGTGTTCAACGCTAAAACCGACACCGCCCCCTAGCATGAGCAGGTCTTGGGCTATCACAAAGTGATACCAGTCTGACGCGTTGAGATACCAGCAGTTGTTAAGGGCGACACCACCAATGCGGTAGTGTGCAGGGCTGCCTGAGAACCAGTAGCCCCGGCCAGCGAAGCCGCCCTTACGTTCCTTGCAAATCTTGAGGAACTCTTTTACTTCTGCTTCTGGCACGTTGCGGCCCCGGACGTTTCCGGCGACCGCACGTTCACAAATCTCGTCCCAGTTTTCTAATGTACCGTTATCCTTTCGGGCGTAGGTACGACGCATTACAATCTTGGCTAGGTTTGACCAAGGTTTCAATTATCTGCTTTTATTAGTTCGTTATATAACTGCTCGAACTTCTTTGGGTTGTCGAGGAAATACTGTCGAGCTTGAAGTCTTCCCTGACCAATACGTTCGCCCCCGTATGAATACCATGCGCCAGATTTCTTAACGATTTCTCGTTCAGCGGCAAGGTCGAGGACATTCCCCACTGAATCAAAACCACTGTCGAACAGCAGATTGACGGTGGCTTCTTTGAATGGGGCAGCTACCTTGTTCTTGGCAGCTTTGATTTTTACTTGGTTACCAATGATGACTTCACCATCTTTGACGGCACCGATACGGCGCACATCTAGACGGATACTGGCGTAGAACTTCAGCGCACGGCCACCAGTGGTAGTCTCCGGGTTACCGAACATGACACCAATCTTTTCCCTCACCTGATTGATGAAGATAAGGGTGGTGTTGCTCTTGTTAACTGCTCCGGTTAGTTTGCGTAGGGCTTGCGACATGAGCCTAGCTTGTAGACCCATATGACTGTCGCCCATCTCGCCTTCTAGTTCTGCCCGAGGTACAAGCGCAGCAACAGAATCAACGCCAACGACGCCAAAGGCACCAGACCTGACAAGTACATCGGCAATTTCAAGGGCTTCTTCTCCGCAACTGGGCTGAGAAACCAATAACTCATCTACGTTTGCTCCATTGATAGCAGCCCACTGGGGACTGAATGCGTGTTCAGCATCTATGAGAGCGCATTTCTCTCCGTTCTTCTGTGCGGTGGCGATGGCTCGAAGGAGCATCGTGGTCTTGCCACCCGCCTCTGGCCCGAATATCTCAATCACACGGCCACGCGGGAAACCACCTACACCAAGTACCTTTGTATCTATGTCGTAGATACCAGTAGCGATAGACGGTACAGGTAATGCTACGCGCTCACCTAGCTTAACGATGGAGCCTTTACCATATGTAGTTTCAATGGTGGCTACAGCGTCAGCGGCGGCTTTATCTTTGTCTGCCTGTGTGCGCGGCAGTTCAACCGCTATACTTATGCTCTTGCTCCATATAGCTGCTTGAACCTCAGCAAGAAGTTCTGTTCAGCTACGTAAGGTGACCACGGTTTAATGTGGAATGAGTAAGGTTCTACACCCATGCGCTCGACCATAAGCTTTAGAATCTCAGGGTCACCGGGACGAAGGTCGCGCTGCTCAGTGCAGAGCATACGATTGTCCGCTTCCTTAACGCTGGGATGCATCTCCAAAGGTAAGCCGTATTTCATGTTGATGACATTCTGCACGTTCTCTTCAATCTCGCGGTAGCCTGACATGGCGGTGCAATACTTGAGGGGACGGGGAATGTCAACAATGTAAGCTTCTGAGGCGTCATGCATAAGAAACTCAAACGCATATTCCTCAGGAACTTCAAAGCTGCCACGGACACTGTGTTCCGCAACGCTATAGAAGTCTCGTAAGTGTCCCGCGAAACGACAACCCAATGACAGTGCATGGGCTATGTCCTCGATACAGATATCCTCTGGGCGAGGGTCTAGCGGGTAGAACCGTTTGCACGTATACGTTGAGTAAAACGAGCCACGGTCTTGTGGTGTAACTATCATCGTAAGTCTTTTGGACGTAGGTACTTAGCGATGGGGTACATACCCCGTGCCTTGAACGCTAGTCCCATCTTTTCCTGAACTGTATGTTTCAGTTTATTAAATTTATTGTCCGGCGATTTGTCTTCCAGTAGCCCGATAATCTCTGCGTCTTTCTGTAGATATACCAGCTTGAAGAACCGATGTTCTTCTTTGGTGAGGACACGACGGGCCGCTAGTTCAAGGTCGCAGATGAAGTCTGACGGTGTGGCACGGACAACGCGGGGATTGAACTTACCGCCGTTGGTGCCTTCCCTTGATAGTGCCTTGTAGAATCCCTCACATGAATTAGTCCCGTGTGACGATTTAAGCTCGTCATAGTAGGACATTACTTTACGAAAGACTGAACGCCAGAACTCTTTTTTATTGCGTCTGGGCTGTTCCATTGGTCGCTGCTAGTTGTAGCAGACTTAGAAGGTCTTCCCACCGTAGCGTAGCCAAAGTGAGTGACCTGTTTTTACTATGAATAAGTAGTTTAAGTGCTTTGCTGTCCTTATACTTCTCGTAATGCTCCGTGAATATCTTATGGACGTTAAGAGTCTCACAGTTTTTTGCTTCGATGGCTAGGTCAAGGATACGTCGGGCGGCTGGCGACAGGATAACGTCTACCCCCGCTTGGCCCATACCCCTTGATTCACAGTCGCCGTCTTCTAGCTTGTACAGAAGTCTCAGGTCATCCCTGATTTTCTGTTGAAGCCGCCGACCCTTAGCCTTAGCTGAGGATGTTTTCAAAGCCTATCGTCGATACTTGCCAAGAACATACTTAGGTCATGAATACGAACACTAGCGTCAGTTAGCAGAGAAGGAATAGTATCCTTCTGCTTATCTGTACAATTTTTTGCCTCCGAAGCATACGTAGGCAAACCTAGTTTATTGACAATACTTAAGGCAATCTCGGTTGTCTTAGCAATGTCTTGGTTCAGACGCCGTGACTGGTCAAATACCGTGTCAGGCTTAATCGTCTCCACCTTCTCACCAATAATAGCGGTAGCGGTGGGATATTTTTTATCGTACATATCCAGAATCCTCGTCTATAACTGTTTTTCCAATGTGTTTGTTGGACGGTCGGTTCTCACTGCCGACCCGTTCTCCGGTGTCTTTAATCACCTGTACAGCCCGGTCATCCCAAAGCTGATACATACTGTAGTCTTTATCACACCTGACAGGCAGAGCCTCACCAATATACTTCAGGCACCACTCCTGTACATGCTTACGCTGGGCTTCAATGTCCCAATTGTCAGCGGTGCGAGGACTCACACGGGCGGTTACGATATGTACAGGAATACCTAGACTACGCCAGCGTTTAACTCGTTCGACCATTGCTGGGATAGGGCTGCTATCCGCGTCCATGGCCAGTGTACCGTCGAAATCTACTCCAATCCATCCCATATTCATCGTGGCTCCACAAAATGTGCTGTACTACGCAGTTCATCGGCCTGATTATCACTTAATCCTAAACGAGCCTGTGCATCAGGAACAATAACCTCTTTGAAATACTTCATCTCTTCTTCAACGGTATTCTGGCCGCTCACCCATTCAACTAGCTGTTCGCCATTCGCAGTCGAGCAACCACCGATTACTACTGTAGCTTTTTTATTCATCCTCATCTACTTCTACTAAGAATCTAGGCTGAACGAATACGGCGTATTTGATGTTCTTACCTTCCTCAATACCGAACAGTGTGCAGCGAACACCTTTTCTGGTGTACTGCTCTCGGGCGTACTTCATCAAGGCTTCGATGCCTTCCTTGCGGAACTCCCATACTGTCGCTCGATTCTCTTCTCGAATCGGTATACCGTCTACAATCTCTCCCCAGACCCCTGTCTTAATTCCCTGCCTGTCGGCCCAACTCTTACGTCTAGGGAGCATACTTATCGTATACGTACCTCGCGTTCCCTATGACCCCGGTAAAGCCGCATGAACAAGAAGCGTCTTGTCCTTGCGGATTAACTACCAACTCACACTCGGACGTATGTACCGCGTAATTACTCATCAGTGCCATTGTGTCTCGGAGTGCTTCAATATCTTTGCGCGTATAAAGCTGGATAATCTTTGCCATTGTAAGGTGAAAGGGGATGCGACCAACATCCCCCTTCGGTTTTTTCCCATGTAACACAACGTACAACTTGGGGGCGAGTTCCCCCCTTCTTCAATCTATTATACCACAAAGTGCCTTATTTGTCAAGCACTTAATTGCGTTTATAACTAAATTTCTTACCGAACTTCTGGGTAATCAAGGCGTGAGAAATGGCGTTAATCGCCTGTTCTACGTCTCGCTCCCGAGTATCCTTACCTTCACACCATGCAAAAGGAATGTGGAGTAGTTCATGAACAATGGTATGTTCCACAGCCATCTGGTCAGGTTCACCATATCCGGCTGGGTCAAAGAACTTAGGGTGAAGAATCTTAATCAAAGCACCACGATGTTCTATGGAAGGCTGACATTCTCCAATACGTTCAGGCGCACCCATATGACAAGGCTCTGCCCACGCTACGTGAATCTCCCAGTCGGCCAGCTTGAGTAGTCGTTGCCATTCTCCGGCGGTATCCTGAAGCCACGTACCCTCATAGAACGGGACGGCTTTCTTCTTCGCCTTGGCCCGTGCTACAGCGGCGGACGTACCCTTAGACAGCTTGCTTTTCTTCTTCAACTTGTATACCCCCAAATGATGGCTTCGGTAGGTTATCCAACTCATCAGGGTTGAACTCACGTACCGTGCTGATATGTCCTTCCATGAGCAGGGTAGTGATACCACCCGGCCCGTACCTATTCAAGTCCACCTTCACCATCATCTGTGGTTCAAAGGTAGACTCTGTGTCCATGAAGCCAAAGAAGTCATTGTCTTTAACCTGCCCGATACGCTTCCTGTGTAGGGCAATCATAGAGTCTACATCCTTTTCTATGGCTGAAGAACCATGAGCATTTCTCGCACCCACGATTTCACCTTCTCGAACTCTGTTGGGCTGCACCACAAGCAATATGACAATTCCAAGTTCCATTGCCAGTTCTTTAAATTGCTTCGTGATGACACTGGTTTCCTGAGCGGAATGGTCAATTGAGCGGCACAGCAATTGCAGGTTATCGAAACATACGACTTTAATTCCATACAATCGAACGGCGCTTCGTATTGTATCGAACACGACATCTTTACTAACCCCTCGGGTGTACCCGAAAAGAAGGTCGGCATCTCGTCCAAGGGCAATTTGTTTAGCTGCTCGTATACTGTCTTTACAAAGTTGACTCCTGCCGGGAGTGTCGTCTGTACTTGTAACAAAACTGCACCACTTTCTAGCAAGACGTTTGGGTAGCATCTCAAGGCAGTACATCATGCAAGGGATACCCTGCTTGACGTAGTAATCCAGCCAGTTGAGACAGAGGGTGGTCTTGCCAATCTTACCCTCAGCGATGATACCGATTAGGTCACCCCACTCGGCTCCACCCAGTTTGTTGTCAAGTGATTTCCAAGGTGTCTTGAGTGTCGGTTCTAGGGTGCCACGCTGTTCTAGCTCGGCCTCAATCTCGTCCAAGGCTGCAACGATGTTGCTGACACCTTCAACGGGAAAGGGCTTGGCCTGTGCCAGTAGGATAGAGAACTCTTCCGGTGTGCCCCCAGCCTTCCACCACTCATTGATATCCTTGACCGCAACCCCGTTAACCTCGGTCGGTAGAACCACGTTAACGCAGCGTTCAAGGCCGATACGCTTGGCTATTTCCTGAGCAGCCTTCTGCCCTACCTTGTCATTGTCATAGAGGAGATAGACCTTCTTGGTCGCCTCGACCACGCGCTGAATCCACGTTGCCTTCTTGACGTTGGCACCGGGGACACCGACCACGTTGGACACATGGTTAGATAGGCATGATAGACAGTCTGCCTCGCCTTCAACCATGATTAGCTCTTGAGTCTCACCGATACAATCGGCGTTGAATAGCCCAGCCTCACGCCCAGCCAACGCTCGGAAAGCCTTCTCCGCAGGAGGCAGGGAACGATACTTGACGAAGGTAACATTCTCCTTAGAGATGTAAGGAATGACTAACCACTTGATAGAGTTGAACATCTCAACCCCTAGCTGGTACTTCTCAATCACTTCGATAGAGAAGCCGCGTTCACCAACTAGATAATCAAGTGCCTCTTCATCATCCATTAACGCTTTATGGAACGCAGCGATGTTCGGGATTCGCTCCGGTGTTTGCAGGCCAGCCGATGCCTCTTTCATGGACATCACGCCCTGCAAAGAATCCCCTTGCTGCTCCATTAGCTTGTGTAGGTTCCCTGCCTCATTGCATACAAAGCACTGCCACAGACCATCCTTCTTATCCCCGCCAACATTGATATAGAACTTCCAATTGTCGTTGGGACAGAAAGGACACTGCCGAATTTTGATTTGGTCTACGCCACTCTTTTCATAGTCCCAGCCTTTGGATAGGACATAGTTAAGTGTGCGTGACTCAACAGGAATTTCTGTTTGCATTCACTCGGTCGTAAATCTTGGTAAGACGTTCTAATTTATAAGGAACGTCAGCGAAGGTGTGATTGTATTTACCATGAGGGTCAAGTAAAAACTTTAGTTCATTTACGGTAAAGTTACGCGACCCCATCTTACATAGTTCTTCGTATTTGCGCTGTGCTTCACGCTCTGCTTTACCGAACTCTCGTTCCCAACGCTCTTTCTCTTGGTCGGCGGCCCAGTCTAAAATACTTCCCATGTTACCTCACAGTGATGAGTCGATTTCATCTACGATGCCTTCTTCTTCCATCTGGGTGGCTAGGTTACGCAGTGCCTCAGCACTGGTCTTACCTACGCCTACCGTTCCATCGTGTAAATCTTGGCCGTATAGAGCGCAGACCTGATTCCCTTCTCGAAATAGAAGTACTGCTGTTTGCTCGTTCATTGTCCCACTCCTACCGCCTTGGTTAGCTTCTTATCAATCAGCGCCGATGCTTCGCCTCGACTGAGGTTGGGAATCATAGCTAGAATCTGCGGGTCGTACTTATACAGTTGCTTAATAAGTTCTCTTTGGGGCGTGGATATTGTATTCTTGTGCCACTTCGCCTCTCGACGCAGCAGCTTTAGTAAATGCCTACCGTGTATCTGCACGAAGTTGTCCGCTTGCGTGAACGCTTCTTGCAGGTTCGGTAAGTCTTTGATTTCAAACGTGTTACCGTTTACTGTTCCCTTTACATTCCACTTATCGAGCAAGTCTTGAGTAAGGGAAACGTGTTCTTTATTGGGTAGGTTGAGTGCGTAGCCGTCGTTCGATACCTTCTGCCACCGTAGCTTACTGTTGGTGGCTACCTCTTCCGGTATCTTGAACTCGAATAGCTCGACCTTTTGTACCTGTGCCTGAATGTCGTCAACAGTTTCAATCTTGTCAACGTCCAGCGATGGGTACTTCTCTAAAGCCTCATCAATCTTTTCCTTGGCATAGACAATCGACTTACCTTTAAGGTCAGTCTTAGCCCCAAGGCCGAAGAGAGAGGCCAGAGTTACTAAGGAGTGGCGACCAGTATTGTCCACCACGTCCATTAGTATACAATCTTTTTTCGGAATTGTCAAGCCCTTTGTTTGGGCTTCTAGTAAACTTATTCCGTCGGGAAAGTCGGGAATCCTAGTTCCGCGACCAGCCATTTGTACAAAGAGTAGTTGGCTCTTTGTAGGTCGGGCCATGATGACGCAACCAATTCGCCAGTCGTCGTACCCCTCAACAAGTACTCCACAATTGGTGAGGACTTGGAGTGCCCCAGACTTATGCAGACGCAACTTCTCTCGTCTATCTGGGTCTGTTCCCCAAATAGCTTCGGCAGATACGCCATAAGCTTTGAAGGTGTCAGCGAGTCGTTTGGCGTGGGCGATATCCACACAAAACGCGATTGTTTGACGGGATTCTCCACGTACAAGCCAGTTCTGTACAATGAGATGGTTACGGGCATCCACATTGACGGCGGCTTCAAGCTCTCCTGTTGCAAAGTCTCCAGCCCGGACATGAACTCCCGATAGGTCAACGGTGGACTGGACTTTGAATCCTCTGACATCAGAGAGCCAACCATCCTTGATAGCGTCAAGGATGGACATTCGGTATATGATTTCGTCATAGACCTGTCCTAATCCCTGCCCGTCCCCACGATTCGGTGTTGCGGTAACTCCGAGGAGTAGTTTCCCAAGAGGTAACGAATCTCCTGTAGCTCCATCTCCGAATCCGAAGTGGTCGAACACTCGCTTGTATGTTGGTGCAATGGCATGGTGCGCCTCGTCACAGACGACCGCGTCGAATGCACCGGGGCTAAAACGCTCGATTCTCCGGTTTGCAATCGAGCCGATACTTTGGACAGAAGCAACCACGACATCGTCGTTATTAGAAGCACTGCGCTCACCCATCTCGACGCCGACGCGAAAGGACGGGTTCCAATGAGAGATTTTATCAGCCGCTTGGTCAGCGAGTTCCTCGCGGTGTACGAGGACGAGCATCCGGTTGTCGAAGCAGTGGTGGGCTTTGAGGTTGGCGAAGACGGCTGTTTTACCAGTCCCGGTAGGTAATTGAATAAGCTGTCTTTGTATTCCATCCTTTAACCTCTGTTCGGAGATGTCCAAACAATCAACTTGGTATGGGCGTAGGGGCATTAGTAATCGAAGTCATCTTTTTGTTGCGCCCACTCTTCAATGTGGGCTTGCTTGTCGGTGCTATCTTTAAAATCTGCAAAATCAGGACGACCAGCAGAATCCCTGACCACAAGCCAGTCGTATCCTTCAGCCTCTATTCTCTTATCATCATAAGAATCGCGGCCAAAATAACCATTACAATAACCATGTAAAACTCTACCGACGTTACTCATAAGTGCTCCTAATAGTTGTCTAGACCGCAGTCAAGGCATTTATCGAGCAACGCGCCTTTTTCCCATCGTTTATGGGGACAGGTCTTCTGTGCTTTGTACAGTCTGGCGTATGCTTTCTTACGTCTTACTTCTAACTGTTCTTGGATAGCGTCCAAAGCATCTATTACTTCATAACATTGTTCAAGAGGAGTCTTCATAGTCGCTCCTTAGTTGCCTCACCTAGTAAGCTGGGTGTAACATATGGTGCATTGTAGCAGACAGGACAATTTAAATACCTGTAGTACATCTTGTTGCATTTATTGCAAAAGAAACCACAGCTATTCCACCACAATCTAACTAGCCAACGTTGACCGCACGAATCAATGAATGTGTAGGTGATATCTTCACAGTCTACTTTTAGCATCACTCACTAGCTCGGGCGGGTAATGGTCTTCTAGGTCAGACCCGCAGCATACAGTAGGACAGATGGCGAAGTAAGGTGCTTCAGTTGCTTCGTCAGGGAATTTATCACATAGACGCGACAACTCCTTCTCCATCATGTCGTAGTCATAGTCCGAGATTACCGGGCGTGAAAAGACATAGTAAAGGATACGGTTGATGATACACTCTTTACGGAGCCATTCAATACGCTGACGGACTGTGTATGCCATCTAGATTATCTCCGATAATAGCTTATGAACAGCCTTATAGTTCTCGGTTACCCAAATATCTTGGTCGGCATGGGCTAAAGTGATAGCTGTAAATTCATCACCGTCGAAGTTAACAACGGGAAAAACAGCAACTATCATAGCGGTATTTATCGAAATGGGAACGTCTTCTTTAACTCCACCATTTCTAGTTTTTCTTTGATGAAAAACAATCATCGTACCGTCCTCTTGGGCTTCCACCCATTAACACGCAGAATCTTTATACCTTCGTCGGCGTTCACCGGGTCATCCGGCTTGCCAGATTTGGCGAGAATGATTACGTAGCGACTGTGTATGGCTTCGTGGCAGTCCGAACAGACCGTCACAAGGTTGAATGTGGCATCTGGCCCACGTTGAGAGCGGAACACGATGTGGTGGGCGTGTAGGTCTTGTCTGAACCTGCACACCCTGCACTTCCATCCATCACGCTCATGAACCAGTTCACATAGTTTCTTGTATTCTTTTAGGGGCAACCGGACACGACTGCGTTTTGACCCCATTGTTTACATCTTCCATTCCGGTTTAGGTTTCGGGGCAGGAGACGGCTCGTCTTCCTCGTCTTCGTCGTCCTCATCAATCGGGCCATCACCATCCGTGACGGTGATGTGCTTACAGATAGTCTTGCTGACCGCTGCTGCACCCTTAGCCAAGGTGGACACTTCGGTGGGGCTTAGGTCAAAGCCGCTGTGCATCATCTCTTTAGAGGTAGCATTAGCTTGCGCCACGGTAATCTGTTTCAGCACATTCATCATGGCCTTGAACTCAACCGCGTCAAAAATGGTGTGGACATTACGTCCGTCGAACTGGGCGATAATCACTTTGCTTTGTACCTCTTAAGGATGTCAAAATAATTGAAGCGTACATCGTCACCGCAGCGTATGTGCAGGGGCGTACCTGCTCCGTTACGTAAGCGTGAGAACGCCTCGTCAAGTGCTGAGTTCTCGTCTAGGAAGTTCGCTTCTTGAACTCCACCTTCATAGATATACCGCAATGCCCACTGGGTCATTGACTACTCCGCGTCGATGATTGCGTAACTGTCTTCTTGTTGTTCTCGAATCTGCATCTTGGCTTCATCTAGAAACATCGGGGCGATTACGTCGGCCAACAGTGTGCCGTCGGTCGCCTCTCGAACTTCTCCATCAGGCAGGACGACTTGACCGTAGAGCATCCGCGCCATCTCTAGCGCGTTAGCAATCATCTCAGCTTGGGTGTCCGTGACACGGAAGTTACACCAGCGAGTGGCTTCAAGTCCCCCTTTCTGGCGAATTTCGTTGACACGGGTGCGAACCTTATCCAGCGTCATGTCCGCAGACTGTGCAACCAATTCTTTGATTTGTTCAGCATTTACTGCTGGGTCAAGGGCAAAGATTTCCTTGAGCTTAGATAGCTTAGAGGCTTGGAGTAGGTCGCGGTCGATACCTAACGCTCGGCTATTGTCTACGATTTTGACGAGGTAGTAGGCTTGCCGCTCCGACATGTCCAGCCCGGATGATTCCAGCCACTCACCGAATGACTGGAAACCAAGCAGTTCTGGGTACGAGTTCGCACGGGCTTCGGACAATAGCTCTCCCAGATAGAGCATATTGTCCACCAGTGACGACTTGATGCGCTTGATTTCGTTGGTGACTTCTGATGCGCGTTCTTTACTAATCGTTAAGGCAGTGGTCATTTCCAATTCCGTCCAGTTGGAACGCATGAAAGGCTGTAAATACCGTTCCAACGACCAGTGCAGACAAATTCCAGTCCACTCTCTTTGTCATGTACCGCACTCACAATCAAGTCCGAGATAGGAGCGTTGATATATTCCTGTCGTTTTAGTTCAAACCGTGGCCCCTGTTCTGCACGGGCTACACTGTATCCTACAACCAGAGCCAAAGCAAGCCCTAGGATATACTTAAGTTTTTTGTTCATTGAAGCAACCTCTAATCTGGAAGATTTGTTTGGCTTCCTCTAAGCTAATCGGCGTGTAATCAATGACTTCCACAGATACGTTGAGATAGTTGGGGCCGAAGTGAAGCGGGGATACATTGTTGTGGACGTGTCCGTGGATGTTTACCCCGCGCCCCATCAGACTCTCAGGGTGGACAGGGATATGGGACAGCAGCATATTGTCTAGTAGCCGCGTGGCATATATCTCCTCGAAGAACGGTAGATACAGCTTGATGCTGTGGTCATCGTGGTTACCCCGCACCAGCCGTTTGTGACCATTGCAGCGGCCCACCAAGGGGATGTCCCGCTTGTGCATAGCCACATCACCCAGATGGTATACCTTGTCCTCAGGCTTGACCACCTTGTTCCACCGCTCAATCATCATCTCGTTCATCTCATCGACAGAAGCAAAGTCACGAACCTTACCGCCGTCCCGAGTGGTGAAGTTGAGGATGTTAGCGTGGCCGAAGTGGGTGTCAGATACTAGAAAGATGTTAGCCATTGACAGACACTTTCTCCTACACCTTTTAAAAGGAAGAAGCTAGCCGTACCAGCACCACCTAAAACTAGTGTTAGCAGCACAGCCAGCAGTGTTGCAGCACTTCTATATATCACTCTGTCAGCTAAGTCGCGTTTAAGGAAACTAGACTTTATTTCGTAGCCAAAGTGTCTATCCATGAAGAAATTACCAAACGGAAAAAACACTAGGTAAACTACAAAGAACACCACGACTACCGATGTAAGACCACAGAGGAATGTACTCATCGGTCATCCTTATAATCAGAGCCATCACAAAACGGTTCAAACTCTAACTGGCTCCTGTCAATAAACGTCTGCGTATAATGTCCGTTGATACCCTTGAACATGAACCAGAGACGCTTACACGCTAGACAGTCAGCCGTTGGTTTACGCCATGCTGCATAACGTGGGTGCTTTTTACAGAACACTTCTACTTTAATCATAATATTTGGTGGTCAATGTAGGAATCGAACCTACACGTCCGAAGACACTAGCTCCTAAGGCTAGCGCGTCTGCCAATTCCGCCAATTGACCGTGACAGGCTTACGCCTGTGCTGCGCCGTCGGCTTGGTCTAGTGCCTCAGCTAGCTCATCGGGGATTTCGATTTCAACAATCTCTTCCTTGATGCTAAAGCTGACGACACGGTACACATCCATGTCTCCATTGACCGGGATGACAGCGATGATGTTTGCATTCGCTTCTGCTAGCGAATTTAGTCGCGTATCCAGTGCTTCGCCCTTAACAATCTCGGACGCGAACACCTTGCTACGCTTAATAGTATTAGTCTTGGCCATTATTTCCTTACAGCAGCGAGTTAACCGCCGCTAGCTTATCGGCAATCTTGCCGCTTTCATTGTGGACAGCCTCAGCCGCCTTCTGCAATTCATCCAGAACCGCGTGTTCCGCTTTGTGGGCGGCTTCGATGGCGATGACCTTGCCTTTGGCTTCGAGAATCTGCACTTCGCGTTCAGCAATCTTAACGAAGGCTGACCCCTTGGCTACGGTCTGTCCGGTAACTTTACGGAACAGGTTGCGGAGAAAATTAAAATTAAACATCTATACACCTTCAGTGTTGGGTTGTACTAAACTTATACTCGCTGCCGTGGATTCCCCACTTTATCCACCACGGACGCCTCTTCATTCACACCGTTCGAGGCTAGGTCTGTGAAATACGGCCTTGCGACCGCCCGTCTAAACCTAGTGTCTACTTTTTCCAACCTTATCTACCCCCAACCAGTTCTGCGTAGCAGATGTATACGTTTTAGGGAGAGCCACAGTTGGCATGGTCTATTGCACCACAGCGAGTTGATATGGCCATGACGTAATCAGCAGGACATGCTGCGACAGAGGACTTGGCCGTATGACGTTGGTAGGCAGTGTCTTATTGACGACTCCACTTATCACGGTCTTTTACCGTGCCTACCAAAATGGTTCCGTAAGGGCTGAGTTCCACGTTACTTACATTCCCTCGCTAGCAAGGGCAGCCACCATGTTATCTCAATTAAGCGGAGTTTTACCGCGCTATCCTCTTACGGAAATTTTGTGCGGGGAACAAGCGACTACAGTTGTTTTGGTTTTCATAGGCAATGAAAGAAGTAACTGTAATCTACACCACCGCAACTAAACTTTTATACACGGGACGGCTAATCTTAGCTGTTATGTACGATTCAATCGGTTCCAAACCGTAGATTTATTCTGACCGGAGCGGCTACGGGTCGCCAGTCAGCTACATTACCGAACTACCTGCCGTTACACAGCCCGTGTATCTTGTTAGACTTCTACGTTAGTCGCAGAGTCAAACTCTTGGTCAACTGCTTCGTCCGCAGTCTCCGGCGTAGCTTCTTGTGCGCGTTTGACGAACATCTCGTACATCGCACCGAATTCACCCGGATTCTGAATCTTACGCAGTTCGACAAAGGTCAGTTCGTAGTAATTGCCCTTCCGACCCTGTACCGAAATCGGCTGCATCTTGAAGGTAAAGTCATAGATGCTGCGAACTTCGCCCTGCATCTTGAGCTTCAGTACTTCACGGAAGATTGCCGCCTTGAGAGCCTTCAGTTGGCTGATGCTCTTACCGCTAATGGTAATCCAGTAGGGCAGCCCCGTCTCACGGTCAATGAAAAGCATCCGTGCTTTCTCTTGACAGTCGGGCTTCTTACCTGTCGAGCGGTAATTTGCCCAGTTCTTGGGGCCGAAGTCACAGGTCGCACACTTGGGGGACTGTGGTGCCTGCGCAGTCGGAGACGGAACCACACCATCGTCAGAGCGACACAGAGGTTCCGCGCCTAGCTCACCGCCCGGTGGGAAGAGTACTCGTCCCATGCGGATAGCCAGAGGCACAACCTGCATGGACTCGTAGTTGGTCTTGGAAAGCGTGTCAAACAGCTTCCCTTTGACCGCGCCTTCGTCCGTGGTGGTGTTCTGTACCAGCTTCATCTGGGCTGGTTTGAGATAAAAGTCCTCAAGACCTTCGCCAGCGACCGCCAGAGCAGTGCTACCAGCAGGTTGAATCTTTACTAAATCGGACATTGCAATCCTTTCTCGATTGTGACAACATTATAGCACGAAATGGTTTATTTGTCAAGTTAAATCTACCACCACAGGGCTGTTTACTACCGAGTAAATCTCATTCACCACGGAAGCATTAACAAAATGCGTACCGTTAAAGAACTGTTCCCCGGCAGAGCCGTGAATGTGCCCGAATACGTGCAATTTGGGCTTAACCCTATTTACAACGCTCATCAAATCCTCACAGCCCACACGGTCGTGCTTTCCGAATGGCCTGTCCCCAAAACCATACGGTGGCCCGTGAGTGATAAGTACGTTGGTATTGTCTGGGATTAAATTCCAGTGTTCCTTAATCTCGGCACCACGCATCCGGTTAAATGCCCAGTTATGGAACCAAGGAGTGATAGGCGACCCCCAGAACTTAACTCCATCAATCTCACAGCCGGAATCATTCAGGTATGTAATACCCTTCTGTGCCATGAGTTCAGCTATTCCTTCCACGTAACTGTGGTTATCAGGGTCAAATCCAAAGTCATGGTTTCCCGCAATCATCACCTTGTGCTTATGAGGAAGAGACGCCAGCCAATCTGTAGACCGTTCAATGGCTAGCTGGTCACCACGATAAGTGAGGTCACCAGCGTGTACCAGAACATCACCGTCAGGTACGTTTACCTTATAGTGCTGCTCATGGGTATCGGATATACAGACTATCTTCATTTACCAGTCTCCGTCTGAATCAATGTGGTTTACCGTCCCATTTACCATCCATGATGTTGTTGATTTCAGCGGCCATTTTAGTAGCTTGCTCTAACGACTGGGGCTTACTCAGTAACGGGTCAGTCCCGATAGCTCCGATGTATACACAATATTGTCCTTTACACGGAGCTACATAGGCAGTGTAGGGAAATTCAGGTATAAAGCCAGTAATCAATACCAGCCCTATCACTAGCCCAAACAGAAAAGCTAACCACAGAGGCCCACTACTATTATCGTTTTTCACTTGACAAACTCCTAATTTTGTGCTATAATAAAACCACTTCGTCAACGTCGGTAATATATACCTTGTTCTCTCCGGCGTTTAACCATTGCTAGCCTGAGTATCAGCCCGTTCGTTCTGTAATACACGTTCTAAGGCATCCCATTCAACAAACTCGTCATACACACTTGGTACGGGGTTTGGAGCCGGAGTGGGTGCTGGAATAGTTTCTGTATCAAATACATAACGGTACGTTGTATTACCGTTGACACGACGAACAGGTATAGCACGGGGCGTTGCGTGTATATTTACGTTTGCCCAATTACTGACTTCATTACTGACCTCAACTACTCTTTTCTTCGCCTTGCTAATTTTACCTACACAGTTGAGACAAGTTTGTTTCATCCGTTTGATACATTGCGGGGCGAAGCAGCGATGTACTTGTCTGCACCGTGTGCAGAGATGGTGATGGTGGTGTACCCCTGTGGTATAATCATAAGAATCCCAAGCACTTAAACACTGTACTTTAATATACTTATATAAAATACCGTCGAACCTAGAAGGCACTGTATTCCAGTTAATCGTCGCTGGTCTGTAGGTGTGGTCGTAAACCTGTACTTGGATAACTGATTCATTTGCAGACAGCGGTGAACCTAGCCATGAGAGGTCAGAAAGCATAGTCGCCATTCGACCATCCCGCATGATGTAATGCTCTGCGACTTGTCCTTCCTGATAACCTTTGGCCTGTACTTTATACACGACTGCATTATAGGGACGGTCAGGGTTCTCCACTACAAACCGCAGCCAATCGACACTGGTAGGTATATCTTTTATGTCGTCAACGAAAAACTCTCTGATATAGTATGCTCCGTTACGAATAGCAGACGGCCCTTCATGTGACCAATCGCTGAACAGGTCGTAATAGGCGTCCGGGAAGTGCTTGTGAAACCACCGCTGATTAACACTCTTTACCACCCACGGATGTCCGCAGAGATATGAGTTCTCACTGATGTCGAAAATGAGTGGCCGCTGATGTGATGGCATTAGAAGCTCCGGCTGAGAGTGACCTGCATTACGATACCAATACGTTTGTCGTGGGGATTATCGGTGTAATGGAACAACATGACCCCGTACTCTGGCTCGAAGTTAAACTTGTTGGGCAGAGTGAGTCGTACCCCGCTGGTGATTTCCCGCACACGATTACGGTTGTCATTACCCGATAAAATGTACCGACCAAATACCAACGAGTCCCTTGTATCGTTGAATTTAAAGAACTTACCCACTTCGACGACAGGGTGGTAGGCGTTCTTTGTGTACTGCTCAACACGAAGTTCAGACCACAGGATGCCACCACCTACGTAGGTTTGTTTTCCTACGCTGACATGGATGCGTCCTTCCCCGCCCCACGTCACGCCTTTACCACCGTCTTGTTTGCTACTGTACAGGGCTTTGCCGGACGTGGCGAACCACAATCCCTTGGCCCGGATATCAGAGTTCAGCGACATACCGATACTGGGTGCAGTATACCCAGCATTGGCGGTGTAGTTGACGGGCACACCGACCCGGAAATCTTTCTGCGCGAACGCAGATACCGTGAGGATAAACAACAACAGTTTTTTCATACTTACTCCTCTGTGAGAATTCTCATGGCCTTTTTGTAACGCTCTACAATACCCCGCTCGTTGGGTGGTAGCTTATCTAGCCGCGCTGGACTCATATTGTGCGTCAGGTCAGCTATCTTTACTCGGACAGCAGCAGGGCCGTAGCTCTTAGTGCGCCGGACAAAGTCAAAGTACTTCTCACCTTCGCGCCGTGTGAGGGCATCCACAATGTAGACCACAGGTTCAGGGAACCCCTCTTTACGAAGCCCATCCAGAGTCACACCGCAATCTTCCACCACGTCATGAAGTAGGGCTGCGGCTTTCTCTACTTCGTCGTCGAGCATGGCAGCGACAGCGATGGGGTGATAGATATAATCCACCCCACTCTTGTCTTTCTGCCCACGGTGTGCTTCCCAAGCAAAGTCTAATGCCTGCTGATATAGTGAGTCATACACTCGTCGCTTCACGTATACCTTCTTTAATGGCAGAGATAATTCGTTCTCGCAGATTATGGATAGTCTGACTATGACTACACGGCCAGCACCAATCACCCATACAACCTACTGCCGAACATAAATTTATCGTTGCTGCGTGTTTTTCTGCTAACTGCTGTATCTCATCATCACTCAACAGGGATGGCATCATCTACCTCCACCACTCTCTTCTCACCTGTCGTCAGGTTGTATTTGTCACACGCTTCCCTGACTTGGTCAGGGCAGTAGCCGTCGCACTTCCATAGGCGCATCTCAGGCGGACACATCGGTGGCATTTCGCCGTTATTGAACGCCCGAACCAAGATAGGCACGGTCTTTAGGACGAACTCTTCGATTTCATCAAGAGGTAGAAGTGGTACATCAGGCACGGCATAAGTAAGCTTGAACTTACGATATGTTTTAAGCTCGTAATCATCCGGCGTAGCCGTCGCATGTCGTTTGCCTTTCTTGAGAACCATCTTCTCGTTCTCACCAAGCACGTAGGGTTCCCCTACCATGTTGGGGTGCGTGGTCGGGTCGCTGACCCGCCAATCCGTGTTCTCGGTGAGCAGACCACCCGTTTTAACCACCTGCATCATGGTCATGTAGAAGGCGACAATCTTGTCAATCTTAATGGGCTTGTATGTCTCGCGCTGGCCGACCGGGTATCCCCGTTCGACAAGGAAGCGATACATATTGAACTGCATGATGTGGTCTTTCTTCGCCCCATCCTTGATGATGCCTAAACCCTTGTCACCAATGGTCTTATAGTCATACATCTCGCCCGACTCTGGGCGTAGCACGTCAATTGTACCGCGCAGATAGCGCATCTTCCCGTCGATTTCACCGATGGGGTACTCGTATTCCGTCTCTGCCTGCCAGTTTGGAATCTCATACTTGGGTAGCAGTTCAGCTAGGTCGAATAACTTGGCCTCAATTTCAATCCAACGCTGCTCAATATCATCGCGGTTACCTTCGCCCTTTTTCAATAGGCGGTATACCTCAGAGCGCATGTCCTCAATCTGAGAGACAAGGCCGGGGTTCTCAAGCAGGCGGTGCAGGATAGAACCACGCAGACTCCACCACGACTTGGGCGGCTCCACATAGTAGTCAATGGTGCGCTCCAAGTATAGCTGCCGGAGACAGCCGAGCAGACTGGTGACCGAGATGTAGTCCCCGATGTGCTTGTCGGTGCGTCGCTGGTTTTCGATATGCACCAAGACAGAGGCCGGGACACACTGATGGTCACACGATTTGAGACAATAGCCGGACTCGAAGGTGTGGTACTCGTTAAGACCGGGGCATTTGTTACCGATTTGGGCCATCAGTATTCCTTATTTAAAAGGTAAAACCTTACGAACGATAGTAATTCTTCCCCGAACTCAGTGGGAACCATGCCTGTTCCTTTACACTTAGGGCACCTTTCTCCACTCTTTTTAACACTGCGACCGTAGACCTTGCCCTCACGACAACATTGCCAATCGTACACGCCTTTGGATACTTCAACGTAGTTAGAGTAGTCGCATTGTTTTTCTAAGGAAATGCTAATGTCAGGCATAGAGTACCACGAAATCACTTTCTTGTCAAGTTGTTTCTACCAGCGATAGGAAGGATAGCGTTCTTGGCGCTGCTGCACAGTTCTCCCGCAGTCATAGTAGCCACAGTCGATGTAGGTTCCCGGCGGCGGTTTCTTGAACACACGCACTCGCCACCCACAGGCTTTGCACTTCACGGTTTTAAACAGCTTCTTTGTTTTAGTCTTAGCCATGTTTTATTTCTCCGTCCGCACCCCGGTGGCCTCTATGTGTTTTTGTCCATCCATTTGTCGTATTCCTCTTCTGGGTCTGGTAGCTGCCAGTAAACGACTAGCGCGATGATTGCGAACAGAGCTAATGCGATTAGGATTTTCATTCGGGCGCTTCCTGCTGTCGGGCGGGGGAGGGGGCCGGATTGTGTTCACACGGAAACTGTGGACACCAGCAATGAATCGCGGCGCGGGGCGGCTCTGGCGCGAACGTTTTGCAATCACAGCGATGCGTATGTCCTGGCGCAGATGTAAGGCAGCTATCGCGCTGCTCGGTGCAGACAATCCCGCCGGTAACGCAACCGGAGTCGATATGCGCAAAGTTGATGTGACCACAATTCGCGCAGGTCGCTTGCGGGGCGGCGCACGCTTCTTCCGCTGCCATCACTGTAAAACCGTCGCCATCTTGGGCGGGTGCTGCCGTTGCGGAGTCGCGGCGGGCGGGAAGTTCAGCCAACGGAATGACCTGTAGCTTTCCTTCGGCCAAGTCCTTCAGCTCTTGGTCGTCAAACTGCATCGCGTGGCCCGTCTTGCGGTTTTGGAGAAACAGCGTCCGACCTTGCGTAATCGGCGCAGCCTCAGGAACGTGCTTCAATTCCCAATCGCTGGCCGCTACCGGGGTAGAGTCCTGAAGGGCGGCGGCGATTTTCCGCAAGTCATCCTTCGTTCCGTCCGACATCACGCGCTCATTGGCGATTTGAAGGATTTCGGCGGCGATGCGCTGCTCTCTAGTCTGTTCGTTAGGCACAACAGCCTACCTTTCTCCATAATGGCTTAGAGTCAATCGGGACTCCACCAATGGTCAGCATAGTGTACTCCCTAGTCTTGGTATTGACTAGGAAAGAGTCGCCGGGAGTAGACCACGCCTCTACCCAGCCATGTCCCCATTCCGAATCAACATACGCACGGGTCAACGGCATGTTAATCATGCTAGCCACTTTGTAAGTCTTCTTGATTGAAAGTCGTTGTCTTGCCATTTAATTTTTCCTACGCGGGGACTTTTCTGCACATTGTGCAGTCTTACCATCGAGTTTACGTATGATTCGACGCACTTCGTTTCTGAATAAGTGCATGTCACCATCTTTACCGCCGAATCGCCAGAACGTCTTTGTGATTGCGTCTACTGCTTCAGAAGCGCTCATACAAATCCTTAAAAAATAGGTGGGATAGCCTCATCATCGCCGCTGCGTATTCGCCGGGAACTGGACAGGTTCTTTTAGAAGCTTCCGGTTACTGAGGCAACTCGATTCTGCTGGACTTATTGCCATTGCCAGACAATCAGCTAGATGAACGATTTGACACTGTCCATGCTTCTCGTAACTAGCTACCCCACCATCTAGGGTAAAAACTCTTTATACTTCTTCTCTACAAGCCGCTTGGAAGTAGCTTATAAAGTACCAGAGAACTTGTTTAGCAATAAATCGACATTGACTACAATCTTTGAATTTTTCAGGCCGAATAGGACAAGCCTTATTGCAGTCATGGATTATGATTGTTAGCCTATCTAGAATTTTATCTTTCATAAACTTTGGGGTGACAGACGGGGCTTGAACCCGTAACCATCTGTGTCACTTTGTTGTGCACACTGTGCGGGGGTATTGTCCGCCCAGTCTGAATAACAAATGGTAAGGACTTACGTATTGCCTTACCGCAGTGCTTTACCTCGACTCGCCATAGTAGTAGACGGAATTCTAGCTGGCCAATGCTGCATCACCGGACGCTAACAGTGAACTTCAGGGAGTGGTTTGAATCTGTTTGCCAAACAATGGGCCGCGTCCTTGACCTACTACTAACTAGTGTCACGGGGCCTTGCACCCCCGCCGACTGCATTTTCAAAGGTCTTCGCCAGTATACACCTAATTACGCGGTAATGCACCACTCGATGTAAACTGATTAAGCTACTGTCACCATAAACTTGGTGTAGGCAGTGGGACTCGAACCCACTTACTGCTTTAATCCGCGCTGTTCTATAGAGACTTATTCTAATGCCCATAGGGACTCACATAGTTACGTCTCTATCTACGCATGGCGGGGACGTTACAACCACGAACTACTCCGAAGAACAGGCTCGAAAGCGTGACTTCAAGGACGAGAGGCCGAAGCGTCTCTAATAGTGCGTGTTTTGTCGTTGTAACCACAGTGTTTTAACCTAATAAACTATGCCCACATTTTGGCTACGTGTAGGATTCGTTGACAAGCTCTCTACACTGCTCTAACAAAAACTCTTTTTCTTCCTTTTCCGTCTCGAACGCTTCTGTCATGTTATAGGCGTGTTCGTTTTCGCCAGTGCGTTCACGGGTAAGGTGGCTGTCGTCGCCCAGTGCCACGTCAAAGGCATCGTCAGGGGCGGGTTCGGTATTGACACGGCGCATTTGCCGTTCTATCGCTTTGTTCTTCGTAAAATGAGTGCTGATGAGGTCGCCGGATGGAGTGTATTCATCGTAGCGGCGAAGTGGAAGGACATCCCCTTTAATTTCAAGGCAGGGGACACATTGCTCGGCGCGGGGATTCGCTTTCAGACGTTTATCTGACAGCGGTTCCCCGCACTCAGAGCATGACCGACCTGTTCCAACCATACTCCCGTTGGAATCTAGGGCGTTGCTTACTACTGCTAACGATGGTGAGGCCATGTGCCTTCACTCTCTTTCGTTTTTGGAGTATACAGCAGACCGATTCACTTGCTTTTCATCCTTACACCGTCGAATCAGTGGTAAAGCCGGGGTAAGGTGTGACTGATGAGTCAGTCATTCGGTGTTTCATCGGGGTTCTCCTTTCGTATGAGAACTTTATATATTCTCTGCTCTCCCGTTCAGCCTCTCGCCAAGCTGTTGGTTGAGAACCCCAGTTACCGATTTAGTGGACTCACTATATCACAAATTTAGTTGTTTGTCAAGCACTTTTTGCGCTCTAACCCATGCACAATCTGTTTGGTGAGGGTCTGTCTCGTAGCTATTGCACCATAAACAATATCCCCATTCTTCTCCATAAGGTACAGACGGATTTGCCGCGCCTGTTAATAGCGCACGAAGTGCTTCAAGTGCTTCATTCATGCTAGCTACCACGGCGGACATAACCCAAGTCCACCCATTTCTTGATTTTGTCGGCCAGTTTCTTGATGCCCTCACGGGTCAACCCAGCCACACCCGGCGCGGTATTGACTTCAAGGACATAGAATCTACCGTCCTTACCTTTGAGGATGTCCACCGCACCGAAGTCCAGTTCCATCGCCGCGACCGACTTAGAGGCCAACTCGAACGCTTCGTTCGGCAATTCAGCGAAGGGTACGAACTTGAATGCAAAGCCGTTGCGATAGTTGCACCCGATGAACCGATACTTGTCAGGGTACACCATCTCTTTTTCGTATGCGCCAAGGTGACGCTTACGATATACCCAAAGACGATACTCCGTCAAGCGGGGAATGTACTCGGTAAAGAACGCTGCCCCAGCCGCCATACGCCACGACAGTTCTTCGGGTTGGAAGACAGGCATGATGTCCTTGCCGTGCATATGCGTTTCCTTACGCGCCAGCAATGGATAGGTGGGGGCGTCGTTGCGGTAGTCCCCACCAAGCTGCTCAAGCGACAGGGAACCATCGTCAACTTTCGGAACCCAGACTGGTACGGTACGAATACCACGACGAACCAGTATTCCCAGTTCATCGAGCTTCGTGCGTCCGCCTGAATTGGCGTTGAGAGCAGGTTTGCTCCCTGTATACTTCACGCCATAGTTGACGACGGCATCCCCGTCGCTATTCACGATTGACAAGCCGCGCTCACGCAGCAACTCGGCCAAAATGCGACCAGTCGGCTGACAATTCGCGGCAACGCGCAGTTCAATACTCATTTCGTCTCCATCTCAGCGGCTTCTTGTAGCCGCATGAGCAGTTAAACTTGGGGTCGTAATACTCAGAAACGGTTGGCAGCGCGTCGTATACTTTACGACCGCATGAGGGACAGTAGATACGTACTACTGGCCACGGTTTACGCGACGGCGGCTTGGAGGTTGGGTGTTTTGCCATAAGGGAAGCCACCTTTCGTACCGACATCCATGCCGGAACTGGCATAGGTACATTTCAGGCAACCCATATACATATGGTACAGGCCGTCTGAGTCAGCGATAGGGAGACGCTTCACAACCAAGTCATGGTCGCAAAACTGTTCCTCAATGTAGTTAATAATTTTGGTTATCAAAGTAGACACTCGCAAGGTTAGGGAAATTGTTCTTAAGCACTTGACGGACGCGGCCAGCGTGGTAAGTGGCATGGAACTTGGTTCCCACGTTTTCAGACGGCTTTACCAAGGTACGGCAGGCAATAGCCGAACTGATTTGTAACGTCTGGAAATCGCCATACGGCATTCCCAAGACACGGCGGCTGAAAAAGTCACGGATTGCGTATTTAATCTTCATAAAAACTCCTCTTCATCAGGCGTTTCTGTAAACGTGGGTACGTCGTTCCAGCTTCCAAAGCTGGCACTAAAAGTATTCTTCTTTGGTGTTCCAGCGCGTTTGGTTACAACCGCATCTTCAAACACCACGACTACACCACGCTCGGCTAAGAATTTATGAATCTTGGACTCACGCTCATCTTCTTTAAGATGGGGGTCATCATTCAGCCGGATAAGCTCTAGTACATCCGCAGTATCGGCATGGGAGCGGGTCACCATCCAGTGTAGTGGCGGTGCGAACATCTCATTGCGTTGCAACACTTTGTGGGCAACGATAGAAGGTAACCGCTTCTTATCGCAGTAGTTAGCATAACCCATGTCGCCCAAGATGAATCCGACGATATCGAATTTCTGCGTTTCGGAGTTATACAGGTAGGCGTCTTTTTCAGCCGCTTCCTTACCGCGATGCCAGCGATTGCGCTGTACGTGCAAAGTCATGACCGTTCCTTAAAGTATGGCATTATAAGGCTCGTTTGGGGTGAGGTTTAGAACTGTGTAAATCAGTTCCGGTTTGAGGGCAAATGGGTACATACCCTTTTGGCAACGTTTGACAGCCATTTCGCGCACATTGTCGTGAATGTCCGTGAGGAGTCTTTCCCGCTCTTTGTCGGGAAGACGCACGTTTGACTGGTTGGAGAACACAAGGTACTGGAATTTTGTGACCAATCCCTGTGGGAAACCTTCCCAATCTTCAGGTTTTTCGCTCTTAAGCATGTTGACCACCTGCTGGGCTTCCATGCAAAGGACAGCTTCCTTCTGTTGCCGTTCAAGCGCGAGGAAGGTGCATAAACATTGATTTCTTGTCATGTGATTTTTGTCACTCCATCAGGGGCAGGGTATCTCTACCCCGCCCCCAACTGTCCATCAGCGTAAGGACTTTAAGAATCCAATAGCCACTCGCCTTACTAGTGACTTTGCTCGAAAGGGACGACTTCTCCGGGGGTGGATGGCTTATCCACTTCAACTTCCTGATAATGCAGCGGCAGTTTACCGCCATCATCAGTCATGCGTTCCAACTCTTCCAGCCGTTCTTTAGCGCGTTCCTGATAGGCTTCGTCAGCGGCAGCCGCTTGTTTTTCATAGTCAGCGTCCTCTTCTGGCGTCTCACCACCCGGAACAACGCCATCGCTGCCGTCGTCCGTGCCCATAGAGAAGCACTGCATACACATGAACGTCTTGTCTTGCGTAGCAACCACCATGTCAGAGCCTTCGAGAACGTCGCCACACCCGTCACAATCCATCTTCTGGATTTCATCCGACTTGAACAGAGAGGTCACCATCATAACATCTTCCGGCAACCGATTCAAGCGGTATCCAGCAATGGTGTCAGGATACTGATTGGCACATGCTTCGCAAGCGAACTCGTCATTCTCCATGACATAGTAATAATCGCCATCGAAGATTTTGATGCCGCAGTAACCGCACGGCCAATTGTCCTTGGAGTGTTGATGACTGATGTCCTTGGCGGCATTTTCAATCATCCTCTTGATGCGCTCCGTGGAACTCATGTAGCGGTACTGCGCGTCCGACGTTTTGTCTTCGGTTTTAACAAGCGGTCGGTTATCGGTTCCCATAACGACCACTTTGTCGCTGCTTTGGCCTTGTGAAAGACGGGGCGTCTGGTTAGTCACAAAGTTCTGACCTGTGGTGCTGTCATGCACCCAGCGGCGTTTCTCAACGCCTTCACTGTCCTTGTAATTTTCCCAGTGCCCATTCACGTTGTCGTTCTTGCTGTTGCCGAGATTGTGCCAATAGGACTCATTCTCCCAGTCCTGCTCGGTGTAAACGCCATACGAAGACTTGGAATTGTCCTGCCACGTACCATACTTACGGGTATCGTAGTCGGCAAATTCAAGCTTCATGTCACGGAAAAGGGAGTTGCCTTCCAAGCGATAAAGCTGGTTCTCTTTAAGCTTGAACCACACTGCCCCTTTGAGCAGCCCCGCCATACGCAGTGCGACTTCCAGCGAATCTTTCGTGCTGGCGAAAATCCATGCATTCTCGGTACGGGCAAGGGTTAACTCGCCCCCATTGAACCGTCCCAGATAGAGCTTATCGTCCTTCCAAAAGACGATTGCACCGTATGCAGAGATTTCGGACAACGGACGTTCTTCTGCGATATGGTAGAAGATATGCTCGGAGTCAACTTCACACTTCCGCTCATATTTCTTCTGCAACTCATCGTGATTGCGCACGACCCCATTGTGCATCCCCAGTACGTTCTTGATACGGAATGGGTGAGAGTTGTCCTTCACGGTTGCGCCCGTGGTTGGCTGCCGAGTATGGAGGGCAGCTTGTTTATGTCCAAGGAAAGTAGCGTTCATTCCCTCAGTGATTTCACCGAGAGATTTGATGATTTGCTCCTTTCCATCCGTCCAACCCCAAGATTTCCTACCGCGAGTCTCCATATAAATCGCAAGGATGGGGTATGCAATGTTAATCCTGCTGTCGTACTGGTTCCAGCAAGAGTAGCCAGCTATTCCACACATAATTGTTCGTCCTTAATCGTTCGTATCTAGGGATTGGTGCGCAAAAGCATCTTGTATCATCTGCTTAAAGCGCGGCATTTCATTGTCCTGCTGTTCCCACTTCGTTTTTGCATATTCTTGCAATTCACGGGGCAGGATAGCAAGTAAAGCTTCTCTCGAATCACGCGGCAACTGTCGAATCTGCTGCTCACTCATCTTGGAAGCGGCTTCCACTACATGACCGCAGATGAGTGCCCAGTTGACAATCTCGTTGTAATCCGTAGTTCCTTCTTTGTGTCGGAATTCCACCGTACCACGCATGAAGAAACTATGCAAGTTCAACGCCTTGTAGCGGACATCCTCATACTTATGAGACTTTGTCTTTGCCAACGCCGCGCCAATCTTGCGATATTCCTCTGACTTCTTTCGTTCGGGAACCATTGCGTACACTGGCGCACCAGTCTCGTCATAGCGAATCAGTTTACGCACTTTCTTGACGGGGAGCTTCTTCTTGTCTTTGCCACGAGTGTTCTCCGGCAACTTTGCTCCGTCCCGGTACATCTTGCTCAATTGTTCCTTACGGAAATCTTTCGGGTTCGTCTGCTTGGTCAGGTAGAACCTGCCACAAGGCCGCGAATAACGGCTTTCCAAGCGGACAGGGTTAACCAAGCCAAACATAGCCTGCTCAACCCTGTAATACAGCATCACCAAACGCCGCAAGTCATAATGGGTATATGCCGAACGCTGGTCATACACCATATCGCCTTGCGAGTTAGTGATTACCGTACCATCGTCCTTGACCAATGGAGTTCCTTTGACATTGATGTGAACGTGCATACCGCAGGAAGTAGAACAGCCCGCCTTGATGTCAGCCAGACCGTCGCACAGTTCCTTAATATGCGTCAGGAACATATCACCGTTGCAAGGGTTAGTGTTAATCTCGAAACCGCCTTCATCGAGTGAACCGTCGCGCACCACCGGGTCTTTCCACTTGTTAATGGCGTTGTTGACCTTTGTACTGCGGCGGTTACGGTCTACTTTATCGACTTCCATCTCGACGGAGATGTGACGGCGCAATGGGTTGCGTTTAAACTGTCCTTTAGCAAATACCGAGTGGAACATCTGGAATTTGCCGTTGCGGAAGTCAACTCCGGTCATGTTACATGCACAACACCTGTGGCATAGACCACACGGCCTTTCTTCAGTGAAGTCATACCGTAAAGAGGTATGGAAATTGCTCTCAGACATCTCGGTGTAGCGGCGATTGCACTGTTCACAACGTACACAAGCGCAATGGTCTTTACACTGCTGGCAAGACTGGCAGAATCCCCTGCGACTGGTCGTATGCATACTGTTATGCTGACACACAAGCTCTGCGCAGTGATTATGACAATGATGGCAATAGTTGCACCATTCTTCAGTCCGCTCTTTGTACGTGTTACCTTCAGGACACTTGGGACAAATCCAGCATTTGCAACACTTACCGAGACACAGTAAGCAGTTCTGACATAACACATCACTGCTGCGGGAAACCATGGTAAGGCAGGCACGACACGCCATACAGTTGCAGCAAGACTCAGCACAACGGCCACAGCCGGGGCACAGTTCTTCTGGTCGATAAGTGATGCCGCAATTGCTACACGTACTGCATTCTGTGCATTGCGGTAGCCCACAACCGAGACAGTTTTCAAGTACAGGCATATCTATCCTTTATGCGAAGAGAACCCGTTGTTTAATGACTTTTCCATCAGGTAAGGTCGTAATTTTGAGTAACCGATGGTCGCACTGGGTACAACCCTCTAATATCTTGCCGTACACTTCAGCAAGGCGGCGATTAGGCCACGCATTGGAGTCATTTTCCCAATGTTTGTGCTTCTTGCTCTTACGTTGCCATTGGTAATGAACGGTAGGTTTCATAGAAATCTTGTGTACAGATGGCGAATACACCCGCTGATTTGGGGTATACAGTTACAGACAAACTGTAGGGCTGATGGAAGAATGACGGTTTCGATTACGCACATGCCTTGTCTTCGACCTCATGGAGACGATGGACGTTAAGGAAAAGTTCCAGTGGATTGTCGGCGCGATAATAGCCGACAGTTTTGCCGTACTGCCGTATGACCTCATACCACTTCCCGTCTTCGTCGAACCGGATGTAGCCAAACCACATCTTTTTGGTATGATGATTAGCTACCTTAGACGTATCGTTTTCCAATTCGTCTACCTTGGCTAAGTCAATCTGCATCTCGGTGCTGTCGAAGATTGTTCCAGCCGTTGGTCGTTTCAAGAACTGGTCAAACGTGTTATCTTCGATAGGTAATGCTTGGAAACTCAAGGGATTACTCCTGATTGTTGGTTATACCGCAACAACTAGTTCTTTGTCAAGTGAATTCAATAGCGGTTGTTTAGCTAGCTCGAAGGCCGCTCTAGCCGCTATGTAAGATTTGGTCTGAACTTTGGCACGATGGGTTATACGACCGCGAGTGGAGGAAATAACGTAACCCTCAAAGTTATCTCTCGTCTCTTCCGCCAAGTTAGTGAAATCCTTGGCGGCATAACAGCGGGGCATAGGAACACGGTATTCGTTAGCCCAACGACGTTGGTCAATCCTAGACCATTCAGACGAATCCAGCGTGAACGATATCAATACCAGCCCTTGGTAGGGATAATTGACTACTTTCTTAGTCTGTTCAGACAGTATTTCAAAGGTTGGATACGCCGAACGCGCCCATTTTATACCGTTATCATTAACCCATTTGGTAGCCCATTCTGATACAGGGTCTTCAAATCCACGGCGAGTGACCACGCCATAGTGTGTGCGGTAACCGTTGGTGGTGTACTGCCAACCCAATCCCTGCTCACCGTCTACTTTTTCGTATACCTGAACGTAAGACGGGTCTTCTTCTTTCCATTCTTTATAGGTGCGAAGTGTAGTACAGCGGGATTTTAGCACAGGGTCGTTAACCGCACCGCGAAGCGGGTAGATACGCGATATGGCGCGAGAGATGATGTTATGACGAAGGTCGCTCTCTTCGCCATGGTACATCAGCATGTCAAACTTATCTAAATGCGGCCCCCACGAGCGGGATTTATCAACCGCTTCCCTGTCAACAACCAACAGAGTCAGCGGCAGGTTTGGGTGCTTGAATTTCTTGTACCAGCCACTAGCCACATATTGGTCGAGAACGGCTGGGGCGTAAATGTCTTCCAACCAAGGCATCGTCGCTCCTAAGCGATGTGCTTAAAGTTTTCCCAACGGGGTTTCATGTCTTCGTCGAGACGGGGCGCGAACTTCTCAAGCGTCTCCATCTTGTCGTTCTTGAGGATGCGCTTGGCCACCACAGCCGCGTCGAAATCGACGTTCTGGTAAGCCCGGAAGAACTTGACCAGCTTTTGGAACTTAGCTTCCTTCGTTCCCCGCAGCGGCAGCATCGTCTTGGCGAAGCCGGGATTCAACGCCGCCAACTTGGTCGCCGTGAGCATAATCATGGCGTTGTGCGGGTCAAACAACCAACTGCACGGTGTGCGGTACTCGGTGCGGTAGAAATGCGTTCCGTCCGCACTTTGCGTCTGTGTGTTTGCAATCGCCGTAGCGCCGAACTGACCGTAACCAGCCGGGTCAGTACGCCGTCTGTCAGATTCTTCGCCGGGAAGCAAGTCGATGCTTTCCATGACTTCCGTGATGCGGTCACAGGCGTTCAGCCGCTCATCGAACACCTTGTCGGGGACACCATGCTTGCCTTTGAACGGCAGTTCCAGATGGATGTGGCCACCAATGGACATGTGACGTGGCGACCGAGAATATTCATCTTCCACCGGGGCGTTGGTATGTGTCACGACAGACGTGTACGGCACAAACGCTCCACTACGCCAGCGGAACTTACGGAACGGGCGTCCGGTCGGGCTTTCAAGGATGTCCTTGAGTTCATTGACGATGTCGGACGTGAAGTAACTGGCTGGGGGACGAAGCTCCACGCAATAGCCGCCGTGGTCTGCCCCGAAGCCCGATGAATTCACGTTACCGACGGTGATGAGAGTGGTCGGGTTCTGCGGGTCTACCACGCAGAATTCCGGGTCACAACCCACTTTAAACGGGTTGACGTGCATTTTTTGCATACGCTGTGTCCTTTGGGAAAAGGTTTCATTGTCAAGCGGTTAGCCGCTTCGTGAGACACTGAATTCCTCACAATCTTAAACGGTTGCGACCCGTTTTAAAAGAAAGGTGTACTCTCAGTGACTCACGCAGAGGCTAACTCTGCGCTGGTTGTTACTTAACCGGAAGCGTCGGCACTGCATTCCCGCCGACTAGGAACGTACAAGTCGAATGCGAACAGGCGTCGCGCTGCATCTTGATTGTCTCAAGGGCAATGTATTGCTGGGGACTCAGTTGCATGGCGACACGATAGGCATTGTCAGCTTCAGCACGGCTCAACTCTGCCGCTTTACGCTGGTCTTCAGCCAATTTGCGCTGTTTCTCTGTGTTCACCCGTTGTTCTTGTGCCGCCGTCTCGATACGCTGGCTCTTGATAGAGTCCGGGGGATTGGCTTTTCCGACCGTGACCTGAATCAGCTTGATAGGCAGACCGGAGTCTCGGATGTACTGTTCCATTGCGCCGGACACTTCATTGTCGATGGCTTCAATGGCCGTGGTACTGATAGCGGTTTCGTTCATTCCGTGTTTTCGCACAGCTTGTCGGACACGGTTGCGGAACTCCATCTCCACGTTTTTGTCATACCACTTGTCACCGAATTTACTGATAAGAGTTACGGAGTCAGTGACTTGCAGTCGGATGATTCCATCGAAGTCCAGTGGTACACCGTCGGACGACATCAAGTCGTCGAAGTGTACGGAGAACTGTTGCGGCTGCATGTTCACCACTACCTCTTCTGTGCTGATGGCGATAACCTGCCGACCAGCCTTGACGGGCTGGGGGTCAACGCCACCGCTGCCGAAGATGTAGGGCTTTTTGATAAGCACCGCTTCATGCCCCGCATCGGGGGCTGAGAATCCACAGCCGATGAGTGACAGAGACAGCACCAAGATGAAGGTGAGAGTTGTCAGTGTTTTTGTCATTGTTTTCCTTTTCTACCACAAAATCTTTATTTTGTCAAGCTTTTTCTAGACCCAGCTTCTTGCGCCTGTTGTGCCACCGCCTAGCCGCCCGTCTAGCGGCTTGTTCATCATAAGGCTTACCTTGGCCTTCTCTATGCTTCGCACACAGGTTTACGACCACCGTATCCGCAGGCTTACCGTGGTAGATTTCATGCTCACCGTGGAAGATGAACAGGGGTTCGGCGTGAATCTCAGTGCAACGCACTAAGTCTTCATCTAATGCTTGGCATCTGGTACTCATGCGGCTGGTTCTCCAAATTCAATAGTGCCATCGTCGTTTATACAGAGCCAAATCTCTTCGTCACCAAAGTCTAAATGAAGCCACAAACTAGACCGTTCTCCTTTTAGACCGGAGACACGACATAGATGTGGGTTCTGGATGAATTCCCTTAGCGATTTCTTAAACTCTTCCATGTTGTTACCATTCAACATGAAACAGGTGTTAGCTTTTGGTTCTATTTTGCCGTAAAAGTGCGTGATTGCCATAAAGTTATTGGGGTGACCGACGGGAATTGAACCCGCGTAACGTCGGTAATAAGTAGCTTCCCTGTAATCAGGGACGAAAAGCTGTTTACGGAATGAGCCGGATTAGCACTTGGACATTGTCACAGGCGTTCACCATGAATCTTGAGCGGTTACTAGCTTTCGGAACTAGTCACTCGGCATTACGGTCTGACCGCATAACTTACTTCTTTTCAACTACTTATGACCGATATGTTGTCTTCACCGTTTAAACGACGGTCACCATACCTTAATTCGTGAAATGTTGAATGCCCTTGTAAACCCCGTCCGCTATGAGAATGTCATGTTGCGACAAGTCACGTACCTCACCGACGTAAGCCAGTGCCTCTACAAAAGTATCCCCGACCAAAACTTTGACCGGGACTTTGTGATACCCAATCTCAAGGCGGTCGATGTAATGCATTGCCTTGTCTGTGACTTCGTAAAGTTCACCCTTTACTTTGTATGAGTCGTATGGTATCGCGGCTGGTACGCCGCCGTAGATAAGGAAAAGAGCGTAGTTACGAAGGGTGGCTTCCCCTAGGAAGCGGGACTGGGTGAGGGACAGGTACTTGTGATTGGCGTAATGCCGTTTGAGAGTGCCGTAGACAAAGAGCTTGGTCATAGGCGGCTTTTTACGAAGGCTCTAAGCCCTCATCGGGGTTGGATGGATGTGGTGCTGGGGTGTAGTTTTTCATAAAGGATTTAACCGGGGTAGACGCAATTTATCGCCACAGTGTGTAAGACATCTTTGCCAAAATACTCGTCTTGGCGTGTGACTTCGACTTCGATGCAGTCAACCTTTGTTAGAATCTCTTCAACAAGAGCCATTAGCTGTTTTTTAGCCGCTTCATGCTGTTGCTTTCTGCGTTCATCGTCACCGCCGCAGAAGTCATAACTGTCATAAGTCATGCGTAGAACTCCAAGTGTACGTCCGCTATCAGCTTCGATATAGCGGCACGGTCTACTTTTTCAGGTAGGGAAGATTTGTCACGGGCTTTCTCAGCCTCAGCGCGGATTTGCTCACCCATTTCCTGTAGCTCGGTCAGCTTGTACTTACCGCGCCGAATATCTTTTAACACTTCGACTTCAGGCCGGGGATAGGTGATTCGTCCATCTTCCATCAACTCTTTCGCCTCAGACAGCAGCCGGATGATGTGCATGGCATACTTGGTATCGTAGCCATACAAATCAACGAGCTTATCGCGGTTGATATTCTTCTGTCCCCTGAGTCCCATGAGGCGTTCCATCTGGTCTTGGGCGTAATAGATGAACGGCCAGTAATGGGACTTGGCAAGGAAAATCAATGTATTGTCGAGAATACGTTGCCATGGTTCCAGTACAAGTTTTTCTTCGCCGTCACCGTCACATACAGTACAAGGTTCAACATCATAGGATGTTTCGCCAGCACCGTAACAACGGTAGCAAATATCGTTATGCTCTTTTGTGTACTGGAACTCTAAGGTGGAAAACAGGAAGCTGAGGACGGTGGGATTGCCCTTAGCCACCATACCAGCCCACTTCTGCAAACTGTGCAGGGCAATGTCTACTTCGCCCGGTTCGCGTTCACCACGACTACGTTTGGTAGTGTCGCCGGGATAGACGAAATGCTCGAACGCGTCGATGCCCAGCGTCTTCTCTTTGGGTGGGATGAAGATACCGTAGTAATCGGTGTCGCTCTGACCGCCACAATCATCAGCCCGTGCCCCATGTTGCGTGGAGCCGCCGATAAAGGCCATGATGAGATTGTCAGGGTAAGGAAAGCCGTGTTTGGCTAGGATTTCTTGAATGGACATATTCACCTTCCCGGTGACATGTTAATGTACATCATTTCACCGCACTCACAGCGCACGTCAATGTCACTAATCCAGTTTGCTAACTCTGGAAAAACATGGATGATACCACATTTTTGACATCTACGTTCAAAACCTGTTTGCCCGTGGTCAACCATACGGACTGGTTCACGTTTACCGTTGATAAGAGCGGTGACAGAAAAGACTCTCATCCTGTTTTCCTTGACGGGCCAGTGATACAGGGTGGTAATGTACCTTCATACAAATCCACCCCGAAGTTACCATCATCGTCCCAGCAAAAGCGCAACTCCCCACCAGCTTTCAGCGGGAAACACACTTGTAGTGCAAAACAGCCGTGGTATTCATAGCCGCCGGGAATGGTGGCAAGGCCACGAAGTATCTTGCGAATTAAATCCTCTGGCATCTCGCTGAGGTCGAAGTTAGGCGGTGTTTTCATATGAGTGCATACTGTGCGGGAACAAACGGGCACGGTGTATTTTCGTAAAAGGAAGTAACCGAGTCCTTCACCACGCACAGTGAGGTTTTTAAAGCCCTGCGGCGGAAATGGAAACGCCAAGCCAATAACCAGCGGCTTGACGGGTGCGCTGCGGCATTTCTTTGTTCTTGTAGATGTTCTCCAAGACGCGGGTCTTGACCCCCATACCACCATCGACAACGCCAGTGAACTTGTCACTGTTCAGACGGGCTACGGCGATGCCACGGCCACGTTCTTTGTTAAAGTTGTCAAGGGGATTGCGGGTGGCAACGGCGAACTTGATTTTTCCGTCTTCGAGAAGGGTGGAAGCGACCGCAGCCACAGGGTGGCCGTGGAGATTGCGGAGATAGAACAGCTTTACTTTCTGAGGCATAGAACTCCTGTTAGCTCTACTTTACAGCTTATGGGATTATTGCCGACGGGAACAGGCGAAAACGGATATTTTCGTGTGCTACCGTTACACTAACGCCCTACCGATTAGGCAGGACGTATGGGAGTCGAACCCATACCACGTCATCCAGAGTGAAGTAACCGTTCTCTTCACCACGTCAGCAAACTTTAAGGGCGGGAACAGGCGACAAGGCTCTTTTTGCCGATTGCTCTACCAGACTGAGCTATCTCCCTCACATTCTTAGGGAGAGTGGGATTCGAACCCACGACCCATCGTTCCGATTGAAGTATTCCTTATCTACACCACGCCCAAACTTTAAGTGAAGGGAACATTTGGTAACAGGTATGCCGTGTCCTTTGGCGATTCTTTACCCCTTGCGGGGCGGGGACGGACTCATACCCTTCGCATGTAAGAAGTAACTGTTACACATCACCACTTCACAAACTTATGCGTGACCCCGTTATTCAGGCAATCAAAGCCCGATTAAAATGCCAGCACCAAGCCTTTCGACAAGGGGGAGGCCAACATGCGTTATGGGTTCTAGGGACGATTACTCTCCATACATCGTCACCAAAGGTCACGCTTGGCAGGGCAAGTCATAAGCTTCCTATCCCTGCAAACTTAGCTTAGGAGAACAAGCGACACGGCACGTTTATTCACCAATTGAAGAAGTATCCGTATCTTTCACTACCTAAGCAGAATTTACTCGGGGCACTCGGATTCAGTTGAGTCTGAGCTAGGTGAGGTTACGGATTAGCCTAGCTTTTGTAGCTCTTGCACCACCGTAACGATACGGCAAGAGACGTACTTACAGAGTAACTGTCGTCTCGAACGCTTTTACACTAGCCCCGAACTTTGAAGTCCCGCAGTGTATCCAGTTGCGCTTATGCTCCTGTTTTTTGAGAACCTATTAACGCTGATACATCTGACCAAGACTTATTATTGCGAAGATGATAGGTGCTGTCTTCACATCCTTCACAATAACTAATCACCTTATTATCTACCAAGATATCTACTTGCTCATTCGTGACTATGCGCCATACATAAGGCACAGTCTCGCTGGCAATTACTGCGTCATATGGATATTTATCCCACGGTAATTCAGGAACATATCCTATGACTTTCTCTTTGTAGATAAGAGGTAGCATTCGTCTGAACATTGTATCGCCACACAAACTTTTATCTGTAGAGGAACAAGCGAACACAGTGTTTTGTCGTCTTTGATTGTCGAAGTAACTGTGTTCTTCACCATCTACAGGTATTTCATGATGCGGCGTTCATCTAGCCCCTATGGTGGGGCACATGGTCATTACTAACCGCACCATGAAACTTAATCTTCGTTCTCAGTGGCCAGAATGAAGTCTACCACAGCTTCAGACCATCCGTCCACATGCTTCCATTTGCCGTAACCGACGCCATTCTGATAGGCAGCCACGTTGATAACGTAGCCCTTGTCGGTCAACGGGTTGGACAACGCCTGATGCGACTGCTCATCCGTGAGGATGATAAGGCGGTCATAGCCTTCCTTGTCCGCAACCAGCTTGGCGCGTTCGGTATACGTACCACCACCGAACTGACGCATGATAGCGTCACGCAAGGCAAATCCACGCCGTGCCGGAACCAGCTTGGCATCGTTGGCGAACGTGTACACAACCACGCTCTCGCAAATCTCTCGGAGCAGGATAGCCAATCCGTTCGCAGCGTCGATACGGCTCAACTCCGACTTACTGGAGATAGCCGAAGTCATCGAACCCGATACGTCAATGAGCAGCACCGTCTTGCCCTTGAGTTTAGGGGCATCGGCCACACACTTGAACATGGCCTCTTCCAAGTACGGCTCAAACTTGGGTGCATACTTTGCAGCCGAGATGAACCGGAACGGCAACACACGCTCGGTGTTCATGGACTGCAAGCCATCGACAATGACGCGCTCCTCAACGCCCGACTGAATCATGTTCCGCAGGTTACGGAGCATGGCCAGCGCACCCAGCTTCTTCTCTTGGATGAGGCGAGTGAACGTAGCAGCTTTGTCTGCACCAGCGGACAGGGCGACTTCCCATGTATCCGGCGACGTAAGTGTGTTCTCGGCCAACATCTTGTACGTCTCGATGCATGGCGCGGTATCTCCGACTTCCGGCCCCCAACCCGGAGTACGCTTTTCTTTGCGCGGGTCAGGATGCGTCAAGAACATAACGTCCCGCAGCTTCACAGCCCCATCACGGTTGTACTTGGCAAGGCTGTAGCGGTTGAACTTGTAGAACGCCCGTGCCAAGCCCTTCTTCACCTGTGCCGAAAGAGGCTGACGGCCATCCTTCCAATAGATGGCAAGGAACTCGGTCAGTTCATCGGGACGCTGAATGATGCGCTCCAACGTGTCTGCTACCAACAGACGGGCTTCTTTGCTCCCCCGCGCCAATTCACGGGCAAGGAACAGCGGTACGTGACGCAGCTTGAACTTCTCACGCGCCTCTACCGCGACATTAGCCACATCTTGGGGCTTGTTGTTCTTGATAGCCTCAGCCAGCACTTGGGCGTGGCTTTGGCCGTCGATGTAGAAGCTGTCTTCCCACAGAAGGCAGCACATCACCAACCGACGAAGCTGTTGGAGCGGGTTGATTCGCTTGGCCACCGCACCCTCATAGGTGCGCGGAGCAGCCGTAGCGATACGTTTATTCAGGGTCGCCATAGATTCTCTCTTTTTCTAGGAATGGAACTACATGATACCACAAAAAACTCGTTTTGTCAAGGACAAAGTGTACATGGGTAATCTTCGTGAGGCTCAAAATGTACAGGAAAGGCGGTAGTGTTCATCGCCATCATGAGTCTTTGAACTTTCTGCCTATTCTCTTTAGTGTTATGTGTAGCGCACAACACCGAGTTGGGCCAGATAGTTTCACGCCTTGAGTCAAGATACCCGAAAAATTTATCGTTCATATGCAGGCTCAAACTTGTGATGGTCTTGGGGAGCTTTACAAGAGAAGCCAGCACCACCAGACTTACTACACTCTTCCATGGTCATGTGGAAGTTGCCCTTAGCCCCCTGCTCACACTTTTTACATACATCGGTGAATGGCTCAAGGGCATCGTCAACTTCTTTGAGCATCCCGTTTATCTGCATTTTCAAACGCAGAAGGAAGTCGAGTGAAGCGTGTTGTTCGTCGGTCATACTACTCCTTCAAAATTACGATAGGTTCAGGGAATGGGCAGCCATCCACGGTCATGACGATTCCCCTATCAGGCACTACACGCGGGGCCATCTTGCCTGTGCATTTTACCGCGCGGCCATCTTCGCGCCAGTACCACTTCCACTTCTTTTTGGGGGCGGTTTGAACCTTGACCACATAGCGTAGCTCGACAGGCTTACGCTCCGGCAATAACTGTGGCTTACCGATGGACATGAACAAGGCAAGGGTTAGAATCATTCTTTTGTCCTGAACTTAGCGGCCAGACTACGCTCTTTGTCTTCGACTTCGGCGCGATTGGGGGTAGCCACGGGTTTCCATTCCCAGTATTCCCTTAAACCGGGCGTCTGAATCCACTTTTTCCATTCGATGGGAAGTATACAGTTTGACGGCGCGAACATGAAGAAAGGTGCAATATAAGGGTCTTTGTACCCCGCTAAACCACACCCAATCCGACTGACCTTGAACCGATACCGTGGCTTAGACTCCGCATAGTCGAGGAACACATGGATGTGATGACGGATTCTGTCCAAAGACATGGTTTTGATATTCATGTCCTTGGTGGGAATAGCGTAGGCTGAACCAGTACGCCCGATACCCTCACCCATCACGGCATGGCAGTTCTCATGCGCCCATTTCGCCGCACCTGCACCGTGGATACCTGCGAGATTGCTACCGAATACGAAGATTTCACTCATTAAAGTTCTCCAATACCAAACGGGTTTGACTCCCGATACCGTTCCACTTGGCTGAAGGCATCATTTGCCATGCGGAAGATTTGCTGAATTTCTGGCATGAAATGACCACCCGCCATCACCGTGGCCATGAAATTAGCCACAAAGGTTGCGATAAAGTCTTCTCGGTTCATAAGAGTCCTGCGGTCGTTCGATTCTTGCACACTGTGCGGGTTGCTTCTCCGGTTACATCGTTTTCACGGGTGAGTGTGGAAGCAATCGCGGGTAATGTACACCGCATACACTCAGCCGTAGCTATGTCGCTGGTTTGTCTCTTGAACACGCCGAGCAAATGACCACGCATCTCAGCTTGTTCACGGGCTTTGTTCTGTACAAACGCCAAATTGTAGGGCAAGGGGTCACCTAGTTGTATTGAATAGCGTAGTAAATAACGTAGAACCATCCAAAGATACCATGCAGGATAGCCCACAAGATGCTGTGCCATTTTGCATAGGAGATGACCATTGCAAGGCAAGCACCAAATCCAATTCCTTCACTCACATGGGAGTTGTCAGACATATGTTTCCTTTTTAGCCATAAGGCCATGTTTTACCTCATGTAACGCGGTTCGTCGTAATCCCGGCTTTTGGTGCGGATTACCATGTCCAACTGGATACGGTCAAGCGGGTCTTTCAGGTCGTACCCGTCCGTATCAATGGACAACAGCGTTGATTGTGAGTTTTCTTTTGGTGGGTACGTTGTGGACGGGATTGCTTTCTGCATAGGTCGGGGCTTCTCCATCTAAGACGATGCCAAGGTCATGCACAAAGTCATGTAACGCCGCGCTACTAGTGAAATACACTTGTACGGGCTGGCCGAAAGAATCCGTTAGCTCGATGAACAAGGAATCATCAGGGGCGTCGGTGTCAACGTGTTCGATGCGCGGGTTACAAATCACTTGAAGCAACTCCCATCTTTGTTGTGTTTGCTTTCCCAACCCATACACTTCCAACAGTGTGACTGAGGGATAGGAGCAGGCTGAATGTAGCCTTTCATCAACAAGTCGTTAGCTTCCGCTAAAGTCTTGGGAGTGAATATCTGATACCCATGCGCAACTTCTCGAATGAAGTGCGTGTGACGCTTGGGCATACCTTCCCATGCAAAAACTGTGCCAGATTTCGGAAGCTGATAAGGTTCTTTCTTATCAAGGTCGTAGATGATTTGCTCTGAGTAGTACATGTTTATCTCCATCTCGGTGGCAAAGGGGCTTTGCTGACACGGTGGCGATACTTCTTCACACGGCGCAAGAATACGAACATCAAACCGCCGAAGAATACCCACGGGAAGAAGATGATGAACAAACCAAGTGTTTTCATTCGAATCTGTCCTCTAATTCGATTATCTTGAGCCGATTCAACTCTGCAAGTTGTGCAGCTATCTCAGCCAACAGATAATTGGTAAGACGCACATCTGACGTGCCTGAGGATTCCTTTTGCACGAATTCACGAATCTCTTTAGCGTCCATTGAAGAACAACCTCATTTGTTTGGGTTTGGCCTGACACACAGAGATGAAAATGTTATGGGGTGTGACCATCATGACCTTACCACAGAAACGGTGGTCACCTTTACAGCATTCAACCGTGGTGAGCCAGCGTTTAGCTCTGGGCGTCAAGGTCGAGTAGGAAGTCGATGACTTGCTCTCGTTCTTCTGGGGTGCTAATCGGCTTACATGCTGCGATGTGTTCAGCATCGTCTTTGGCTCCGATAGTCCATGCGGCTTGTTGCATTTCCAACAGTTCTTCGTTGGACTTAGCCTCCAACATCTCTCTGGTTAGCTCCACAAGCTATCTCCTAAGCCTCAATTCTTCAAGGGCTTGGTCGCAATACACGGTGATGCACAGCCCAATCACCCAGAACATACCGAACAGGGCGATGTTGGGGAAGTTGAAATCAATGACCCACAATGCCCACTCAATGAGCATGGTAATGAACACGCCGAACGCAAAAGCATAGACCATGCTAATGACTCTGCGTAAGTTGTTGATTCGGTCGATTTCATTCCAGTGAGGCAGACAATATCCACTAGGCAGATACTCTTCACATTCACCGTGACACATAAGCCCTCCATTGGATATTGGGTAGCATTATCTGCGGCTATTGATTCACGCAACAGCATTGCCGATTGCCTTGCGGATTTCTCAGACTCACACACCCAATATCCAATGCAGGGCTTAACCCTGCACGAAACTTACACCGACTGAAGCAGAGTGACGTACTCGCTGCCCATGTCGAGTTCGAGCGTCTCGTCCTTGGCCAGCTTCAGGATGAGAAGCTGCTTCTCATACAGATTCGGCTTCGGAATGGCGGCGCTGTCCTTGATGCCAAGACGCGAAAGGAGCGTAGTGACCGATGCTTGCACGTCTCCTTTGGTATAGCCCGGACGATTGAGCGTGTTTGGAGAGGTGAATTGCTTGTCGATGACAGCTTTTATCGCTGTCACCAACGAACCTTCCACATCATTGGCGGCTGCGGCAACGGCTGCATCGTATGCAGCTTGGTTGCTTTTCGCCTTGTCTTCGATGGCCTTGATAAGCTCAAGGCGATTGACGTTGATTTTAGTAGACATAGTTTCCTTTTTGCTGATGGATTTTGTTAAGCCCTGTACGAACTTAGTTCTTACCGAAGCCGATGTTCCATTCGATGTTACTCTCATGGTCACCAGCCTGTTGCCAATACCGCACCTTCACCTTGTCCCCAGCATGGACTTGGAATACGTGTCCATTGGCGGACTGTAGGTCTTCAGTGTGACCGTCGGCATCCACACCACGGGTGATAGTGTGAATCAACTGCCCGTTGATGTAATACTCAACCCGGCCAGATTGGTCACTGTTTCGTGTACCAATGGTGTCCGTATCGTCGATAGTGAAGTTGCCAATCCATCCATCTTCGGGGATGACTACTCCACCATTGACATCAGGGGTAGTGCATCGCCCATCAAGGCGATTACCCAAGCCAAAGGGGACAACGGCTGCCACACTAACGGGTGGATTAGGCAATGTACCGCAAAAGCCCGAGATGTTGTTCCGGCCAATGGTTGGTACAGATGGGGCTTGCGCATTCGCCGTAGGTACAAGGCTCCAATTGAAGTCTTGTGCCACTGTCTTCTTTACCGATTGCGTGGCATAGAAGAACGTCTTGCTTGGAGACATGCGAAATAGCTGTTTGACTACGGTGATTGTCGAACCACCGCCGCCATTGCTGGGTGGATTGTTGGGGTTTTGCGACGTTCCACCGCCGCCACAAGCGGCGATGAAAGCCACAAGGAGAAGCACCATGACCGCCGAGGTCAGGATGCGACGTACTGTGTTCATATTGTCCTTATTGTCCGCTAGTTGCGGGGAACTGGGTCATACGCATAATCCCACTCATGAACGAGATAGGATATTGCGTCGGCTTCTCGCTGTGTATGGAGATAGCCTTGAACTTTGGGACGAATCATGCCCTTGTCAATGGTGAAATTATCCTCAAGGACATCAAGGGCTTCAGAGTCGTCGCCGGGAAACTTATCACGCAACCACTGTGGGGCTTGCGGCATATTTATTGCATCTCCCAACGGTCAGGATTAGGGATACCGCCCTTGTCATCTTCACCCCAAAACTGGGGCACTTTCCAACATGGTTCACAATTCTGGAACATCACCCAGTTATTGTACGCATCAGCGTACTGGCGATGGGTGATACGGTCAAGCGCGGCTTGCGCTTTGTTCCACAGCCACATACGAATAGAATCCATTACGCCGCCTTTGCCATCGCTGAAACGCAGAGATGGGGATTGTCGCACGTCAAACACCCGGTACATCTAGGGCAAATGTCGTGTTCAAGATGGGGATAATACTTAGACAGCACTCGCTCCACAATATCGTGGACAGTCTTTGGCCGTTGATGCGGGGCTGTCCAAACCAACGCGAGAGGTTTAGGACGGGCCATGGTTACTACCTGCTTTCTGAGGGTCAATTACAACGTATTGGCGAGTGGTCGCTACTGGGACACAAAGACCAGTACTCATCGCTGGTTTTGGGAGGTTCCGCTATAGCAGGATACTCCCTCTATCAATGTGTCCTAGTAGCCCCACTCGCTCAAAAATGAGGCTACTTACTGCTTACTACACACAATTTCAACTGTAATTCACACAATTAACTCATTTGGTTAACGGTATCGCATGGTCGTTTCTCCGTGTCGCTTGACGTTGTTTGCGTTACTGGTTTAGGGATTTACCGTATCTGAACGGAGTTACCCCATCTGTATGACCGCAGAAATTCCCCTAGGGCGTTCCGCGTCCCGCCGACGTTTCATCCGACCTCACCCATTGATTAAATAGATTTATCGGGTTATCAGGAATATATGCGGTCATTTGGACACTCTACTCAGTCCCTACTCAAAGGGGAAGATGGTTAATCCAATCGCGGCTGGATACTGAGCTATCCAATTAAGATTGTAGCATCTTCAAGAGTGCCCAAAAAACCGCACACTATGCAGTGTGTGCGGCTGCGCATCATCGCGCAGAGGTTTTACGCGGCGACTTCGGTGGTCTTCTTGAACGAGAGGCTGCTGCGGTTCGCTTCGATGAACTGACCGATGGGCGATGCGGCAAACTGCTCGTGCGTGAGGCCGAAGGCTTCTTTGGCAACACGTTCCGCAGCCTGCGGATACATGTTGATGGGGAAGCGTCCCGTGCCGTAGATGCTGACGACGCCCTTGTTTTTGCTGGCCTTATAGGACAGTTTGGGGGCAACGCCAGCCTTTTTCTTCTGCGCTTCGGCAAGCGCAGCCTGCGTTTCGGCAAGCTGTGCTTCCAACTGCGCCCGAGTCAAACGGGTGGACATATTTGTTTCTCCTTCGCTGATTGGACTGTGTACAGTCCATACCCCACCCTGAGGATGGGGTACACACTACACACAAGGAAGAACAATAGGCCATCACACTCTTAGCCTAGCTAACCCACTAGTAGCCGTCCGCACCGGAGCGCATCAAACGACTGGTCGAGCCAGTGTGCTAGTGGTATCTAACGCAACGCGAGCGTTAGTAAAGTTGGGGATTGGCGCGACTTAGGGTATAGTGCATGAGTACCCAGTCAATGCCTAGGATTCTGCAATAGCCTGAGAATCCCTCAAAGTAATAGAACTCTGATTCGTTGTGGGAAGCGAGAATCCATCGCTTCCAGAGGTAAAACAAGGCACCAGCCGTATACATAGTTTCACCTGTATGAGTAAGTCTTAGGACATTTGGGACAGAGTACGCACATACAGAGCGTAGCAGCGTTCCTCAGTGCCCAACACGTACACGGTACAGTCTTTGTACTCGTAGTACGAGAGAAGTCTGCCAAACTTAATTGGCGGCGGTAGCGGCATAATTCACCTGTATGGGCGATATGTTTTGGGTGGTTTATACGTAGGGAATTCCACCCACTTGCCCGGATTCATCTCTGCCCTATATACCAGCGCAGAGACATCGTAATCCCCTATTTGCTCCAAGTCGAACTTACCCACTAGACACACTATGCCCGTGGGATTGCGAACTTCAAAAGGCTTGGGAGCAAGGGGGTCGGCCATGCGTATAGCCATAGTTGCCATATGGTACACCCCTGCGTGAGTAAGTGACACAATCGCTTATCAGTCGCTTATGCGGCTTCGGACGTGGCCACAGGTTCCTGCGTGGTCAGTACAAGCATAGCTCACGTTAGTTGTAAGATAGTGTCACTTACACACGCCACGCACAGACCGTCCGCTAGGGCACTCTGCTGTGCGTGTACGTAGTGTTACCAAAGGGAAATTCACAGACATTGGTCGTGTCTGACTACTGCATTGGGGGTTAGGTTGGAATAATGGCCTACTCGATAGTCTGAGTCGCAACGTTTCCAGTCACCTATAGCCAATGGTTCATTAGCATTTTGTGACTACCGGAATTGTAGTCGCTTTACGGGGCTGTATTGTCCGGTGCCATAGAGGGTAACGTATCGCCAGTGGCCTACTCCGTTACCATACGCATACATCGTGATTCCAGTATGGCTATCAGCCATATCTTCACGCCGTATACTTACGACAGACTGCTTGCGTCTGCCGTGGGTGTTCGCTCACACCCATCCCTTATGTAGAAGGGACTCATCCCCACTTTTGGCTAGTGGAGGCGACCAGTCAATACAGCATGTGACACTCTCATCGTGCGTGTTAGGCACATTTCGGCGTTTCCCTAACCGACTCAACGTGATAGGGGATACTATAGGCAAGCCAGAGGCGTATTACTGCCTCTAAGAGTCCGTTATTTCGGAGTAGGGGAGTGCCCCTACCTGTCGGTAGACACTTATCCGATAGCTGTTTCTGTGCAGGTCAGGGACTCTTAGTTGCGTCCACGAAGGATAGTGGGTACTAAACACATTCCCCCCTTATGGTGGCCGTTCCCGTTCGTGCGCCGTTTTAAT